TAGAGCATTTACCAGACTGGGTCAATGCACTAGATCATTGGACCACTAGATTAAAACCAGGAGGAGTAATGTTTTTGTATTTGCCACACTATGATCAAACTTACTGGAGACCGTGGATCAATCGAAAACATCTTTCTGTACTAACATCAGAATATCTACGTGACTATTACCAATCAAGGAATTATAAGAATATTTTTGTGACTCCGGGGTATGATCTAAATCATAGTTTTTATGCTGTTGCAGAAAAACAATGCAAAGTTATATAATTTATCTTCCACAATTTGAAACCAGTACAACGTGGGCTGACCACGCACTCGCTACTGGATTAGAGCATGCTTGGAATGTTGAATTGTTTGCAGGGGTAGATGGTAGAACTGTGGCTGATAATGCTGGATGGGCTAGATGGGGTATAGGTATTAACGGTGCCAATGCCAAATGCCGAGATATGATGGAGCGACCCGGGGTCCGTGGATGTTTTCTTAGCCATTATAGGTTATGGCAACAATGCCTAGAACTTAATCAACCTATTGGTATATTTGAACACGACATAGAATTTCTTAAACCTTTTTCTAACAAAGAGTTTGATCACGTGTTAAAACTTGAAGGATTTAATTTAAAAAAGAGTAGACCGGCTGGGGAATGGTATGAAGGTGCCCGGGCTTACATATTAAAACCGGCTGGTGCTCAACGGTTGATAGATTGGGTACAAACCAATGGTGCAATACCTGCAGATGTTTGCATTGGGTTAAATGTGGTCAGCATTGATCTTGAAAAATTGGGCCTGGTACAAATTGCCACCGAGCAACAAAATAAGTGGGGCAAACACAAACAAAGTTTTACCTGGAACCTAGAACAGATGGTGTGACATATTGTCGCATGTGTGACCAGCAACGCCCAGATTTTAAATCTTCAAAGCTCCAATGACATTGGGCTAATTTTCTAATCCATTGCTCGCGGTCTGGCATGTTGGGCGTTTCTAGTTGACTGAAATCAGTATTGGCGATATCACCACCTTGACTATAACTAGGATCGTCTGTGATAAATGCCGGTATCCCTTCAATTGGTGCAACTGCACTTGGGGTACTGTTGTGACATACCAATGCCCAACAGTTTATTAAATCTTCGGTTATATGTCGTTTTTGTGGGCTCATTTTTACACCAAATTTGGAAAAATCCGTACTAGTAGGAAAATTTTTCCAGTCACCCGGGTGCCAACGTAATACAATAGGTCGGTCACTGTGCTGTCTAATTTTAACAAGTGTATTGTTCAGCCATTCCATTAAATTATATCCACGCATGCTCCACCCCATGGGTCTTTGTAGACAAATTAATATGTGATTACCGGAAGTGCGCCAAGGTTTTAAATCCATGTTGTAGTCTCTACGCATGTTGTTCCAGTTGTCATTACCTGGTGCTTCGTTACAATATATTCCTGTTTTAGGAAACACTCCATTAAAACTATAACGCAGGTACTTGTGTGGATTGGTAGCGTCTTTATAAATGAACACATTACTATCAATACTAATCCAATATCGATTAAGACGTTGTTGCGTTTCCATCACCATCTTTCGAACTTGATAGTGTCCTAATTTAACTTTTTTTGGGTTTGAATCAAATGCATTTCCAATAATAGCTGCAACATCACAAGTTTCGTAAGTTTGAGATTTTGTACAGTCAGCGGTATCCCCGCAACGGGCAGCACCTTCGGCAAAAAATGTTAGTGCATCGACTTTTTCTTGACCATTAATATGTCGAGGCAAACTGCTGAGATAACTTTTAACTATCATTTAACAGTTAATGATTGTTTAATTACAGGTCGTTCGTCATTGCTTAACACAATTTGCCAGGCTTCGCCACTTAGCATTTCAGTTAAAGAAAATTGTCCATAGGCCACAGAACATAACCATTTATACACAAAATTTTCATCAGGCATAGGTGGAGTTTCAATCTGACTAAGATCTTTGCTACAAACTGGGTCGGCTGCAGTAGGAGCAAGGGCAAATGCTGGAATACCGTAATGCACAGATTCTAATGCAGCAATACTGTTATAAGTTACAGTGGCCCAAACATCATTGGCCAATGCGTCGTAGATCGTACTTTGACTGCGTGACGACCTAGAGGTTTTTTCACGTACTACAATTTCTCTGTCGGTGTATTTTTTAATTTCTTCTATAGTCTGGGCTAGCCACTCTTGGCGGTCAATTCCGTAATACTTGCAAGGTTTTTGACTGGGTGCAACTACTAAAATTTTTGATCCTGGCTGCCTCCATCCAGCGTATGTTAAATCGTTATTAAATCTACACAAGGCCTGCCAACGATCATCAGGTACATCTAGCATGTGATCTTGTTGCATTGCGTTTTTCACAATGCGATGGTATATCTTTTTGCCACCATCATTTTGATGACTTGGATAGTTTCCTAGATAACCACTTTCCATAAAGTAGTAATCGCGGCCAAGACTTTGAGCATGATTACATATTTTGCCATTGGCTATGCCCCTAACCAATACAGGTTGTGTAATAGTGTCATAATTGTCCCAATACAAAGACTTGTCCATAAGTTGGGCATCAGTATATGCGGCCATGACCATGGCAGGAAAATCACTGTATTTGAGTTGTACACTAAGTTTTTTGCTTTTGCTTACTAACATTGGATCTAGTTGTTTGTTAAATTTATATGACTTTGATTTTTTATTGTCAACTGGGAAAAAGTCTGGATCTCTGCGGTGTTTTTCCAGCAAAAGGATTTCGCGATATAACAGTAATGATTCGTGGGTGGTATGTTTAAGGGCCTGTTCTATAGTTTCAAACTGATTTTTAATTTCAGTGCGATCTGGTTTTTCGCCATCATAATTACTGGGCCATCGTTCAACTAATGCCAAGGGCAAGATCATAGCATGTTCCTTTGTAGGCAGTATTCGGTATACATGCGTTCTTTGTGCCACTCGTCTGCTTGTGGTGTATCAGCAAATTCATGAAAGCACGGGGTACCTAGGGTATAGTGCAATAGTTTAGCGTCTGGGTTAGGGCCGTACTCATCTGGTAACCAGTTCCATTCTTTAGGTAGCTCACCAATCCGCTCATCTGCTAGCCAACTGAAGCGATGCAAATATGCACCTGTGCTGTGTTGTACAAAATCTGGAGTTAATTTTCTGTTGGGGTGATTACTACAATTCCAAAGTATCACACTCGACCAGTTTTTTCTAGGATAGTCTTCATTTTTACTGCCAAGATATTTTTCCGTCATTTTGGTTTTGTAATCATGTTTGACTACCATGACATCTTTTGATCCTTCGCGTAGTTCCCAAAGTTTTACAATATCATCTCGCACAATCATGTCGCCGTCAATGAATATAGCCCAGCCAGTGTAACTCATCAGGTGCGGAACTAGAAATCTGGTGTAAACAAAATGATTGCTGTTGTCGCCGTGTGTTTCTTCGTAGTCTTGAAACAAATTCAATGCCACAGGCACAATGGCTACAGGTTGACTGGCATGACGAATAATTGAATTTACGCAGGTATGATATGCTACAGCTTCTCTAGGGTCGTAGCCAATAAAAATTGGAATTGGCGTCATGCTCGTTCAATGTCCTCTTCTACGCAATTAGGACCATATTGTATCTCTACAATGCGACAAGGTTGATCAAATGGATTATATAGGCGATGCCATTCATTTGTGGGTATGTGATAGCTGTCGTGGGTTTCTAAAGAGGTTTCTCGCTGGCCTTCGCCTTCTACTACGCATCGACCTTCTGAAACTTGCCAATATTCTGCACGGCTACTATGACGTTGCATACTAAGTGTGTGGCCTGGATTAATTGTAAGTTCTTTAACTTTTGTTCCAGGCACTTCGTGTAGCACACGATAATATCCCCACGGACGTAGAGTCTTAGGTGCTTTCCATTCTTGTAGTATCCAACTCGAACTATTAGATTTATCTTCACCGCCAACGCCAAATACAAATTCTACACCGTCGACTGCCATTTCTGGAATATTTTCCTTTGTGCGGTCACCGCCATTGGCAAATATAATACGATCTGCAGGATAGTGTGCCCGGACTTGTTGCAACAAATGGCAAGCTGTGCTATCTTCGTCGTCAAAGGTATAAACTTCATCTACACTGCTTAAATTATTTAATAAACACAGGCGTTCTTGCCAAGGCATAAAGGCACGACCTTTTTTACGAGCAAGCCACTCATCGCTGTTGATGCCCACTATCAGCATGTCACCCAGCAATCGTGCTTGTTTAATTAGTTTAATGTGTCCGGAATGTACAGGATCAAATCCGCCACTGACCACCACTATAGTTTTCATACGGATATTTATACGCCGTTAATGACCACTCTGCTAGTTTGATTATTTTACAGCCATACTCATTAGGCTGTGATCAATCCAAGGAACAACAAGATCCTGTTGGCGTAGATAATTGTGTGCATATATACTTTTCATGGCTGATTCAGGCAATAGTCCAAGTTCTGATAATGCATGCCAGTTAGCGGTTGCTAGATCCTGCGGACCCTGAGTACTTTTATAAACCACAACATGAATCCAAGGATCTGTAGGTGTTTGTTTAAAAAATCCTGAGCCACAATCCCATCCAGCAGTGGCCAACTGGTAGATTAAACTGACCATAGTGTGGTGATAATAGCACCCCGAGGGTAGATGATAATCTAACTGACTACGATGTACTCGTTGAGTCGCTGGCACGGCCAGATACAACATGGCTCCTGGGCTGGCTAGATGCCACCAATTGCTTAATGTCTTTACAGGTGCGTGTGCGTACTGAAAGCTATCATGGCACCATAATATATCAAATCCCCCAGGGGGTGCTGGTATTGTATCCTCAAAATTGCCAGATTGATAAAAAACAGTATTGTATTTTTTGGTTAGAGTTAGCTCAGATGCTAGATCTACTCCAGTGCAACGTATGTTCAACGGCTGAGGAACTTCATCTCTGGTGGTTCTTGTGGCCCACCACTCAAGGTCATCTCCTGTACCGCATCCAAGGTCTAGTACAGTTTTAATACTGGCCATAAAATCGTCGTACTCGTATAATCGATTTAGAGTTTCAAGGCTGTGACGGTGACTATCTTCAGGATGTGCAAATGTCATACTTGTATATCCTCCATTCCGGCGGCTCTGAGCCTAACTATATGCCCCAACATAAAATTCTTTGATTCCATGGCCTTTAATATGCCCAAATATCTGTTGCGTAATAGTGCCACTTCGTTGATAATAGTTTCAAAATCAATAACTTCGTCCTCGCCATCCACATACTTTTCTGCATCCCTACTGGTCAATGCTCTAGCATATCCTTCAAGGTACTTTTGAAAATGTTTGCGACGAATTTTTCGTAACTGTATATTGAGATGATTCAATACCGCTTCAATTTCTTGTAGTTGATTAAAACGATGTTCAGTAATGCCAGGCAATGCTGTGATATTTTTTTCAACAAGGCCGCCAATACGCACATCACGCTTGGCGTCCTCTAGCTCTGTTTCGTAATGAGCTATGAAATCAGGAATGTTGCTAAGATCAGCAATTACTTGGCTATACCACATGCGAATCCTTTATATCTAACCATTGTAGCATACTTGTTGGAAAAATATCAAGTGATAAATTTCTACGAGTGGCAAACTCTTTTATATAATGAGCACATTGCTGACGTTGTGTTTCTCGGCACGGCGCCTGTATATTTGAAATAATTTCATTACGTAGGTCAATTTCAGTGTTGTTTAAAATAGTAATTAGTTGCTTTTTGGTGCTATCATCAAGCACATTTACAGCTAAAAAATCCGGGTCGTTACAAAATTGAAAATTTACAGGAATATCACTAAACGTATTAACAAAATTAACAAGGCCTAACACAGTTAGATTGCTTATTACTGAATTAAATTTAATAGCAAACCCAGCGTCTTTAAGCAATTTTAAATTGGTTAAAAAAATCTTGTAACTATTGCCATACCTGTTAAATTCGTATAGTTTACCACAAGTTTCGGCACTAACATATATTTGTAAATTGTCTCTTTGTTTAATTTGATTGATTTGTTTTTTTAAACGGTTAGTATCAACTCCAAGGCCAGTATGAAAATTAATACGAGTAGTAAAATCAAAACTGTTTAGTAACTCTGGAAACTCATTATATAAAAATGGCTCGCCACCAGAAATGTATACCTCTTCTACTGGCCCTAGACGAGCTATTTCTTTGTTTATTATTTTGACTACAGGAGATTCAAAATATTCACGGTGGCTTAGTTTAGATATAAGATGATCAATTGGCAACAATTGAAAACGATCTTTATTATCGAAATAACTACCATTTTCTTTTAAATCTCTATACCAGGCCGAACTGTATTGTTTACAACAGTATGAGCAAGTTAAATTGCACGTTGACCCTAAATTAATATTTAGATGTGTTGGAGTTAATTCGTCAACGTTACTTGGTATTGGATTATAACTTTTCATCATTGTGCGCCGACTAGTCAACCCGTTGCTTTCTACTTTCCAACAATTATCATAACAACTCGACACTGGTTTATTTGCTAACATGTCAACACGATCTTGATGTAATGCTGGGGTATTGAATAGTTGCCCAGGATTTTGTTTTAACCAGTTAATATTAATTTTTTCAGGAGTTGCTGCACAGCACGAGTATAATGATTGTTTTTCTAAATCAATCGACAGCCAAGTAAACTTTTGACTACAATAAAAATTAGTTAACGGGTCAAATGACATTAATAGTTGTCATCCTTGTAGTACTCATCATCATCATCATTGTCATCTTCGTCAACTTCATCTTCATGATCTTTAAGGTAACTTGCCAAAGCAGATTTAACTCCTAAATCACTTTTAAAAACACTTTTGATATCAGCGGCGTCAACATCGTTATCAATAAGAACTGACACTAGTGTTTCTGCGGCTTCATCACGATCTTGTGGATTAACATAACGTTTGAGCTCGTCCCAGATTTCTTTGCTTAATTCTACACTCATTATTATTCCTCCGTGGCTGTGTCTTCAGTACTTACTGTTTTTTGATTATTAAAATCAGTCATAAGTTTGTCTAAGCAACCTGCTTCGTTGGCTTCCCACTTTTTACGGAACTGTTTGATTACTTCGCCATCGCTGGTAATAAACGCTAGACTGTTGCCTTCTTTCTTGAGTAGGCCACGTTTCTCAGCCATGTCTACCATGCCCGAGTAAGGATTCATGCCTGTTTCATAAGGAATTTTGACCTGTACGCCTTCAAACGGTTTTGCATAACGTGTTTTCATTACTTTACAGCCGGCTCGGATGCCCATGACATCAGTGATCTTGTTGCCATCTTCGTCTTCCTTGAGTTTCATCTTCTTCATGGCTACAACAATACTCGACGCATAGATGAAGCCTTGACCGCCTGAAATTTTGTCATCTGGATCAAACATGTCTTGACTAGCGTAAGTATGGTTTGTGCATACCAGACCCACGTTGTAACTACCAAACATATTTACACAATTACGAACTAATGCTGTAAGTGCTTTAGGTTTGCGGCCCAAATCACCTTTCATTTCACCTGCATCAAACTGATTTACGTCAGTCGGTGTCAACAACATACCTAAACTGTCAATAACAAACAACACCTTTGGCCGTTCACCATCTGGAAGTGCTTTATAGTCACTCATAAATGTTGAGATTGTTTTGGCAACGTCATCGATCATGGCCATACTCAGTTTGAGTAACTTGCTATCGCTGGTATCAACGCCAAGTGCTTTAAGCCAATCTTCATCAAGTGCGTTTTCGCTATCAATCAAGATAACAAAGATGCCTTGTTCTTGTGCATTTTTAATAATGTTGCCACTACAGAAGTAACTTTTACCTGCTCCGGACTCGCCAGCAAATACTGTAACTTTTCCCAGTGGAATACCTTTATTGAAGTCACCCGAGATCAAATAGTTTAAGGCAAAATTACCTGTACTGATCCAATCTGTAGGATCATTAAATCCAATACTGAGTCCATCAATGCTCTTGGTAATATCCTTGCGGAATTTTGATACGTCAAATGGTTTTGCCATGATTAATTTCCTTCTTTAAGTTTGTATAATTCTGTAAAAATCTTACTACTATCTACTCCACGTCTCTGATCCATTGCGGCTAATTTTTCAAAAGATCCTAGCAAGTTTTGTGTAATTGGTTGCTCTATATAGTGTAACATGTTTTTGTAACTATCTTCAAGTAGATATCCAGGTTGCTCATTGATTTTTGATGTTAATCTTGTCTTTAACGATTTTAACACATTTTTTGGTAAATGTCTAATGTTTAGGTAATCTGGGGTCAGCAACGCCCCAATTACAAAACTGTTATTATGAAATCCTAATCCTTTAAGATAATCTACACATCCAAATACTGTATCATAATTTAGTAAAAACCATAACATATTAAAACTTATCTTGTGGTTTAATTTTCTGATTGTGTTTAAATTATCCAAAAAATCAACCCACCGACCACCAAATCGAATATATTCAAATTCTTCTTCTACGGTTTCTACGCTTACTGTCCAATGAACATTTTTAAAACCACAAACAGCATCAAACACACCATTATCAACTTTACTAAGATTAGTGTTTATCCGTAAATTAACTTCTGGGTTTAATTTTTGAAGTAATTCTAAATTTTCTTTCATTAGCAAAGGCTCACCGCCTGCTAGATAAACATGTTTTAATTGTTTTGCATTTTTGTAAATATATTGTTGAAAGTCAGCTTGTTGTTTTTCAGATGGAGTTTCTATTTTAATATTTAATTCATTGGCCCATTTGCTACTAAACTCAGGGCTGCAATATACACAAGCAAGATTGCATAAGTTAGTCCAGCGTACATCAATGGTTTGAAGATCAAAGTTATTAACTCGATATGTATCAAGTGGCGTTTTTTTAAATTCTCGTATATAAAAAATTCTATCACTGATAATGTCAAATCCTTTTTTACCATGCTCTAACTCATAACAAGTATGACACCCGGCAGCCGGAGCATTATCTGTGATATTTGTTTGTTTGGTTACATTTTTAGGTCCAAGTAATATTTTTTCAATGGGAGTGTCTTTGATGTTGCCTAGTAGGCCAGTTTTCTCATCACTGCGAATACAATTTTTAACTTTTCCATCAAGGTTATACATTAGTCCTGTCCACGGCATGGGACAGAAATGTTGATTTGTTAACACATCTTTAGGTGTCATTTATTTGCTGGTCCTAATGATATGTCTGGGATTGATAAATTATTATTTTTAGCCATGTCAAACAAATTTAATAGCGTCCGTGCCCAGTTATTAACATCTGCAGCGGGCGGAACAGTTTTATCTAGGCTAGTGGCTATATTGCCAGGACGAACTATGGTAATTTTTACTCCAAGTCTACGATTACGTATCTGACAAACTGCTTCTTCTAATGCAATTTTTTGCACACGATAATGGTCCATATCTAATCCAGAAAGAACAGATACTGGATCTTGAGTCATCATAGTGCTAATTACAATGATATGTTTTTTTGTTCCTTGCCATCGTTCAGCCATTTCAAATAATAGTTCAGTCTGTGCATATCCAGCCTGAGCATTGTTAACAAACATATCACAAGGGTCAATTTGATCACAAATTTTAGGTATGTTGCGTATATTATTACCGTTACGTTTGCTTAATCCTACAATTTCGTGACCGTCAAGTATGTATTCCTTGGCAAGAGCTTGTCCAATTCCAGCAGTGTGTCCTGTAATTGCTATTTTCAATTTATACCTCTTAGTTGTTTTTGCTTGCGTATGTATGCATCTCTAGAAACATTGTCAGTATTATCAACTGACAATTCGAATGGCAATTTAAGATAAGCATAGCTATGGTCAATTCCGTGTTCCTGGGCAAATGCCTGTACATTGGGCAAGTCATCAACATTTAATATGCTAACTGTAGTCCATAAATTTAATTTAACAGGCATGGTTTTATATTGCATTAAGTTAAGATAGAACGTTTCCCAAAGAATGGGCCACCTCATAAACTCATGTACTGGGCCAATACCGTCGCAACTTACAGTAACAGTAACTTCTATCCCATTGGCCGCAATATCTATTAACTCTTCCAATACTACATTACAATTTGTGTTAAGCCTAAGTGTGCGTAGGTTTGGCGGCAAGTTTGCTAGTATTTTTTTATAATTTTTACTGTAACTAGGTTCGCCGCCATTGATATCTAAATGTACAATACGCTCTTGCGGTAAATCCCAAAAGCGATTACTATTATCTACTATAGGAAAAGTTTTACCGGTAAGAGAACCAATGCGTGTACTACATTCTGGATTACAAGTTTGACAAGCAGCATTACAAATATTATCTAGCACACCGCCTACTTGTAGGTAATCTTGTTGAGTAGTTTGATTGTCTAACTGCATGGCATACATACGTATGCTATTAGGCTCAGTTTCTTGACATCTTACACATTCACTAGGCCATTTGTTTGATAGCATTGTTGCTTTGATTTTTGACAGCCACTCACTTGATTCCATATGTTCTAGTGATTCAAACTGTGGAGGTAGCACCATGTGACCACAGCGACTTACTGTGCCGTTAGGATTAAAACGCACAAAGTGGTCTAACCTAGGACAATGCATAAGTTGGATTTAATATTCGTTGACTACGCCCAATTACCCAATCGTATGCCGCAACATCTTGCGTGTGAATATGTTGAATTAATTGATTAAATTGCATGGATTGCCCTATACAATTTACTAAAAGTTGATCTATGCGATGATACATTTCGTTATTTGGCATATTGTTTATTTGAGCAATCAATTGTTCTGACGCTGGCAATACACTGCCTGGCTTACGATGAATTTCTGTCAGGTCTATTAGTTGATCCATACCCAAAAAATTTAATTTAGTATCTTGGTGTAGATATCTTGCTAAATTTATCAACCACAAAAATTGTGGTGCATAATGACGATTTAAAAAAAGATAATTTTGAGCAAACCATAATACCGTTTTGCTATCAAGCTCGGGGTGGTCTCTTGACATCATTTGAACATAGGTATTAATTCCAGATATTAATCGTTGATGTGGTTCACGTAAAATTATATCAATTGCGTTAATTTTTTTTATTTGCTCATTAATTAAAATTTGACATTTGTATTTTTCAGCATGGTGGTATAAACTAGACCGACCATTTTTAAAAATAGGATACACATACCGCTGTGAGGGTGTAACTTCAATAACCTCACAGCGATCTGGAAATATAATGCAATCTAAATGCGATAACATTACTCAGGCCTTTTGACGTGCCCTAATCATTGCCAAGATGTCTTGTGCTTTGTCTGTAGAAGGTTTAGCTTCTACAGGAGCCGTTGCTACTGCTGGCTCTTCATCATCAAAGTCACTCGATGCCGATGGTGCTGGTGTACTTGCTACCTGTGGTGCTGGTGTACTTGCCACTGTTGGAGCACTTGAACCTGCTGGTGCTGACACTCCTGCTGGGCGGAAATACTGACCCCAACGTTCTGTGTCATAGCTTTGACCGTCAACACTTGCTTCAAACATTTCTTTGATTACTCGAACTTCTGCTTCGGTGGGTTTCTTAGGCAAGAATGTTGAGAGATCAAATAAACCATGTTCAGCAATGGCCGCTTGTTCAGCTTCTGTAAGTGCTGTTTCTTTACGTGACCATTTACTTCCAGAGTAGTCAGCAAATCCACCTTTGCTTGCTTTACTAATACGGAAATCCAAGCCACGCATCAAGTCTGTTGGCAATTCTTCCAACTCTGGGTCCATCAATGCTGATTTAATAGTAGTAAAGATTTGAGGACCAATGATGAATCTACGGATTGGGTTTGCCGGAGCTTTGTCGTCAGCAATTGGATTCTCACGAACAAAGCCTTGGAAAATGTAACTGCGTTTTTTCCAATATTTACGACCCATTTCTTCTAGACTCTTGTCTTTGAACCAAGTGCGAACTTCTGTAAGCACTGGACAAGTTTCTTGCCACATTTCCATACACGGAATCTGGACATAAACTTGTTTGGATTCCATCTCGCCTTTGATTCCATTGAATGGGAGGCGCAACATGGCACGCTCTTGCCAAAAGAATGTATTCTTTGTATTGCCATCAGGTAAAAAACGAACCGTGCATGATTCACCTTCTTGAATATTCCAATGAGGATATATTGAGTTGTCTCCACCTGTGGATTGACCGCCGCCTTGTTTATTCTCGCTGGCAGCGAGTCTTGCTCTAATTTCCGATAAGCTAGCCATTTTATGTTGCCTTTCTAAGTTGATTAAAATGTTGATTTAAGTTGCCTTAAATGTTGCCTTACGACTTATTATACACTATGTCGTCAGTGTTTACTACTAAACTGGTTAAATTGCTTTTACAATTATCATCATGATATCTTTTATAATTATTTGCTCCAATCATTTTTTCACAATGTGGACATTTAATTTTTTTAAACCTTGTATGTTGCCAACGCAATCGCATACGTGTTGCTTGCTCTGCTTTGCGATCATCTGTCCAATTTTCTTTACTGGTGACGCTTATCCTTGCCCGCTCTTCTGGTCGTTTCATTGGGTGATTTTCTCCTAATGCTAATTGACCTTGTCTAATCTTTTCCTGGACTTCTGGGCGACTTGCTGGATTATCAGTTCGCATCCTTTCTTGTCGTTTCTCTAATGCACCAGGTTGTGTATGGATATAATTATTTTTGCCACCTAATGCTCTTTTAGCTTTTTCTGGATCAATTCGAGCCCAATGTTGATCACCTTTTTGCAAGTAAGGTGCCATACTGTAATGTGTGTTTAACCACCGATCAGTGCCAACAACGTTTATCCGTTTTAATACACGATGTTCCCAAAGTCTTGCTGACAATTCATTATTAAACACTTTTCTAATTTGTTTAACCGTAGGTTCACCATGTTTGATAACAAATTCTTTTACTTTTTTGGAAGATGTAAAATATGTAACCCAAAAATCACTAGGATTGCATTTTTTAGAATAACGGACGCCGTAATAATAAGTGTTTAACTTGGGCCATCCAATAAGATATGTATATGGTTGCATTTAATAAGTTGCCTGTTTACTGCTGGTTGCCTGTGTAGAGTATGCATTATTACATACTCTACTATTTATTACAAGTACTATTTATGACACGGTTGTTCAGATTGTAGAATTACTTGTTCAATCCAGACAATTCTTTGAGCCGATCCAAAAAGCTCAAGTCTTTGGCCACTGGTTTCATTTTGCCTGAATGTCCATATTGTCCTGCTAGTGGACTAGCATCATCGGATCCCCAGCACTCTTCTACACCATGCACTGGGCATGATTCGCCAGATTCGGTCATATTGCAAGTGGCATCATCAAACAAGTCAGCATCACTTTCGTTGGTTTCTTCTTTCTCTTTGCCGCCTAGTTTATCACCAATCATTTGACCAGCTGTTCCACCTAATGCTCCGCCTACTGCAGCACCAATTGGGCCGCCTACTGCTCCTAACGCACCGCCGGCCAATGTTCCGACTGTGCCTCCGGCTAACTGACCTTTCCAACCTTCATCAGTTTCTTCGGCTTCGTCTGTTATGTTGTCGCCGGCTATAGCACCAAGTAGTCCTCCACCAATCGCGCCTGGTAATCCAAACAACGAGCCTCCTAATGCGGCACCACCAACGCCGCCGGCAAGGCCGCCAATAATACCTTCGTCGGTTTCTTCTGGAGCCATACCAGCTAGCTCACGCATTCTACTCTTTTCTTCAGCATAGTCACCGTGTTCAACGCTTTCGCGTTCCATGCCATAATCTTCGTCTGGGTTACCGCCCACAATGCCGCCACCTGACAAGTGACTTTCTAAATTTTTTGCTACCCACTCCATTGGATCGCCATCACGTGCCTTTTGTGTGCCGTAAGGAATCTCACCAGCATCGTTCCAATAGTCAAACAGGGCATGATATAAGTCATCATCCAGATCACCTGCTTGTTCAAACTTCTTGACTTCGTGTTTGAAACGATTTAGGATATGATCAATGGTTTCGCCTGTGGCATCCATTAGACGGCTTTCGTTCATGGGCTCAAGGTCAGCAGGGTTAGTTGCTTCTGGAGGATTCATTTCAGCTGTAGGATCAATGTTCAATTGTTCAATAACTTTACGCACATCTGGATCGTTGCTTAACATCTGCATGCGATCAAAGATGACTTGGCGAGCATCGGCATTGGCATCGCGCTCGGCCAACTCTTCTAATCGATCAAACAATTCGTCGTCGCCTAGGAGATCATACAATTGTTCTGTGACATTAGTAGCGTCAGCGCCCACTGGCAAGTCTGTGCTCATGAGTTCAAGCAATTCTGCTTGTTTTTCTGGAGTGTCTGGCAACTGCCATGTTCCTTCTACCAGGCGCTCGGCCCAGGCTTCAAATATGTTGGCTTCTTTCATTGCTGTTCCTTGTTGTTGTATTTTTGCCAGCAGGGGAAGTGCTGACTCAATTCTTGTGTCAATGCTTTGCTTGACAAAAAGATTTTTTAAACTTTCAATCACCACATCCTGCTCACTGATATTTGCAGGTTGCCATGATTCAAAATATTTTGTATATCCAGTACGAGTTCCAAGGCCTTTAAGACTGCGTTGTAGATTTGATTGATACTGTTGTACCTGTTCTACTAGCTGTGCTGTGTCGCCTTCAAAAATTTGCCCTGTGTTGGCTCTACGGAAACGGCTTAGTACTGCTAATTCTGTGACCATTTCTGCAATGTGATTGCCACGTGGATCATAAGGGCGGCCACCTTGGCGTACATGCTCTAACATGGCACGGCCAGCAGTCAAGCTGGTAAATGGTAACTTGTAACGTTCACTATCAGCAGTTTCAATAAACAAACTTTCAATGTGACGGAAACGTGCATCACCTTCGCCAATGGTTTTCTTGTGGCGGATCATGAGTCTAGCTTCAGTTGCGGCGCCATTCCAACTGGTGGTACGGTTGCCTGTCCAGGATTCAAACAGGCCTTCTTTAATAGCAGCTTGACCTTGCATGCTGTAACGCAGACGATTCAAGTTCTTGATGCCAAAACTCATAAAATTACGAGTGGCAAAATTCTTCAATTGTTCAAGGAAAGCAAACCAGTCATTTTTGTCATCACCTTCCATGCTGCGACCCACATTGTCGCTACAGTAAATTTCAAGGTCATTGTCATTGCCCAGCATGACGACTACTGTGCCATAATCTTTGCCCGATCTAGCACGGAAATCAAAACTGAATATTTCAGCTTCTGCAGGGTCTGGTGCAGGACGGCCTGAACTGTCCAACATTTCTGGGTCAAAATCTCTGCTGATCAATAGATCAAATAGTTTGCGAGCGGGTGTAATATCTGCCATGGTCTATTATTTATCGCATTACTATCGCATTACACTGATGAAAGGCATGGGGGCAATTATAGCATCTCCGTGATCTCTCAGCTGATTATCAATGGTGGTATCGTAGGTTTGTAACAGTTGCATCATACGTACATTTAGCAGGGTAGCCATGACCAAATCGTCAGTTTCCCCAGGTTTTGCCGCATAACTTACGCCATGTGCCACAAAGTTTTTGAGCTCGCTAACCAGGCTAGGACTGCGAATTTTCATTTTTCCTGATTCTATTAAAGATTTAAGTTTGCTACAAGCAGTCAATTTATTTTTGTTAGTGGTGTTAAATCCTTTGCGATACCTACGACTTCCGCCAGCACCGGCGTTGGGATCACTTAAAAAATAGCCCTGGATATTTTCTTCGCCATACTGAGAAATACTGATCAAGGCAGCTTCTCCAATGGTATTGTTCTCCACACTGAAATAAACACTTTGTACGTCCTTGACTGTGTCAGTGATATGTTTGCAAATGTCTGCTAAGATACGCACCTGCTCAGGAATTGGTGTACGATTGTGTCGCCATTCTGCCACTTGTTCTGTAGTATTGGCTTCAAATACCTGGATAGCTGCTGGGTCGCCACCAGTGCCAAGGCTGGGATCCAAGGATACCACATAGGTTCGGCCAGCACGAGGAGTTTGGAACCAGCGTACTTGACCGGTTCTGTACAAGGGTTCGTGTCCTTGTAGATCTATCAGTTTAGTTGGGGCAATAAGTGTTTCATCATTTATAATAAATTCACAGTTTGAAACTAAAATATCATTGGCAAAAAATCTACGATTATTTTTTACATTTAACAAATCATATACAGTACTGGTACTATCTAGTGTAACACTTACTACTTTTTGCAATCCTGATGCAGTGTATATTTGTGTGCCAACTCGAAGTTGACTAACTGGAATCATATCAAACTTGTTGGTATAAATTTTATGATCCAAGGTAGCTTTGATAGAGGTATTGGTCAATTGTAATAAGGCTATCTGTTTTGACCCTTTATCAAGTAATCCTTCAAAATCACTCCAGCCAGTATCAGTTAGTACTTGTAATCCTAAATTATTTTCTAGTAAGTCTGCCACGAGCAAATCCTTTAGGTTGTTGGTCAACTACAAAATATTTTTCTTCAACGCCGTTGTTATACCAGGCCTTACCCGTGGCTGCACCAATTTTACCCTTGCTATTTTTACTAATATTGGCATTTCGGATAGGATCAGAATATACAGCGGCCATTTTTTCTTTATATTCTGTAGTGGATCTCATTTTTTCTTTGGTTGCTCGTTCTTCAGCTGACCATTTAGTGCCTTTCTTGCGTCCACCTACACCTGGGCGTTTAACACCTCTGTTAGGTGCCGGCTTTCCAAACATTGGATTTTTGTTTCCTTTTTTGCCTTCTGATAACAAAGTGTATATAATTTCAGCGTGGGGCATGATGCCTGCAAGACCAAGCCATGCTACTTTGTCTTGAGTATGCCCGTGTGTTTCATATAATAACCGATGTGCTTCTGCATGTTCTTCTACAGTAAGTTCTACAAGATTAGATGGGTCGTTGGATCCGCCCATGTATTTAGGAATAATATGATGTTTATGTTTTTTCATAAACTTATTTAGTTGTCATTGATGATAAACTCAGCATTTCTTTTAATTCATTGATAGTTTTTTTAAATATTTTTCCAGAACAATCTTTAAGAGTTAACACTGAATCTGGTGATAGACAACCCATCTCTCGACGGAAGCGGTCTTCGCCTAGCTGTGCTCGCTGTGCTATAGCCCAGGCTTCGTCACGATCTGGATGTTCATTCCAAAAACTACGGAATGCTTTGAATCCGTTGACCCCTACTGCGGTTGGATTGCCATAGCTGTCCTCGCACTTGTTGGCGCCTTTCCATAGTAGAGCAAATTGATCTTCGTCTGAGTTTGGTGTTGATGTAATAATACATTTACCACCAGTGGCCAAGGTAGGACTAATGGAAGTCCAGAATTCACTGGCCACACCGGGGCGTACAAACGCAAACTCGTCAGCGTACAGCAAGGATAGACTCATACCACGACCAGTATTTTCTGTGGTTGTCGCTGATACAATACGGCTGCCGTTTTCAAAGTCCAAGTTACCTTTGTTGTAACTGGTCACGCCTGCACGGATAAAATCTGGACAATCCTCGTAGGCATATCTGATACGTTGCATGATCTCTTGAGAACCAGTGTACTTGTGAGCTGCAATAAGGATTGTGGAATCTGGTACAAACATAGCGTACCATAACAAGTAACCAGCGGCACTGGTACTCTTACCTGTTTGTCGCGGCATCATTGAGATTGAAAAACGATTTTCGTGGTAAACATCAATCAGGCGTTTTTGATAATCATAGGGATGATACATCATCTTGCCTTGAGTTGGGTGTTGTATATAAAAATAGTTGTCCATAAAATACGCCGGTCCGGACACAGGATCAGCACATTTTACAAACTCTGCTAACTGATCGTCAGTAAAGGTTGTATTTTTGTAAGGAGTTTTAACTAGATTTAATTGATCTTTACTCATGTTAAATTAACTTGTAAATTTCTGGCCATAACTTTTTAAATTGGCCTGTTTGATCTGTGTGATATGTATTTTCAATTTCTACTATATGGTCGTGTAAACCTGATCTTAGATCATCGTTACCACTAACAATGTGTTGTACATTTTCAAAAAATTGACGCTCATTGTCTAAAGCAATGTTGGCTTTTAATAAATTTTCAATCTCGTTACGTGCCAGTTGTGCGATTTCTGGGCCTAATTTTACAGGATCTAAATAATCAGGTTGATATAAACTTTGCCAGTGTATTGTTAAATTTTGTTCTCTGGCAAAGTTGGTAAGTTCAATCACACGAGTAGCATTGTACAAATTGTAAACTGCATGTATGCCGCCCCATTGACCTTTTTGCATAAGATTCTGTATGATATCAAGATTTTTTTCTAATAATGCCCAGGATCCGCCGTGGCGAACATATTCAAAATGTGATCCTATATTATCAAAACTCATTGACCAGCCAACTTTGGGCCTGTTGATTAACTTGCTGAATACTCGATTGTTATCTAACTCAACATTCATGTTAGTAATCAACGTAACCAGACAATCTTCAGGAATCACATCAAGTAGCCGAGTATTTTCAGGTAAGAGCAAGGGTTCGCCGCCAACTAGTACCACTTCTTTGATGCTTGATTTGTGTGTTTCTAAATAATCACACACTTGTTCATAGTAGGGTCGTGCTCCAGACTTGAACGGAATATGTTTAAGAGCTGCCCATTTTGAACTGCATTTGTCACCACAATAGTTACAGCTGAGATTACAAGTGGTATTCCAGCGTACATCAACTATCACCGGCTGATGTTCAGTTAAACTGGCTGTGGTAGGATCAAACTCAGGACTGACATTGTTGTGCCAGTCTCGTTCACTGCGCCCGTAGCGTTCTGATTGCACACAATTGTAACAATATTTTGCATGTGGTTGTCCTTGACTGATACTTTGCCTAATCTCCTGCATAACAGGCCCATGTAAGATTTGTTCAATAGTTTGAGTGTTGAGATTGCCCAACATGTTAGGATCGCCGGCACAGCAGGTTTTAACGTCACCGTTTGGGTTGATATGTAGGCCGCGCCATGGAGCGGCGCAATAAAAATTGCTCATACAGTAATTATGAGTGTTTTGAGCTTACAGTTATTAAAATGCCATCGTTTAGCATTACTTGAATCAGCTGTTGTTTGGCAATGTGGGCAAGTTAAAAGTTTTCTAGTTTTTGTATGCGGGCCCGTTGGCTGTCTCATTTTAGATAAGGCTTCTTCACTATGGGTCTTGCCCGCAAATGTTCCAGGTTTGCCAAAGCGAGGATTTAGTTCTCCAACAAGCCTGCCTTTCATACATTCAGATTGTTCGGGTCGTTTTTTTCCAGTTAGCATCTTGCTAAATTCTGGACGCTTTCTGCCATACAGAGGAGATTCTTCACCTTTCTTTGCTATGCGTCCGGATGCCCCGTCACCCCCGTCTGTCTTGTTTAACAGAATGCCGGTGTTAATGTCTTTACGGCCCCACCATTGTATAAGTCTACGCTCAATGGCAAATGCACCAATTTCAGTTAAATTAGATTCAAGTATTATTATTTTGCTACTGTCCTTTGGAACAGTAATATTATGTTTTTCAACTGCCCTGATATCTTTGCCCTTACCTATATAATAAGGTGTCAGGTTAGACTTTCGTAGATAAGCATAAACATAATAACCAGATGGTGGGTGTTTTTTGTTAAATATCATTGCTGGCACTCCTTTACAGTGTTAGAGTAGTTGGATGTTGACGCATCGCGAACTACACCTTTATTTATTGCCCTAAGTTAAATTTCATCCCAGTAGCTTGTTCTACAGCAGTCATAGTTGTTTGGTATTTAGGCCAGTCTGTTGCTGGATTGATAGGACCATTGGGCATAAGATATGCTTGGACTTGACGACTATTTTTTTCAATAATGATTTTGTATAGGCGAGTAGGAATACCAAGTCCATTTCCTACAACAGGGTGGCCTTGGTCATAAATGCCACCACTGATAATATAGAAATCTGTTCCAGGTGTTGCGGCCCATTGGCGTTCAGCGGATTCTAGTAAACGCCACGCACCACGATTGTTGTTGGCCACTTGTGCTACCATGTTGCTTAGAAAGAAGCTTTCACTCATGATAGCATCCGTCTGTGTGTTATTCCCAGCAGGGGCCATATGCCCACGATCGTGTGTGCGGCCTACAGTGGCATAGTCTGCTAGGGTGGCACTGCAAGCTGGAGTTACCTGTGGGTCTGGGCGAAAGTCATTTTTTCGTTTGGCTGGGCCAGTCATGGCGGCCATGGTCAACCGTTCAAACACTGCCACAGGTGCTTTTACACTACAACGATGAATTACCGCATAGTTGGTGTGGCAAATTTCTTGGTCGCCTGGGCCAGCTTGGTATTCGGGTGTGCCGTTCACCGTAAACTGTGGGCATTGTTGGTTGATCTGTGCTAATGCAATTAACGGTGAAAAAAGTAATACAAGTAATAATTTTTTCATGGTTGGTTGATTAGGCAAAAACTGCTGACGCAAAAATATTGCCGGTAGTGGTTCCAGTGCTGTAGTAGGTAATTACTGATGTGGTTTGTTGTGTTACTGTTATGGTGTTATCACCTTGCATGTTTACTGAGCTTATACCAGCCGTGACAACGTCAGTGTCGCCAGCTGATGTGTTGGTAGCAATTAGTGTGATTGTTCTACCTGCAATAATATTAGAAAATCCCACAGTAAAGTTATTGGTGAAGATGCATTTTACAATGTCGTCTGTGGTCACATTAAGTGTTAGAGTTGTACTGCTAACATCACCTGCATCTCTAACACCTTGTGTGACTAATCCAGTGTAATTAGTGGCTAAAACATTACCACCAGTGATGTTGCCAGTGGAACTAATCAAGCCACCAGTTAGAACATTGCCTCCAGTAATATTAGTAGTAGCACTTATAATGCCGCCAGTCAGAATATTGCCTCCAGTAACGTTGGCAGTGGCACTTATAATACCACCGGTTAGAACATTACCACCGGCAATATTGGCCGCGGAAGTAATATTGCCAGTGGCACTTGCTGTTCCGGCTGTGGTAAATTTAGTAGCAGTCACGCCATTGGCCACAGTGATGTTGGCTACTTCTACACGATTATTGGCAGTATTTCCAACCGGAGTAACAATAAAGTTTAGAGCACTGCCTTGAGCTGTAGTTGTTTGATTTTCAAGAGCACGGAATTGTATCTGCGCCATAGCCACATTACCTACACCAGCGTCTGTGGCCGCTGTGGCATTGATACGTAGTACATCTTCATTGGCTAGGACCTGAGTTGGCGTCTCCACATTGCCGTTCCATCGGCGTGCTACCAATGCCACATAGTCACTGTTACCATCAATGTATGTTCGACATGGAGTATCTAACTGACCGGTAATATGTAACATGGCACCTGTGATGCCAGGAGGAATACTATTGCCGCTAGTGGTTCCAATAATTTGCATGGCGCCTTGAACATCAGCTGTAGGCACAAGAAATGTTACTTGACCGTCCGCGGTAAATTGTGCATATCTGTTGGCAGTGGCAGGCGGAAGTCCATCAACTTTATAAAAACCAACATTGCCAACTAACTGTATCTCTGCTGAGCCGTCGGTGGCCAGGATCATATTTTCGTTAGAGTTAACAATTGAGAGAATGTTGGTATTGGCGTAGAAATCGCCAAACGAGAATTCTAAATTAGCCGAGTCGATTGTAAGCAGGCCGGTGTCTGAAATGTTGGCGCCAGGTCCGGCGCGAACTCCGCCAATTTTTGTATTACTTGCAGCTGAAATATTTCCACCAATTACCAAATTGCCAGTAATGGTTCCACTGTTGGCAGTGATTGTGTTGAGTGAAAGATTGGCGCTTGGGGCTAGAGTAATAGGAATACCACCTGCGGTATTACCATTGCTGTAGTAAAAGGCGTTAGTGTCTGGATTCCACCAAATGCGATCTTGTTGACCTACATAGGTGGCGGCATTGGCATTATTATCTCTGCTGGTGAATAAATTTTGAATGAAGCTCATGTTAGAGCCCCTTAATCGTCAAAGACTTCGTCGTTGCTGAGTTCTTGGATTGCGGCTACAGGAACACCGGCCATGCGCTTGATCTGGTCTAGTATATCCAGTTGTGCTGGATCAGGTGCTTCTGCGTTTTCATCGCTGGCATCGCCTGGGCGTCCGTCATCGTACACGTTTTCTACGCCCACTGCTTTTTTAAGTAACTCTTGTTTTTGCTGTAATGGCGGAAGGAACAATTCTTCTGGTTCTCGATCGTTGCCACTGGCTGTAGTGCCGTTTGGACTGGGCTTGTCATCTGTGTCTGTGTCAACTACTACTATGTTCTGTCCTGTGGGGACGGCTTGTAGTTCAGCTGGATTTTGTAGGGCTGGATCAGGTTGACCACCTTGACTGTGTCCATCAATATTGTCGGCTAATCTGCGCAAAATGTCTGCAATTTTCATATCTTTGTCCTTGATCTTTTATTTAGCTTATCTTGGATAGCCCTTGAATGCCTTTAAAGGACTTGTAGTATCAACAAATGCTGGCTCTTTACTGTCGGCTGTGCTTACTAGCTCTTTGCCGCCTTGGGTATCAGTCATTGCAAGTGCTTGATCAATAATTTGTTCAATACTGTTGTTCATACCAACTACCACTCCGTGTTCACCAAATGCTGTTTTTGCTGTCCACGCTGGCATGTCTTTAGTTAGCCCGTCTGTGCCAGCGTCGCTTCTTGCTCGAGCCATAGCCACACCAAAACGATAATTGTTGTAGGGATCGCTAGCACTGAGTCCAGGAATTACATAGGTGTAATGCATTGGATCAGCTAGTTCTGGCGCAAGCTCTCGTTCTTCAGTGATAAACTCACGGGCTCTCATCTTGGGTAGCCTTTAAATCCTGTAACTGGGCTGCGTTTATTTGTTGAATTTAATTCTTTGCTTTTTAAATCACCGTGATTGAGATCTTTGTAATCAGAGCCCACGGCCTGAAATGCTTTTTCTAACATGTCTTGTTCAACATCGGTGTAGGGCATGGCCACGTTGTAACGTCCTGCCCAAGATTCATGATCTGTATCTGGAACAAATGTACCATCGGTACTGGCCGCAGCCATCATAACACGATTGAGTTCATAAACTCGATCAGCTAGATCTGTGTCTCTAAACTTGTTAAGTCCAACTGTAGCTTGACTTTTTCGTTGACCAATCTTGCCAGCATGTTTCTCAATGAGAAACTCTTGAGCTCGCATGATTAGGTTCCAGCGGCGTTGTAGACACCTGATTGTGCTGAACTGGCTGTGCCCAATGCTCTAGCAGTAAATGTAGTACCTACCATGATCAGGTAGTTGCCGGCACCAACATAAATCTCCCGTGTGCTTCCGTTGGGAACACTGACCACGTTGGCGTACAAGTTGCCCACTGGAGCAGCATTACCTAGGCCCTTGGCATACACTTGATAGGTAACATCTGCACTGTTGGCATTAATTTCTGCTTTGTCTGTGGTCCATGTTACGTTACCTGCAGCGTTGATTACTTGAATAGCCATGTTGATTAACCTTTATAATTTTTCCAAGTCTTGAATAAACTACGCTCAAGCTCTGCTGATTCTTCCATACTGGCTTGGCGACGTAGCTGGCTAGCAACAACAGGAATAGTTGTTTGTCCAGTTGATTTAGGACCGTTTAGCCCACCTGAATATGTACGCAATTCCGGTTGGGCTGCCAGTGTTTCTGTGTTGGTTGGCCAGTCTGGATCGTTTAATGTTTCATCGGTATCGCCGTAGGCTTCATCAACTGTTTGCTCGCACCCACATGGTGATGCACCACATGTTCCGCAGGCTTCTTGTGCCTGGCCATGTAGGCCTGCCATTTTTAACAATGCAGCTAATTGATCAGCTTCAGCGCCTTCGGCTGTAACAGTGATACTCTTATGAGACTCACCGTCTTCACCAGCTGTCATGTTTACTGTAATATTCATGCCTTCAGTAATCATTGACTCGACTTGGTTGTTAAAACCTTCATAAACACCTTTGCCAAATTGCATACCACCAGCGGATTTCTTAGCGGTGGTTGGTGCTGTAGCTACTGATCCGGCCACTGTTGTTTCATCAACTTTGTCTTCTTTCTTTTTCTTACCACCCATTTCATCTTTGCCAAGACGTCCAGCAACAACATCACCTTGTGTAACTTTGTCGTATGGTTTAGCATTGTTGGCCAAGTTGCCATCACCTTTGCCTTCATCGGCCTTTTTGACTTTTTTAGGAAGACCTTTTTCTTTGGTTGCGGCAAAATCACGTGTGTCACTGGGCTTCATTGTTTTAGCAACTTTTTTCAACTCAGGACTTGCACCTTTGATTTTTTCACCTTTTTGGATAGCGTGAGCCATGCCCATAAACTTGCGTTGAGCCTTGCTGACTGATTTTTCAGCCACGGGTTCCATATGTTGTTCCGCATCACGCTCGTGTGTGCTCAACATATAATCAGTGACGCTACTCATCATGCCTTTAATTTGGCCAATCTTTTCTTGTACCCACTCTGGCAAGTTTTCGTTACTACGCAAGGCACGTTCAAGTTCTTTGGCACTACGAACAATAGTATGCAAAGAGTCTTTGGTCATACCAGCTTCGTCATTGTATTCAGCCTGCTCGCCTGGGTCAACGTTTTCACTGCTCATATTTGAAGGTCGTGTCATCATAACGCCATCACTGTCTAAATCTTCTTGGGTCTTAGCAGGACGGCCGGCTTTGTACTTGTAGCTCTTGGCTGTCACACGCTCTGGACCTTTGTCCTTGCCTTTTGGACGGCCACGGCGAGCAGGAGCTCCGCCGGTGGCTTCTGGATCTGTTTCTGGGTCGTCAAATGTTTCTGGCTTGCGAGTATAAACTGTACCTGTGGATACTTTTCGTTTGTCAAAACGTCCAGTACCTTTTTCTTTTTCACGGCTGGCCAACCAAGCATCCATTTCTTTGAAACCTTCTTCAAGATCACCGGTATCTGTAAACTCTTTATTGCCCAACTTGAACTTTTCACCCTTTGGTGTTGCTTTAAGTTTGGCCGTAAATGCATTGCCTTCGTCAGCTATACCCTGACTCTCATCATACTTGTCATACTTGTTGCGAATGTTGCTCATAGTCTTGGCACTGGCATGCTCACGGCCGGCTTTTTGTAAAGCCTTCATACCTTGATCGCCGTATTTCTTTTTGCCAATGGCAGCTTGAAAAGCACTTTCTTCCATGTCGCTTTCTTCAACTTGCCCCTTGGCTCTCATTTTTGCCAACTGTGCTCCGGCAATCCGTGCACCTTTTTCACCGCCGCCTGTTTTCTTAGCCAAGGCTGCAAAACCTGTTGTGGCATTGTTGTGCTTGCCTAGGTCACGCTCGTTGAGTGCTTGAGCCAACTTGCTCTTGGGCTGAGGAGCCGGTACTGCATGCTCTGCAAGTTGTTCTGCGTCTTGTTTGCTAGATAGTGTGGCCAATCTCTTGTTTAAGTCGTAAAAAAATGTCATTCTGTTATCCTCTTGGGTTTGCGCCGGTGGCCGGACGTGGTGGTCTCTTGACCTTGGTCATTGGGCTGTCATTACCCATTGGCAAATCGTTTGTAGTTTCAGCAGGAGGTGTCTTGCCACCAGCCACGGTAAAATCACTACGGTATGTGTTCTTCAATACTGCATGCTCATCATACGGAGCACTATAATCCGCAATTAATGCTTTTTGTTCTGCGGTGTCAGCAGGGTAATCTGTGTCCAACAAGTTTTTGTTCTGTGCCGCAACACGCTCACGCTCTGAATCCATACCTTCTTCATGCGGGGTGGTCAACATAATAATTCTGTTTGGATCCATCATTAACAATTGAGCAATCTGTTTGATCTGTGGCTCAATAGCTGGATAGCGGAATTCCACATCCATACTAGTCACACTATCGTTGCTGTGCTTAGGAAAGTCAGCTGGTTGCAGTTGCACCGGTGTAGTTTTTGGCTTGGTGATTTTTACAACGTCAAACTGTGCAAGTTTTTCTTCCAGCTGTTTAACGAAATCAGGAGCAACATCACCTACAATTTTGATACGATAATTGTAGGTTCTTTCTGATTCTGCGAGGTATTGTTGAAAATTTTTCATCGGTTAGGTTCCTATATGATATTTATGCTTATTCAGTTTTTTGGTCTCTTGAGGTTGCCAAGCGTTCCAATAAATCGTTACGATTTAATACGTGTCCGTGTGCTGTTTCCATGGTATCTTCGGGTGCATTTTTTGCTGCATCTTGATCTAGTTTGAGTTTTTTCATCTGTAGATCCAGCATTTTTAATTTTTTGTTTAGCTTGGTTGTCTTGGCAGTGAGTGCATGCCCTAACATTGTACTGGCCACTGCAAACAGCTCACTAGCATAACGACTATCCACATTAAAGCCTAAATCACTAAGATTTTGGTAGCTTTCTTTGGCCATGTCAGCAATGTCGTCCAGCTCGCGATCACTGGCGTCTAAGTCACGGATAGCTGGCAGTGCGGCGTCAATTTTGTCAATGGTGTTGTCTATTTCCACAATGGCAGCACGGGTTTCTGCTGTGGTCAGGGCCGGCTCTTCCTGGACACTTTCGTCTGTGGGTGGAAAATCAAAAAGAGATTCTAATTTACGAGTCATGACCTATTTACCGGTCTTTTTATTGCCCTGATGATAAATTTGATCTTCGTTAATCACCCGAAAGGTAAGTCCATTTTTCTTGGCCCATTTAGTTGCCTGGTCCCACTTGGCGTAATTTACAGCCACAATTGCCCGCTCGTTGGCGTTCATTTTGCTTTCAATTAGACTTTGTTTTTTGGGTTTGATTTCTATCAGTTCTGCCTTGGTGGTGTTATTAGGACCGCGATAGGTCACTAAAAAGTCAGGCACATACATGCTTGGCTTGCCAGTGAGCGGATTACGATAAGGTATGCTAACGCTTTCACTGGCCCATTGTAGGACATTTTCGTTGGAATCTAAAAATATCATAAATGTAAGTTCCCAGCCGGATCTGTATCTTGGTGTGCCACGACCCACATACTTGGCGGTGTTCTTGACAGTGTAAGCGCCTTGACGATAATTGGCCATGTGTCAAATCCTGATGTTTCTAGCGACGTAATAGTTGGGTTGAGTGGGCACATTGAGTCCCAACAAGGTGCTTCTGCTTCTAATACCGTTTAGATAATAGGCCAAAGACAAGGTAAGTTCAGGAGCACTTTGCCCTTGGAATTGTTGTAACAAGGTCATTACAGGAATTTTAGTTGCGTGACTAATGCGGAACACACTTACAGTAAAATTACCTGCGGCTTCGGCTGAGCCAAATACTGATCGAAAATAACTCAATACAGCATCATACGCATCCACAGGTACCTGCTGTTGATACCCGTAAAATCGATCAAAGATTTGTACGGTTAAATCAGTTTTGTTATTAATGGCATTTACTGAAGCCATGATTAGTATGCCGCATCATTGTAAGCATTATACTCAGGCGTGGCCTCAGGTGCAACATCTTCGTCAACTTCGGCAGCACGATATAAGGTTCCATCTTTGAATGTATTGCCGTTGGTATCAGTGGTATAGTCTGGTGTTGGGAATAGGAATCCGCCAACTGCGCCAGCGGCTTGTCTTGCAGCAGCTATGGTTCCGCCGGCTAGTGCTGGGGCAAGTCCAGACAATATTCCTTGTGTGAATGCACCACTTCCTGCCAGCGCAGCACCAGCAAATGCTGCAGCTGTTGGTACCAGTCCTTGACCAACTGCGCCGAGAACATTTTTTAATCCGCCCTGAGAATTGGCTTGTAAGTCTTGTTTGTTACCAGTTGGACTACTTCTAAGAGTGCCCTGGAACATTACAGTGTCGGTGCTGCCGTTACCGGCAATTGAACTCTTATTGGTATCGTAGTAGGCTCCGTCGGCAAATCCTGGAACCGGATCACTTGGTGTTGCGCCGCCTATTGCGCCTGAATAATATTTGACATTTTCGTACTTGATGCTCATGGTGTGTGTCATTAGTCCGTTGCCTTGACTATAATCGTAAGTGTCGTGGGTCCACGAATCAATCAAGGGATTAATCATGGTATACTGTGCATAACTTTTTTGACTCATGCCGTATATGGTAATGTCACGAAAGAATGGTTCTTGACCACTAGCAGGGCCAGTTAGTAACGAAGTTGATAAACTTTGTAAACTAGGATTATTATAACCTTGACCACTAAGGCCCCAATGCTGTATACTCCTACTAGGAGAATATATATCGTTAGCAGTATAGCTGGCGCCACCGAACACATCTGGTACCTGTATTTGCCCTAGCGTACCGCTTTGATTAGGAGTGTTGCCATATTTGTAGATAGGATCACTGTAGTAGTATTGATAGTATTGATACCACATGTTACGCACAAGATCACTTGAATCATCATTGAATACAATTTGACATGGATTATAATTAATCTTTGTCTGGACCAGACGCTTGCGATTATACTGGTTCATCTGGGCCACATCAATTGAGTAGCCTGGTAACTGTGCGGTCTTGACCGTAAGGCTAATTAGTGGCCCATTACTGCCATTATTAGACACAAAATTTGCTACTGCAGGTATATTAGTGTTTAAATTAAAATAAACATGAAATAAAAACTTGTTGCGAGGAGCAAGAGCATACCCATTGGATCTAAAAGTCTTAGCAGCATGAGTATAGTCCATTGCTGGACCAGTCCATTGACCTGGGTCTGGTGGTGCGCTTGGTTCAAGCGGTCTAAGATTGTCTTGGCCAAAGTAAGCCATAGGCTATTAACCTGTAGCTACGTTGTTGACCGTTAACGGAATTGCAGCGCCAACACCAACATCAGCACCGGTGGTGGTCTGCATGGCATTATCATAGCGGATGGTCATGGCCACTGTCATTGGCTCTGTGCCAGACCCGTAGTTGGCATCGCCATAGTTGACCCCTTGCAAGTAGCAACCCATGATGGTCCAGGTTTCTAAGGCAATAGGAGTATTAGCACCATTGCCACCATCTAACACTTCAAATACTGTGGTAAATTTGTAGTCAATGCCTGATGCAGCACTGCTTTGTTCCATGAAATCTAATTGCTTTTGCAGTTGTTCGCCCACCAAGCGACTTACATTGCCGCCGGCGTCATCACGCAAGTTACAGGTAATATCTTGCCAACTGTGCTTACCAGCCAAACGAATTGTACTGTTGTATATAGGAAGATCAATATTGTCAAATGTCACATTAGGACGTTGAAAATCCATAACCTGCTTGGTCAATTCTGTAGTAGGTTGTGTTACGCCCAATCCTAAAAAAGTAACGCGAAAGCGATACTTGAGTTTTGGCATCAGCAGACCTTGTGCCGACGTGCTTTGATCGCTGGCTAACGGTACTGTTAGTTTAGTTAATGAAGCTGTTGCCATTTGTTTATTCTCCTAATATACTTTATTTATGGTGTTTGTGCCAGACAAAAATTTAGGTATTTGCCTGGCAATTAATTACGCTGCGCCTTGAGCTGCGATGGTTCCTGTGTTCTGAATACGCATTGGTATGTAGATAAACTCCACAGCCTTGACTGGTTCAATAGCAATGTCAACATACAGCTCGTTGGCATCAATTGAAGCTGGCGTATTATTGGTCAAATCACAAACAACCAGGTAGTCATACAGACCGCGCTTGTTAACCAGGTCAATCATGAGTGATGTGATCTGATTGGTAATTGCCGCACGAGTGATTGTATCATTTGGCTCAAACAGGTATTGGTTACCAATGATTTCCAAACGTCCACGGATAAATGCTACCAAACGTGCCACGTTAATACGATCCAATGCTGTGGCTGTACCTTGTAGGGTATGATTACCAAAGTTGGTAATGCCTGTACCTGGAATAAATGTAATCGGGTTAACATTGTTTAAGTATAGTACATCACGTAGACCTTGATTTACACCTAGCGGCTGGAATTCACCAGTTTGAGCTTGTAAATATCCAATTTGTAGTGCATTGTCTACTACACCACGACGTAAGCCAGCAGGTGCAAACCATGGATATGCCACGCTGTCACTGCGGATAATTGTACGCAACATCATGTGACTTGGTGCTGTGACTACCACGTTACCTGTTAGATCAGTTGTGGTGCAACTTGGATAGAATGCAGCCGAGTATGCATCCCCTGTAGCCAAATTACCGTCGGCGGTAGTAAGACCCAGTCCATTGTTGTTAGTGGCCCAGGCAACAATATCTGCTGGATCTAAACGTAGAGGAGTATCAACCACACTGAACGCGGTGTCGCCACGATCGTTGTTGAGTACCACCATGTTAGGTGCTAACTCTGGATACTGCGGGCAAACAATCAAGTTGTACTGTGCTTGATTTTCACGCAGTTGTGTACTGGTGTCAATGGCCACTCTGAGTGCTTGTACAATCAAGGTACGTTGAGCTTGGCGACCCATGTTAGGGCTGCCATCTGCACGATTACCACTTGCTGTTAACCAAGTATTGGTTTCACTAGGCAACACTGCTGGTGATGGATAGCTAGTGCTGTTAAAGTAATTGACCTGGAATGATTTAACGTTAAATCCAGATCTACGTGTGTTAAACAACAAGATACCTTCTGGATATAGATCCGGATTAGGTGCATCAAGGTCTAGGTAGTTGCTGGTGATCAAAGGTGTTGATCCTGTGGCAATTGGTGGAATAGGATCTGTGATTGGGTTGGTTGTACCGTTAGGTGCCCAACGTGCATCAGCAAATAACACGCCGTTGGTTGTGATTTGATCGGCATTGTCAATCTGTACCCATTGATTTTCGCCGTTGACACTTTCCCAACGACTGATCACTGGATAATTTTCTAAATCACTTGTATCGATCCATAAATCGCCGTAGGCCAATGGACTTTGTGCGTCATCGGTCTGTGTGGTTGGTGCTGTGGCACTGAATATTGGGCCTGCAGCATTGGTCAAAGTTAAATTGTATCCACGCACATCACTGGCAACGTTTTGATAACCATACCAGTCACCGTTGTTCTGAATCATGATATCAGCTGTTGTAGCATCACTATAGTACCAGTATGTGCCATCTGTTGGGTCAATATTTGGCTGACTTGCGGCAGCAGTATAGGTAAATGTTGGTGAGGTGACCCAGTTACTAAGTACCAATCCTGTGACTACACCATTTGCATAAAGGTTGCGTATCCCGGTTACCGATGTTGAAAATCCTGCAGCAGTGATTGCATTATATGTGACATTTATCAAATTAATATCACCACCCGTGGCATGTGTAAAGTAAATTTGTCCAGCATCGTTTATGTTGGCACTGACATTAGGAATATCGGTGGCGCTGACAGCGGCTACAAAATCAGCAGGTGTTGTTCCAGCCACAGTAGCTGTGGCATTGGTATAAACTGATGTTCCGGGCTCTGTTGCTTGAATCTGAAATTGAGAGCCAGAAGTAAATGTAGGATTGGCAACTGAACCAGTAACAACTGTGGCGCCGGCAGCTAATCTTTCAAGAATCAACAATTCTGCTGTGTTATTGTTGTACGGGTCAATTCGACCATATATGGTTCCAGCTGGGATTGACTGGCCACCTGATGTTGGGTCAAGATCGTATATAGCAGTTGCTTGATTGCGAAACACTGGACAGGCCTGCAACACAAATACGCCCAAGGTGCTGTTGTAGTTCTTAATCTGAATGTTCATGCCTTGATTAGGCGTGTTAGTTTGTTGGAACACACTGCCGGTAGGTTGGGGCTGTGTAGATGTGGAACGCCAATTTGGTACTTGGAAACTTGCACCGTAATCGTAGGCTGGAGCAGCATATTGACCGGCTGTGATACCCAATGTTGCCAATGGTGTGCCGCTCACGTTGTTGATAGCAATAACGCCTGTGCCTTCTGTACTGCCGTCATTTGTAGCTGAACTATCTGCGTACAAGGTTAATTTTCCACCAATGTTGGCAGCATAAACACCACTAGTGTTTAATACACTATTGATGCTGGTTACTAGTTGTGTTACAGTGTTGTTAGGACTAGCTAATACTGTAATTGTTGTGTCATTAATAGCAAAACTATTACCCGCAGTTAAACTAACAGGAGCTAGTGTGCCTTGGATTGTGGGCCAGGATGTTTTCCATTCGTCACTGCCAAGTAGAACCCAAGTGTTATATAAATCTTGGGCTGTAGCACCATCTTGTAACCATCCTGGTGCTTGATTAACACCGTTAACTGTGGTAGGGCCACCACGCTTGTAGTAAGTTGGATTGAAAGTATTAGTTGCGGTGACCGCGTAGTTGCCAATACTACCATAACTGTCTAGAGGCACTGTGCTTCCAGTCATTAAAAATGCTGTGTCAGTAATAAAACTAGGTATTTGATTAGTAAATGCAGATGTGGTTTGATTCCATTCTTTTATACCCCAAGTACTGGTAGTAGTGTCAAACCAGTAAGTGCCGTTGGCAGGTGCGCCAACTGGGCGAGTTAAACTGGCTGTAAGGGCAGCCAAGTCAATATCTGCTCGCATCACATAGGCAATGTTGGTTACTCCCAGGGCCGAATATCCAGCCAACAAGCCGTATTCGTTGAGTTCATATCCGTTAATCGGAGTACCAGCTGTGGTATTGTAAAAGAATGGAACGCCAAATGTACTGAGTAGGTCTCGCTGACTTGTCATCAAATACAGTTTGTTAGCATTGACTGCCAATGTTCCTGGAGCAATTCCAGTACCTGCGCCAGAGATTTTGTTCTCTGCAGTTGCCAATAAAATAAATGGTACTGAGCTAGCAGCAGCGGGTGTGTAATTGCTTTGGTCAATTACACTGACTTGTACACCTGGGGAGATTAAGGCCATAACTAATTCCTTTTTATTAATTAAAGATATTTATCGGTTATGTCAAAAAGAACGGTGTTATGACGGCCTATATGTAGGTCCGCTCAGCTAAATATCCATATGACCAGGCCTATTTGCCCAGAATGTAAACAACGGCCTAGGGCTGTAGCTTATCACAAATATGATCGAATTTATTATCGTAGCATGTGCACCTGGTGTTTGAATAAATCTAAGAAAAAAAAAGCTCCAAAACCATTGTGGCAATTAAATGGTTATAAGAAAAAACCCACATGTGATCGATGTGGGTTTAGAGCCAAGTTTGCGGCTCAGCTGTTGGTGTATCATGCAGATGGTAATTTACACAATACTACTCTTAGAAATTTAAAAACTGTTTGTCAGAACTGTGTGGTGGAAATTGCCAAGACTGATCTGCCTTGGTCTCCAGGAGACCTTGAACCAGACGTTTAACTTGGGCATATAACGGGTCTAGCCCATCTGCATTGTTGTCAATTACAGCATCAAACTCAGTGCCAATCCATGCCCATTCACTAGGGTGGATTCCTAGATTATTTAAAATTTCTGTAGAAGCATTAGGTTGTGGGTGCTGATTTGCTACTTGTGCTACGCTGAACCACTCAGGTTCCGATCCACGCACTACACGAATTACAATACCACCTGCGTTGCGAACTGCTTGGATTTCGTTAGGAAAACGGACGTCGGTAATAACAATATCGTTGTGTGCTCGATTAAGTTTATTTTCAAGGCTGGCAATCCAGGTATCGTCGTGCCAGCTTCTACGGGCCACTTCTGTTCCCCACTTTTGTAGCACCAATCTAGGAGTCAAGTCGGGCATGTTTAACCGATTGGCCCACCATGGATCTACGGTCTCTCTCCAGGCTCTGCTCTCTGTTGTGCGGCCTTCTAGTAGCTCACGATCCCACCCGAACACAGCGGCTACAGCGTCTTTGAGCGTGGCGGCAAAACTATCTCGTTTAAAGCCGTAAATATTTTGCAGGTAATCGGCGATGGTATCTTTACCTGATCCTTGAAAGCCAGCAATACCAATAATCATCTAATTTCCTTCACGTTTAAATGTCGTAATGTGGCCTGTAACATGTCAATCTGTCTGCGACAATCTTCAAGGGCATGATGGCTAGTAGGTGGTTTAGGCAACTCTGGCCACAGGCTGTAGATGGTTCTGGCATCGCGCACATTGTAAAATTGCCAAGGCAAACTTTTGCCGTAGCTCTTGTAAGCATGTTCAAGTATGTTCATGTCGTAACATATACCATTGGCCCAGATGAATTTGTGTTGCCAGGCTAACTTGTACAGGCTATCCAAGGCTTGGTCAAGGTCTACCCGACCTTCTTCCATAAATGCCTCAGCTTGTGCTTCTGGTTGGGTGGCCCACCAATCTATAGTGTCTTGTTGTATAGTACGGTTTTCTTGGCTCTCTAAGGTAATGCGGGCATAGTATTGGCGATCATAGTGGCCGGTACCAAATGGATCAAAGCTTTGGGCTGCAATGGTTAAAATGGTTGCGTCAGGACCAGTTCCTAAACCTTCTATGTCAATCATTAATGAGCTCATGCTAAGAGTATAGCATGATTTTAAGAGTAAGTCTAGAGGGCGTTAGCCAATTACCCAGCTAAGTGGTTGTGAACCATCCACATAATTCTTGAGTTCTTCAATTAATTTGTCCATACTTGCTTGTGCTTCGGCTTTCATGGCTGTGCCATTAAGTGATGATCCACCCTGTGGTCCAGCCAGAGTGGCAAATTTTTCACGTGCTTCGCCAATGATTAATTTGCAGTTGGCGGTCATGTAGTCACGGATCCATTGAACAATTTGGAAATCGCTTAGGAGATTAAATTCGGGTTTGAGATTGTAGCACCAGAGCAACACCGCTTCGCCTGTGCCTTTGGGATCACGGATTAGTTGTAGCTTTTTAGTTACCGGATTCCAAGTATAATTCATATAAGCACCAAACATACGTCCGGCCAATTCTACATACTGACTGTAGAAGTCATAGGTAGCAAGACCGCCAGCCACGTTGAAATTCATTAGGTACACGTTCATACTTGCTTGACTGAATGGATCAAAATTTGACGCAAACGGGCCGGTTGAATCGCCGAATGTTCTACGGAAAATCTGTCTAACTGATTGTACTTCTTGTGGCAGGTCGTAGATATTAACGTTGGTTACCAACTCCATGAAGATATAACTTTCTTCATAGGCGTTTTGTGCTCGCTGGCGATACACACCAATAGTACGTTGATAGGCCGCTTCGTAGTGTTCAGCATCCAACTCAATGTCAATGATTTGATCGCCTAGTTGTAGACGTACATAATCGATGAGATTTTGTTTTAATGTATCTAAGCTGGATTGATTTTCTAAGGCCATGTAAGGAAGCTCCGTGTTCCCTGTATTTAGCTGTTTACCAAGCCCACAGTATGATCATGTTGTCGTTGCCACGACCATTAAATTTAGTTTCTGTAGCTTTGATTTCACCAAATGCCTTGCGAGCCGCTGGTTTTCCACCGCCAGTAACTGCTTTGATTTGTTCAGCTGGTTTACGCAGTGTTTTTTGGACTGTAGCTAGTGTGTCAAATCCTGCAATAGCACTACCTTTAATTGTAAAGGTCCCAATGTGGCTATCTGCCATGACATGAATCAATCGACGTTTGGCCGTGTCATATAACCATGCTTCACTTGCATTTACTAATTTAGTAACTGGCTCTGATTTAAGACCAAGTTCTTCAAACTCTCGTAAAAACTTGAATTTGCGTGTGAGTTTTTCTGGGCTTACAGCTTTCTTGGCACGTGGTTTGCGTTCTACTTTCTTCAGTTGCACATAACTGCTGCAGTCATTGATCACTGTTTCGCAAAATTTGACACAATTACGAAGTTGTATTTTTGTAAGGTGACTGTAGCCTTCTACTAGGTCAGCATCCTCACCTGCCAACACTTCTGTAAACTCTGCTAGCCGTAGTTGCCAAACAGCTGATACGGTTCCTGTCATGTTGGGACTGATATTCATGCCACGCATGAGTTTGATTGGGCTAAAATCTGCACTCATCTTTGCGCCAGCTACTATAAAATCATCAAACATACCTTCAAGTTCGCCACAGCACTCTGATACTTTTTCACGCAGGTGATCTTGGATTGTGAGTCGGGCTACAGCCGTGTCGGCATCTACTTCACTTTGTTCGCGTTTCTTTTCTTGCTTGACTCGAAGCATCTGACTAATTTGCTCATCAACAATGCTCTGTTCGTGTTCGTTAAGCACAAGACCTAACAATGTCATTCGACATACCCATGCTGGTGTAAGACGAATCTGGCTGTCCGGAATACCACGCATGGTCTTGGCATCTTTGGATCGAGTGTTGTGCTCTAAATAATGACACAGCATATCCTTGGCATCTTTTTTGCCATAGTGATAGTTGTACCACTGAAACGCATTAGCAAAACTGCTGATGCGATTTTCTTCAGTGGGTTGAAAGTTCCACTCAGGTTCGTGCCCTACATATTTGGTTTCAGCACCCTTGGGGTTTAGTCTTTTGATTTCGTTTGATTTAGCCATAGTGTTTATTGTATAGTAAAGTTTGAGTAAGGTCAACCAAGCAGGTTGGCCAAGGTTATGTGTTGTTCTAAATTGGTCAGCAGATCGGCTACTTGTTTTACCAGCTCACGATAGCGTGGTGTTTCTTTATGCAATCTACGACATTCTACGCTTTCCATGTCAGCAGCTACAATGGCTTGATCCACTGCCCTGGTCATTTTGAGCAGGTCGCGGCGAGCTACCTTGTTTTTAACCTGGGCTATGTGCTTTTCAGCCCGATCTAGTCTTTGAAATAACTCGTCCATTTTGTAATTATACTGGCTTTTGAATTTGTAGTCAATCTAACCGCTAAATACATGACTATGCCAAGACTTTCCATGTGGCGTCCTAATAGGACGAATGATTATCAGTTTTTAGACCGCACAATCTCCGAACAATACACTGTTGGAGGGCTTGACCTCTATATACACAAATACCTCGGGCCACAGGGCGCAGGTACAGACAATGGCAACAATGATGCCACTATACCAAATTATAATTCGACCAATCCTTTGTTTATTGAGGATTTGTTGCTGTTAGAAAATCGTGATAGAGTGTATGCCCCTGATGTGTTTGTCATGCGTGGTGTGTATCGCACACAAGACGTAGATTTTGATCTAACACAATTTGGTTTGTTTTTAAACAACGATACCTTGTTTATTACCTTTCACTATAATGACATGATTGACACGTTTGGGCGCAAGCTCATGAGTGGTGATGTAATTGAAGTGCCAAATTTAGCAGACTACCATCCCTTGGACAATACCTTGGTCAAAAGCCTGCCCCGTTATTATGTGATCCAGGATGCCAACTTTGCATCAGAAGGATTCAGTGTTACTTGGTTGCCACACCTGTGGCGAGTCAAGGCTACTCCAATGGTCAATGCTCAAGAGTACAGCCAGATTATCAATCAACCGTTTATGCCGGAGAATATCTGGGACAATGGAAATTTTTATCCAGCTGGTACCATTGTCAACTATGGCAACACCTATTACCAGGCCTCACAAAATGTACCGGCAGGAACTGATATTACTGATACTGCCTATTGGACTGTAATTACCAATCCCAACACAGTGGGTGACAAACAAAGCACAAGGCCCAAAGATTTGGCCATCAACGATGCTATACTTACTCAGGCCTATCATGATGTGCCACTGTCGGGCTATGACAATGTTAAATTTTATATCTTGCCCACTGGACCCAACGGTGAGCCAGGGCCGGCTGGTCTTACTGCTGATGACACATTCCCCACAGTAGACACTACTGAATCGGGCGATGGTATCACTCCCAAAGGATTTGGCTATGTTCAAGGTTACTTGACTGGGTCTACTCATGCTCCTAACGGCTTACCAGTCACACCCGGAGTGGCATTTCCGCCAAATCCAGTGTTGGGCAACTACTGTTTAAGACTAGATTATTTCCCTAATCGCCTGTTCCGTTACAACGGCCGGGCCTGGTTGGCCATCACAGACAATGTACGCACTGACCTTGACTATGCAACTGAGTCACTGACACAACGATCCAGTTTTGTAAACAATACCTACACAGTACCTACCACAGACATTGGCAATATTCCAAGTCGTCAGAGTCTCAGTCAGATACTTGAAATACAACCCGACAACGGTGACCAAGGTGGCAATATTACACCACCTAATCCAAGACCTCCAGGGAGATAATCATCGCTCAGTTCTTTTACGATCAGCAACTACGTCGTTTTCTACTACAATTTGCTAGAGTGTTCAGCAACTTTGACGTAGAGTATGGTGCCAACCAAGCTGGCCAAGGACCTGGGTCAGAGGAAGATACCCTAATACGTGTGCCGGTACGCTACGGTGATTCTAGTCGTCAGGCACAGACTATTTTACAGAACAATTCAGCCAATGACATGCCAGCAACACCCCTGATGACATTTTATATCACAGATTTAAAATATGATCGTCCCAGGATGCAGGAACCGTACTTTGTAAACAACATAGCAGTGCGTCAACGTACCTACGATAGTGCCACAGACACGTATGAAACCACACAAGGCAACGCATTTACCATTGAACGTGCCATGCCTGTTCCGTATGAGATGACTATAAATCTTGACATTTGGACATCAAATACCAATCAAAAAATGCAGTTGTTGGAACAGATTCTGACTTTGTTTAATCCTGGGTTGGAAATACAAAGCACCGACAACTACATTGACTGGACCAGTTTAACTGTGCTGTATCTCAAGGATGTACGTTGGTCAAGTCGCACTATTCCTATTGATGCTGGCAATCCTATCGACGTTGCTACCTTATCGTTTACCCTGCCCATGTGGATCACTCCGCCAGCCAAGGTCAAGAAACTGGGTGTTATTGAACGTATTATTGCTAGTGTGTACGATGCTCAAGGTGATCTTACCAACGCCCTAACCGACAGTGATTTGTTATTGGGTACTAGACAACGGTTCACCCCCTACGGCTACCAGGTCCTATTAATTGATAACAAATTACAGGCTCTTCGGCAACAACAGGTCATTAACGAACCCAATGCCAGCTTGACTCCGCCCGATAGCCCCAATAGTAATCTGCTGTGGCACAGTATTGTAAACTTGTATGGCACACTACGTCCTGGCATTAGTTATATTACCCTAGAACAACCAGATGGCACAGACGTAACCGGAACTGTGGCTTTTGACCCTACTGATGATAGATTTTTATTGTTTACAGTAAATGCTGGTACTGTACCACCAAACACCTTGAGCCCAATTACGGCTGTGATTGATCCAATTGCCAGTGGTCCTGGGGCTGGACTTGCTGTGGCCGCACTGGGGCAACGGTACTTGTTTACACAGGCCACTGGATCTTATGATAATCCAGGCTTGACCAATCCCAATTCTTGGAACGGCGTTGATGGCCAACCCTTGGTGGCCAATGCCAATGACATTGTGGAATACGATGGTGCTCGTTGGGCTGTGGTGTTTGACAGCACCAGCAGTCCTGCAAACATGCAGTACGTGACCAATATCACCACAGAACTACAGTATCGTTGGACTGGTTCAGCCTGGGTCAAGAGTTATCAAGGTTTATATCCTGGAGGACAATGGACACTGGTATTGTAACAGCCGTGGGTGTTTGGTTTTATGCAATTAACACTCGTCGATACATGTATCTCATGCGTAATGACCCAAAGCATCCTGGTGCTTGGGGATTGCCGGGTGGCCGAGTAGAAGCAGGCGAAACCTTACTGGCGGCTATGAATCGCGAATGCTGTGAAGAAATAGGTTTTGTTCCTGAATATTTTAGGATGATTCCTTTGGAAAAGTTTACCACCGCAGACGCAGGATTTGAGTATCACACTTTTTTCTGTATTGTTGACTCGGAATTCCAACCCACGCTCAACAATGAACACATAGGCTATGCCTGGATTGATTCAGGCACATGGCCTAGACCTATGCATCCAGGGTTGTGGAGCACTGTAAATTTTGAAGCTGTGCAAAACAAAATATTAACTATCGAGTCTACTGTTCAAACGTCGCAGTAGCCAATAAAGTCTCGATAAGTCATGGTCTGGGTATTGGCACAATTGACCCAGATATCAGGCATGCGAGTGGATTCTCCAACTAGATAAAATTTAGTACCAGAGTATGCGGCAAATATGTTGACAATTTGTTGCATCCACTCATTGTGGTTGCCAGCGGTTTCATCTGTATAGCCCAACATGAATATTTCTTTGTGGCCGTCAAATGCCGCTAGATATACTACAGTGGCCAGGTCAACCAGTCTGGGTCGCAAGGGAATTAGATAAAATTCTCCTGGATGAGCAATACAATAACGTGGACTGGTATAAACAATGTTGTTGGTTTGATAACCAGTTTCTAAAATTTTAGTTAGGTTATCAATATTGGTTTCCACTGCAAAGTCCAGACGCATTTGTTGAGCAATGTCTCCAGTGCCATAGGTCTGCAATTTTTTACTGCCCAATAGCCCGCCGCGATGTCGTTGCAGTCTAGTGTAGTCAAAATGTGTGTAATCTAAGGTGCTACCAATGCAGGCCGCACGTCCACTGAGATGGTGGTTAACGATAGGATTGTCAATCCATTCGCGAGTTTCAGATTTTTTACCACCGGACCACCGGGTCTCAAGTATGACAAATTCACCAAGGTAATCAGTACGATATTGTGCTTGCATTAAAAGTGTCGATTAACTCTCAAACTGGCTCGCCGGGCAGGTCAATCCAAGGGAAGCCAGATTGAGCCGGCACGTCTCTTAATGCTTGGCAATAATCTTTCCAGGCTTGTGAAGGTGTCAGGTCGCTACGAAAACGCCAATCGGTTTCAGCCAATTTAGCATTACGCTCTTGACGTACAGAATTTGCTTGGGCCGTGGTTTGTGCATCTTGCTCTTCTTGAGTTAAGGTTTCAATTGACCACCCCAGGGTCCAAACACCGTTGACCAAAGCAGGCACAGTATCTGGAACAATTTTTTGAGTTTGTTTATTAAATGTGGGTTCGTCTGCCGGTGTTACACGCACCAGCTCATTGCCATCTAAGTTGTCTTTTGTGCCAGTGTACATCGCAAGCAGATCGGCTTGATTAAACGCGGTGTAAGGGTTCTTTTTGCATAGCGTGTCGTAGTCGTAAGGAAATGTAACTACCGCTCCATTTTTTATTTCTGCAAACATACTTTTTCTCCAATAATTATTGTTGAGGTTTCTTTGTCTACTGTGATAGTACCTTCACAGCACATACTCCAATCTTCGCCTGTCTTTGCGCCCCATGATGGCACATTGATCTGTACGTTCTTAACTACATACTCTTTGTTGTTGTCAAATACTCGCCATACGTGGTCAATGGATCCTCGCCCTGGCAGTCCTCGAGTCTTGTTGTAGCGCACACAAATCATACAATTTCCACGATGGGCGCTGGTGCGTCTTCAACACACACATTAAAGTGAATAAACTGGAAAGGGTCATCCAACTCGTGTCTAGTAAATCCGTGCGGTAACCAACTGTTAAACAACATAAAGTCACCAGCCTTGACATCCAACATAATCTGTTCAGACGCAAAAGTAACTGTTTCTGGGTTGGCCTGCCGCATTGAGATTTGCTTTTTACCGGGCCTTGGATCAAACACAACAGGCACGCTGCCATTCTCTGGCACGTTAACAAAATAAAACCCAGTAATCTGCATACCATCGCCATGGATATGTTCTATGTGTTGCCCGTAACGCAAGAACTCTTGGCCCCATAACTCGGCCACTCTAGTCTGTTTGTTAGTCATGTTGTAGCCTTGATCTAACATCATATCAAAACTAACCGTTGCAATCGTAGTAAATAAATCATCAAGCCTATCGTCAAGCATTGACTCGCTTTGACAAACATTCCATTGGTTTGGTTTTACTTGAGCAATATATTCAGACAGCACCTTCTTGGCAACTTCTAAATGTTCTGGTTTAGAAAACCGCAAAACGGACGACGGAAAAAATAGATCAACCACTGATAAGCACCCTGTTGTTAGTTAGCAAACCCATTTTGTCTTTATTTGTACTAATTTTATGTATGACATCGGTGATAAACGGAACAATATTAGATTCAAAGTCGGGGTGATTTCGCATGGCATTAAGTTGGTCTTCAGGTATTGTACCATTAGATAACAAAAAATTCTCCGTGCGCCGTTGAAATTCTAGTAACCATTCTTCTCTTTGTGCAGCCTGTGACGCTTCTAAAAGCGGCAGGTGTGCGTACTTTCTTTGCGGCTCTAGCTCTGTCATAATAGATGAAATAGTGGCAAGCTCTTGTTCAGCGCCAAGAATAGCCATTTCTAATAACCCCTCGCCGCTTTGCCACTCAATCAAATCTGCCTGTGCGTTAAGTTGTTTGATTTGGTCGGTAGATTCCAAATCTTGCTCAATCTCCATGAGTTTGACTTTGCGTCTTAACAGTTTAGCCTTGGTACTTTCTAACTTTATCTGTATGTCTAGTTTTTGTTCGTACATTATGCACCAAGCAACATCCGCCGTGTGGCAGTTGTTTGCTACAAAGTAGCGCAGTTGAAAGTCTGAGTTGTTACGATGAGGAGATGAGTGCATAGTATTATGGTGTGTTTACGCAAGTTGCCCAGGATGTTGCGGCACCGTTTCTTGAACCTGCAGATGACACCGCTACCCCGGAGGCTGTTGATGTGTCACATGCGTATGTGTATTTATTTCGGGTGGTAGTAGCAGCACCACAAACAGATCCTATTGCAAAAATTCCTCTTGTGCTATTGCCTGCAGCAGCACTATAGAAAGACGCAATGCTTGCAACAGCTACGCCGCAAGCGGTAGAAGTACATGTAGCATAGGTATATTTATTGCGAACATTGGAAGGAACATTGAAATAAGGCGTTGCGTTATATCCTATAGCAAATATTCCTCTAGTAGAGTTGCCAGCGGCAGAACCCTGACGACCATAGGCACTTGCTGTACCCACACCACAGGCGGTTGATGTGTCGCTAGCATACGTATATTTATCACGGACACCGAGCGCATATAGCGAAAATATTCCCCTAGTACTATTTCCTGCGGCAGAACCTTCATATGGGCTGGCACTGGATGATGCTACGCCAGAAGCAGTTGAGGTGCAACAGGCATAAGTATATTTATTACGGACATTATTAGTACCTATTGTAAAAATTCCTCTTGTACTATTGCCTGTAGCACTACTACCGTAGTTGTCAGTACTAGATGATGCTACTCCACAAGCAGTGGAAGAACACGTAGCGTAAGTGTATTTATTTCTGATTGGTGTGGTGGTAATCCCGTTACATCCCAATTGAAAAATACCTCTTGTAGAGTTACCTGCGCCAGCACCAGAGGTAGTACCTGAACTAACTGAGCCAACACCGGAAGCGGTTGATGCGCATGTAGCATAGGTATATTTATTACGGGTGCTTGAGGCGTTCCCCAATTGAAAAATACCTACAGTGCCATCGTTACCGCCGCTTGCAGCAGCAAAAAGTCCATAACCTTGAGCTGATCCGGCGCCTCTTGTGCTTATTAATGGCATCGCTATTCCTTAAGCAAATTTAGTTTGTGACGCTAACACAGTAAAGGCGGCGTTGCCTGTTTTGATAATAGTGTAAGCATACACGTCAATACTGGACGAATTTCCGGCTGTTGGTGCTGTGCCACCCTGCCATTTTGGTGTTACTGCGTTGCCGTCTATTTGAACAGCAGAGTTGTAATAAGCTGTAGCGCCTTGCGTTATCAAGAACGCTACAGTCAAAGATTCGCCTGTGGCCATTAAAGTATTTAGAGATGTCCCGCTGGATCCACGGAAGTTTACTGTCCAGTTTGCACTTGCATTAGATGTGTAGTACAGCACGGCTTGGGTAGTTACATCATAGTTAATTGTTCCTGTTGCAGCAGTTGCAGATACAGTGACCCCTTCCAGCACGTCAAATATCTTGGCACCTGCCACGCTAGACGATCCTGTGAAAGTCTGTAGGGCAGTAAAGTTGGTTGCTGTTGAGGAACTTACAATCCCAGTCAACGCCGAGCCGTTTCCAACAAAAAAATTGCCAGTGACATTGCCAGTGGCTGATATACCAGTTGTACCGTCGAGAGTTAATGCCATTTTTTGATCCTTGTCATATTTTATGTGTTCACGTTATATTTAGCGTACTATCATTAGCAACTGAAATACTAGTGGCGTTTGCCAAAGTTACAGGGCCTACCAACAGACTATTGGTGCCAGATTCTATTTGTACATTGCTGCTGATTGTTTTTGAGTTTACAAAAGCTCCAGTTACTACCTGGGTACCACTGGCTGCCAATGTGGCTGATCCCAGCTGTATGGTGTTGCCGCTGAGATACAAATCACGCCAACGCATGTTTGCAGTGCCCAAATCATAGGTAACATTAGCAGCCGGCAGGATGTTTGCAGTAAATGTGACATTTGCGCCCACTGTCCCAATGATGTTGGCAGTCAATATATTGCCGCCTGTGATGTTGCCTGCGGCACTTATCAAACCACTGTTCAACAAGTTTCCACCTGTGATATTACCGCTAACGCTGATGCTCACAAAAGAGTTGCTGACCGATGTACTCACTGTCCAAGCCGTCAGCGAAGTACTGTAGGTATAAGTTATGCCATTTACATTGGCTTGTTGACCGTTGATTGGTGATTGTGGAAATGCCATGTTATAATCTTCCTATTTTTATACAGACCCGCCAGCACCAGTCATATTTGAGCTGCCGCAGGCAACTGCAAGATAACTTGCTGTTATAGTCGCAGGCGGTGAGTCAAATAATATTCGAATGCCACCTGAAATTGTTATTCCTGATAATTGCAATGCCATTATAGTCTTCCCACAGCTACTTCAATAATTCCTATTGTGTCTGAATCGTATGCTTCAAGAGCTTTGCCAATAATACAACCAGGTTCATATTTGGTCATATCTAACCGTGTGGCCACACCCGGGGTTGAGCTGGCTACCAGTCGATCGCCTTTGGCAATAGTGCCCACTACACAGCATGGAACTCGACCAACTAGGGCCACTTCTACAGCATCGATACAAGCAAGCGTACTGTTCATTAGATAGCTAGGATTGGTACTAACAATGCCGGCTATCCTAGTACTGTGTGAAGTTGTTGTTGCTGTGACTTCTTCGTTACCGCCAAAATCAAGCACAGTTCCAGGCGTATAGATTGAATCAGCACAGTACATTTCTGCCAAGTCAGCGTATTGTGCTGATGTTGCTTTGGCAAATACTGTATCAAAGTATGTGGTTGAGCTACCAATATTACCTACACCGTTGGCACTTGAGTTAGTGATGTTGCCAACTATTAATGTATTGGCCGAAATAATGTTGCCACCAGTTATATTGCCTGTGGCACTTATATTGCCTGTGGTAACTGTTCCTGTGCTACTGATAGTTAATATATTGGCTGTGCCGGCAATACCAACAGTTACATTACTGCTGGCCGCAACAACCACGTTACTTGTTCCGTTGGTTATTGACGAACCACCACCGCCGCCACTGAAGGCAACACCATTGGCATAGTAATAGCCGTTGGTTAAAATGTTGCCGGTATAGATATTTCCTGTGCCTGAAATTATTCCACTAGATCCACTTGTAAGTAAATTACCAGTAGTTATATTACCACTGTACACATTGCCATTAAAACTGGTTGCATTTACGTTTCCGGTGACACTGACACTCGATCCGGTGATTACACCACCCACTGTACTTGCGGCTGTTTGTGTACCAGTGACACTGACACTGCTACCTGTTATGACACCACCCACTGTTGAGGCGGCAGTTTGTGTGCCAGTTACACTTACCGTGGTACCTGTGTGATTGATGGCACTAATATTACCACCAGTGATATTACCAGTAACACTTAACAATCCAGAAATATATTCACCAGTGGTAGCAAACACAGCCACATTGCTGGTGCCACCAACTCCTATTGTGACATTACCACCTGAACTGACCACGGTTACATTACTTGTACCATTGTTGATATTGGCCACACTGGTAATAACTCCAGTGAGCGATGCACCATTTCCTAAAATATAGGCACCAGTTATATTGCCAGTGGCACTGACAATACCACTTGTTAATAAATTACCAGCGGCAATATTACCAGTACCAGATAGGGCTCCACCTGATCCACCTGTAACTATGTTGCCTCCAGTGATTGTTCCTGTAGCACTGACAACGCCACCTGTTAATATGTTACCACTGGTAATGTTACCCGATGTAATTGTGCCGGTGGTACTGATTGTGTTTGATCCAAACGCAGCCAGTAATGTTGCCACATTGGCATTGCCATAGCTGGCCGGAATACCAGTCATAAATGCCGCATTACCAAGCACATAGTTGCCGGTGATATTACCAGTGGCACTGACAACACCACCTGTTAATAAATTACCAGCAACAATATTACCAGTACCAGATAGGGATCCGCCCGAGCCGTTTACAACTAAATTGTTACCAATGATATTACCAGTGGCACTGACTGATCCACTGGTCACAAGATTGGCACCAGTGATGTTGCCCGTAGCACTTAATATTCCTTGTGATGACAGCCCATTGGTTGCCACCCAAATATTAGATGTGCTGTTGTAGGTTAAACTAATGTATTCACTACCAGCTGGTCCAACTCCAATACCGCCTCCGTTGGCGGCGGCGGCAGTGGCCGCATTGTTGGCCATGTTGATGGTTAGGTCGTTTGTGGTGACATTGTTACTGTTGATATAAGTCACATTACCAGTAACGCTCAAGTTACCAGTGATGATTACGTTGCCGTCAGTTCCGCCAGATCCGTTTGGATCAATGGTCAATGTTGGGCCTGTGCTGACAATATTTGCACCAGTAATTGTAATGTTACCATTGGTTAATGTGGTAGATGCTACAATATTACTACCGTTTACATTGCCAGTTACACTAGCACTTGATCCGGTGATTACACCACCAACAACACTAGCGGCTGTGGTAGTACCTGTAACACTTGTACTAGTTCCTGTGATTACTCCGCCTACTACTGACGCAGCAGTGACAGCTCCGGTTACAGATACAACTGCACCTAAATGACTTGTACCAGTAATGTTACCGCTGGCACTTACAATACCACCTGTTAATAAATTAACACCTGTCACATTACCAGAAGTGATTGAACCTGTAGTACTAATTGTGTTTGAACCAAATGCAGATAATAATGATGTTACATTTGAATTGCTGTATGAACTACTAGCAATGCCAGTCAATTGACTGCCATTACCAAAGATATAGTTACCTGTAATGTTTCCAGTGGTGCTGATCACTCCGGTAGCTGTGGCAGTAACAACATTTAATCCGTTGACTGTAAGCTGAGTGGCGTTGCCTGATAAAGTCAGGTTTCCAAGATAGATGGTACTGTTAGATAACCAAAGGTCTTTCCAACGATTTGTAGTGTTTCCTAAACTGTAAGTAATGTTTGCACTTGGAACGATATTTCCAGCCCACCCAGCTTCACCATATGATATCACATTTGAGTTACCATAGGTTGCAGGTAATCCAGTTAATTGACTTCCGTTTCCAAAAATATAATTACCAGTGACATTACCAGTGGCACTGACCAACCCATTTGTAAGAACATTGCCGCTTTGGATATTACCAGTGACTGATAAGTTGTAAAAACTTGTGGGAGGACTTTGATCAACCCACTGGTTGCCAATGCCATCATTTACGTATAGATAATATTTAGAGGCATAAGAATCGTACCAGGCGTCGCCTGGCACTGCATTAGAAGGAGCCGTGTTTGCCTGGGTGGTCCATTTATAAGCTCTTACTCCGCTAGATATTACATTACCACCTGTGATGTTGCCCGTGGCACTGACTCTACCTGTGACATCTAATCCACTGGTGTTGAACACTGCCACGTTGCTGGTTCCGTTAATACCTACAGTGACATTGCCGTTGGAGCTGACCACTGTGACATTACTGGTGCCATTATTGATGTTGGATGAAGTGGTGCTTACACCTGTTAGCAAGGCGCCATTACCTAATACATAATTTCCAGTAATGTTGCCAACAGCACTGACCAAACCATTTGTAAGAACATTGCCGCCGGTGATATTGCCTGCTGTGATAGTGCCAGTAGAGCTGATAGTGTTGCTACCGTATGCAGCCAAGAATGTGGCCACGTTGGTATTGCCATAACTTGCCGCTATGCCAGTTAGTTGACTTCCGTTTCCAAAGATATAGTTACCTGTAATGTTTCCAGTGGTGCTGATTACTCCACTTACAAACGCACCAGTGTTGCTGATAGTTAACACATTGGCCGTGCCGGCACTGCTTATTGTAACATTGGCATTTGAATTTACCACAACATTTGATGTGCCAGCTGATATTGAGTTGGCCATGTAGTTTTGAGTAAACGTCAGGGCTGTGGTATTGATTATGATAGGATCGTCAGTGATCAGTTTCCACTGTGTGTCAGCGTAAATCACGCCCTCAGTAACCATAACGATCATGCCGGCTTCAATTTCACCGTTTTCGTTGCCGTCGCTGGTTCTAGCCCAAGTTCCGTTTGCTCCTGATCCTAAGGTGGTTACATAGTAAAGTCCGTTTTGGGTGCCTGTAGTTTGGCCTGTGACCAACACACGATCACCTAGACTTAGCGAAACTCCGTCAACCAAACTGGGTGCTCCGCCACTCAAGGTGATGTTAGTGGCAGTAACTACTCGCGTGGATTGTTTGTAATCTAAGTTGAATATCTGCGCGGCACGCGGTTTAGTTAAGCCCATTGTAGTCCCAATAATATCTAATATTTAGCCAAAAAAAACAGGACCAGTGTCCTGTTTTTTGTACAAGGTATCTGTTAAGTAATGCTGTGTTAATTCCGTTGCCTGTATAGAATAGCTGTGGTATTATTGTTCTGTTGCTGTCCAAGAAGTTGTTGCTTCATCCCACTGATACAGCTTGCCATCTGTAGGCGCAGGTACGGGCGCTTCCCATGACCAAGTGGATTGATTTAGCGTCCAGCTTGCGTATGGTTGTGCGGCATAAAACACATCATGAGTTTGATCGTATGTGTACCCAACTCCTGCATAATTTCCACGCAGGGGTCTACCCTCTGGATGTTGATTTCCATGGGTGTTGTATGATGTTTGAATCCAACCTGTGCCAAACAGGCCAGAGTCAATGACCGCTTGTTCAGCCACGATCACTTGTGTTACTGTGTTGTTTTCAATTTTGGCAAAATGACTCATATTGTTCCTTAAAAAGTTATTGATCCGGAAGCAGTAAAAGTATAGATAGTGTTGCCACCGGATGTTGTGACTGTTGGTGTGCCTGTTGTAGATGTTGCTGGCGCAGAGGAAGAAATTATAACTACACCAGACCCACCTGAAGCACCTACACCGTTGGCAGGATCACCTACTGCGCCGCCACCGCCGCCACCGCCGGTATTTGCTGTACCGGCAAAAGAAGACCGGTATGACCCTCCTGCTCCCTGAGCACCTCGACCACCACCGCCAGCACCGCCAGCGCCGCCGCCACCGTAATACGCAGCGCCTCCTCCGCCGCCAGCGTAAGTTACAGATGTTCCAGTAATAGACGAAGCCGTTCCAGTACCACCAGCGCCACCCGCATAGCTCCCCGCTGCATTTGATGGGCCACCAACAGCTCCTGCACCGCCGCCACCTCCAGAACCAGCATTGCTAGTTGATGCTGCAGTACCGCCAGCAAATCCTTGATCTGCTGTTCCAGCACCGCCAGCACCAGTCATGTTTGAGCCACCGCCACCAGACCCACCGCTACCGCCCGGTAAATCATAGGCATTAGCACCACGCCCACCGCCGACCGCTGTAACAGTTGTTATATCTGATCCGCTTAATACAGAGTTAGCTCCGTTGGTTGCATCTGAGGAGTATGCTGTACTTGTGCCGCCTGTGCCGCCACCACCGACTGTAACCGTATATGTTGTTCCAGAGGTTAAACTAGTTGTGCCTGTTAATAATCCCCCGGCACCACCACCACCGCCAATATAACCACCGGCGCCGGCGCCGCCAGCAACTACTAGGTATTGAGCCGTGACCAGAGGTGGCGATAATGTTCCGCCGGTCCATCCTGCTCCTAAAGTCCATCCAGGTCCGATTATTAAGCCCATGTGTATTAATTTATTAAGTTCTAATATTTAGCCAAAATAATAGGACTTCCTAGAGTCCTATTTTGCAGTAAAAATTATAGTTTAATATCCAAATCTTGTCCGATAAACACTCCACTGCGCCTGTATCTGTGTTAGGGTCAGCACACTGTCCCATACTTTGACCAAGCCTACATCAGCAATGGGTACTTCTGTGCTGGTAGTAGGGCTAGCATATCTACCAAACAATCTCAAACCTTCAAATCCACCGTTGGTAGTATCAGTACCAAAAGCGGTTGTTGGAACTGTTGAATTAGCAACATAGTTTTGCGAAACCGGTGATCCTGAATTGCCGTTATACGTTGCCCATATAAATTGCCACGCATTGTCAGCTGGAGTAGTGCCGCCTACAAAGTTACCGTTATAGAAAACGTCTTGAACACCGCCGCTATTACCCCATAGGCCTGCTAGCCAATCTGGGGCAGCACTGTTGGCGTTTAACAATCTACCCAGTGCTCCGGGTTGCGATCTATAGACCATCATCACTGTATAAGAATCTGATGTTGCTGAGTAGTTTGGACCAAATGTTAAGAAGTCTGTGTCAGTGTCTGAGATCTTGCGGAATATTCCACCGTTGGTGGCAGACCATGTCATGCTACCACCAGGATTAAGTGTTGTTATAGTATAGCCGCCTGTGCCTACTATTGTGGTTCCATTCACAGGCATGGCTGAGTAGTTGGCCGCATCAAGACTAAGAACTAGGACGGGCTCTGGTGGTCCACCAATTTCCCAACCTGCTCCTATGGACCATCCTGGTCCTATGTTTACTTTTACTGACATAGTTTATTCCTTAGTGTATTAGTCCTTGGTTAATGGTACGGTGGCCATTAATTCCCATGCTTGCTCAATTGTAATATCTGGGCTTGCAATACCATCTAATTCATCTTTTTCTCGAATTGCATGAATACAGCAAAATACAGTATTAGGCTCTAAAGCGGTAAATTGATGCTTAATTCCTTTAGGAGTAACAATCAAATGAGGAGCTTTATATTCAGCCTCGCCATTGTCATGCACCATTTTTACTGAACCATTGGCTAATAAAGTAATGTGGTCAAAGGCATGAGAATGACCTTCATGCGTATCACCAATTCTTAAAAAATGATGTAATTTAACAAAAACATTATCTACAATTTTAAGGTCTGTTGTTGGATTAGACACGGGTCACCTCAATAACTGGCTGTGGTGGGTTGTAATCCCACAAACAAGCAAATTCATTAAATGTGACATATTGTTCATCTTCGGGTGGCACGATTGGTTTAGGATTAATAAACGCATTACGAGTTAAATCGTAACTGTACTCTTTGCCAGCATAGTTTTTTCTGAACGCTAGTGATTGATCTGGACTAACTTCATTAGTGCCAGGCACATAGTAAATACCAGCCCTAGTGTTGTAGCTTGTTTGTTTCCAAATGGTATCTGTGCCATATAAGTTTTGTAAAAACTCAACACCAAGTTGCTCTATACGCTGCCCTTGGTCGTTTTCCATAACAAAATTATCTAAAGCAAGAACTCTTAAAACAATATTGTTTGAGTCCAATTCTGCAAAATGAGCCATTATTGGAATCTCCATTTAATTACAACAATACCTGAACCGCCAGAACCACCATTCTGACTAGCCGCACCGCCGCCACCACCGCCTGTATTGGCTGTCCCTGAATTTCCTGCGCTAGTAGTAAGTTCAGCATTTCCACCGCCACCTAAACCGCCTGTTCCAGCAGTTAAAGTTTTTGGTGTGCCATCAGAAGAAGCACTACCACCACCGCCACCAGCATAATAAGTAGAAGTTCCAGTTATTGAAGAAGTTGCGCCAATCCCACCATTTCCACCTACACCAATAAATGCTGTCGTTATGGTTGCAGATGCGTTACTGCCAACCGCACCTTTGCCACCACCACCACCTGATGCCCTAACTACTCCACCTTTTTCACTAGCAGAACCGCCAGTACCGCCATTATTTCCTTCTCCAGATGTTCCAGTTCCAAAGCCATCATTTTGACTATTTCCACCAGCACCAGATCCACCGCTTCTACCAACATTACCGTTAAAACTGCCACCACCACCAGTTGTTGCAATTAAACTTCCAAAACTAGAAGCATCTCCATCGCCACCTGCGGCAGTACTTGTTGCACCTGGGCCACCAGCGCCTACAGTAATTGTGTAAGAAGTTGCAGTAACAGTTTGTCCAGTTCCTGATTTCATACCACCAGCACCACCACCAGCACTAGGATTAATATTGCTTGGATAAGTTCCACTTTTTCCAGCACCACCGCCACCAGCTACAACTAGGTAATCAACGCTGTTAGCTTCGGTGGGTGCAGTACCTAATGAATTAACTGTAAAAGAGCCTGTGCCATTAAACACCGCAGTTTTATAATTACCGCTTGTGGTTACCGTTGCGCCTGTGGCCGTGGCATCAAGATAAGTTAATGGTGTTGATTCAACATCAAATCCCCACCCTGCACCTATGCTCCATCCTGATCCTATTAGTATTGCCATTAATTATTTCTTATTTTATAATATTGTTAATTACTAGTGTATTTAACTAATACTCCAGCCTGGACCTATACTCCAGCCTGTACCAATTGATGCAGAACCAGGGGACGAGGCAATTATTATTGTGCTACTTGTGCCATACACTGTGCCGCCGATTGTTGATTGATGAAGAGCAATAGTGAATGTTTCACCACCTGCAGGCACACCTGTAGTACTGACTGAAAAACTACCTGTGCTGCTGGTAACTGTAAATGATCCTGATACCGCAGTAAAATCACCATTGACTGATGTACCGTTAGTAATGGTCCAGTATATTACACCGCCATCGCTTGTCAAAGTTGTAGTGACGTTAAAAGTTGTTGACGAATTTTTTACGATGCTTGTGGGTTGTGATACAAACGTGTAAACTGGAACTGCCATATGTTATTCCTTAAAAAAGATAGGGCCCGAAGACCCTATCCTGTACAGTGTTACCTGTGTTAGAAACGTCCGACTACCACTTCTATAGTACCTTCTGCACCGTCAAAGTCTTCCAGTGCCTTACCAATCACAGATCCAACTGTTGGAGTTGCTTCAGCTTTGGCACGACCTAACCCAGCGGCCACCATCAAGTCACCTTTGCGTACTGGACCAACAACCAAAGTTGGAACACGACCTGTTAATGCCACAGTAGCAACGTGATCGCCTTCTAGTCCAGCATTCATAGTGTAACTTGGATTTGTACTTACTACACCAGCAACCTTGCGATCACCTTCTACAGCGTTGACTGTAACTTCTGCTGTGCCGCCAAACACTAACACTGTGCCAGGAGTATAAGCTGCGTCAGCTACATATTTCTCAGCCAAGTCAGCGTACTGAGCTGACGTGGCCTGGGCAAATACAGTGTTGAAGTAGTTGGTTGAACTGCCAATGTTACCTGTGGCATTACCGGCTCCGTTTGTGATATTTCCAGTAATAGTAACTCCAGTTGTGGTAAACACAGCCACGTTACTTGTTCCACCAATACTAATATTAGCATTACCGCTGGCTGTTTGGATGTCAAAGCTGGTACTACCGTTTTGGATACGATCACCCAAGATGTTACCACTCAATGTGGCATTGCCTGACACACTCAAGTTGCCCACAATGTCTACCAAGCCTGGGCTGATGGTCATTACTGTTGTGCCGGCCACGTTGCCGCGGATGTTGCCACCACTGCTGACAATTGCCATGTTTGACGTGCCACTAGTGATAGCTGTACTGTTGATATTTCCACCTAGAATACTTCCACTGACACTAAGATCGCCAGTGACGTTGACCTGTGCGGCTATAGCACTTGCTGCTACTACAGCATTACCAGATTGATTAGAAATACTTGTAACTGAAGTTGTTGTGGTAATTTGACGTACATCAATTAAGTCACCAACTGCTGGTGCTTCAGTAAATGTCAACACGCATGTTGGGTCGGTTCCAGCAACTGCATAAGCCAGGGTTGGAATCTGTACCACACCGTTGATACTGACAATACAACTGTTGGTTGTTTGTGTTGAGCTTAATGTAAAGGCTACATTTACACCATCGCCGTTGAACTGTTGATCGGCAATAACTGTAAACACTGGAACACCAACCGAGACCCAGGCACTGTTGTCATATACTTCAACTGCGTTATTGGTTGTATTGAAACGTATCATACCTGTTACGCCAGTTGCTGGACGTTGTGCGGTATTACCAACCGGAGCCAAGATTGAGTTAGTTGAATTAAATGCTACAATTGCATTGGTTGTTTGTGTTGCTGACCCAAAACTGGCTGTTTCTGTTCCAGCATCAACAAAAAATACTGTTGTTGTGTCGCCATTGACTGCAAAGTTTACATCTGCACTGGCACCGTTGACTGTGATAGCGGCAGCTGAACTGTTTATGTTGCCGCCGCTGATGCTTAGATTGCTTCCACTAACATCACCAGTAACACTCACACTTGATCCTGTAATTACACCACCTACAGTACTTGCAGCTGTTTGTGTACCAGTGACACTGGTACTTGATCCAGTAATAACACCACCTACAGTGCTTGCGGCTGTTACAGTGCCACTTGCACTGACTGAGGTACCGTATACATTGCCATTGAAATTTGTTGCATCAACGTTGCCGCCTACTGCAAGTAAATTTGATGTTTTGGTAAATGTAAATCCTGATACTGCATTAGTTACTCCGCCATCATTAAACAACACGTAGGTGTTTGCACCTGGTGCGGATACACTTCCTTGGATATTACCGATCAACCAAGCTGCCATCACATTGCCAGTAGCACTTACGTTGCCACTTGTTAAGATATTTCCACCGGTGATGTTGCCTGTGCCTGAAATTGCTCCACCGGCGCCGCTTGTAAGCAGATTACCACCGGTTACATTACCTGTAGCACTGACTGTTGTACCGTACACATTACCGTTGAAACTGACAGCATCTACGTTACCAGTAACACTGACACTTGAACCAGTGATTACACCACCCACAGTACTTGCGGCAGTTTGTGCACCTGTTACCGAACTAGAGCTACCAGTGATAACTCCACCCACAGTACTGGCAGCAGTTTGTGTACCAGTAACACTAGAACTTGAACCTGTAATTACACCACCCACTGTGCTAGCCGCAGTTTGTGTGCCTGTTACTGATGAACTTGAACCTGTAATTACTCCGCCCACTGTGCTAGCCGCAGTTTGTGTGCCTGTTACTGATGAACTTGAACCGGTAATTACACCACCCACTGTTGAGGCTGCGGTTACAGTGCCACTAGCACTGACTGTTGTTCCATATACATTACTATTGGTATTGCTAGCATCTACGTTTCCTGTAACGCTAACTGAACTGCCGGTGATTACGCCACCCACTGTTGACGCGGCTGTTTGTGTACCAGTAACACTGGTACTTGAACCAGTGATTACACCACCCACTGTACTTGCGGCAGTAACTGACCCAGTAACACTTAAACTTGTACCTGTTGCAGCACCAATGTTTGGTGTTGTAAGATTTGCACCGGCTTTGACACTGATATTGCCTAGACCGTCAAATGCTGTGGTGTTGTTATCAACCTTGGCTGAAAATACAGTGCCTGTTAAACTTAAACCAGCTGCGGTATTAGCTGTGTAAACTTGGCTTTGACTAAAGATACCAAATCCAATGTTGCTGGTACCAAAGGTAATTGTACCTGTTGGTGCATTAACAATAAAGGCCGTACCTGCGTTGACGTTACCACTTGTGGTAAAGAAGTAGTCGTTGTAGCTTAATTCTTCTGTGCTACTAGCACCGTATTGGTCAGTGTCTATGCTTCGTGTAATTACTGTGGCATTGGAATACACATACACACCATTTTGTACAGCATTGGCCTGATCTTTGACCAGGATGCGTGTACCTACAGTTTGAACGTTGGCAGTATCAATTGTGGTATATGTGCCAGTTGTGGTCAGTGTTGCGCCAATACCATTGGCAACGCCATTGGGTTGAGCATATGTCACTGTACCACCAGTGGCTGTGGCCAGGGTGGTGTTGGTGGCTGCGAATACTGCTTCGTGTATGGTTATACCTGTGGTTACAGCCTGGTCAACATAGTATTTGCTGGCTGCATCAGCATCTTGTAGTGGTTGTAATTGCAAACCATTAATATAGGTATTGTTGATCACAACGTTACCGGTTGGTTCTAAATTAATGTTGCCGGCATTTGTTCTAACTGTAAGTGCTGTAGGGTTAGTAACTGTGGCTGATACCAAGTTTCCACCAGTTACGTTACCAGTAACACTGACACTTGAACCAGTGATTACACCACCCACAGTACTTGCGGCAGTTTGTGCACCTGTTACCGAACTACTTGAGCCAGTGATAACTCCACCCACAGTACTGGCAGCTGTTTGTGTACCAGTAACACTAGAACTTGATCCTGTAATTACACCACCCACTGTTGACGCGGCTGTTACAGTACCACTTGCACTGACTGTTGTTCCATATACATTACTATTGGTATTGCTGGCATCTACGTTACCGGTGACACTAGTTGAAGTGCCTGTGATAACTCCACCTACAGTACTGGCAGCAGTTTGAGTTCCGGTTACTGAACTAGAGCTACCAGTGATTACACCACCTACAGTACTGGCAGCAGTTTGTGTGCCAGTGACACTAGAACTTGATCCTGTAATTACACCACCAACAGTGCTTGCTGCAGTTACAGTACCACTTGCACTAACTGTTGTTCCATATACATTACTATTGGTATTGCTAGCATCTACGTTACCGGTGACACTAGCACTTGATCCAGTGATTACACCACCTACAGTACTGGCAGCAGTTTGAGTTCCGGTTACTGAACTAGAGCTACCAGTGATAACTCCACCTACAGTACTGGCAGCAGTTTGAGTTCCGGTTACTGAACTAGAGCTACCGGTGATAACTCCACCCACTGTTGACGCGGCTGTTTGTGTACCAGTAACACTAGAACTTGATCCTGTAATTACACCACCTACTGTTGACGCGGCTGTTTGTGTACCAGTAACACTAGAACTTGATCCTGTAATTACACCACCCACTGTTGACGCGGCTGTTACAGTACCACTTGCACTGACTGTTGTTCCATATACATTACCATTAAAATTCTGTGCATCAACGTTGCCACCCACTGTGACCAAGTTTGCTGTTTTGTTGAATGTAAATCCTGATGTTGCATTGGCCACGTTGCCGTCGTTGAACAGCACTTGAGTGTTTGCTCCAGCTGCACTAACATTTCCTTGGATGTTACCAATAATATAATTACCAGTAATATTGCCAGCGGCGCTGATTAATCCTGGAGTTAATAAGTTGCCACCAGTTACGTTGCCTGTAAAGTTTGTTGCGCCTAATACGTTGCCAATTAAACTAGTGGTGCCACTTACTACCATATTATTGGTATGTAAATTAGCATAACTGCTGATGCTTATAACTGTACTGGTTTCACTGGTACTGGTAAATGCTGTTACAAACTCGGAATTAGCTTCGTTCCATACAAAGGCAATATTATTTGCTGAGCCGCGCTCGCCAATAAAACCAATATCAACTGCTGGAGCACCAGTTTGGGTGCTGGCTAGTACAATAACTGGATCTTCAATGGTGGTAATTGTGGTGTCAATTGCGGTACTACTACCTTGAACTGTAAGATTACCAGTAACTGTAAGGTCGCTGCCGTAGGTTAAATTATTTGCAATCTTGTTGGATGTGATTGAGAAATTTTGCAGTTTGGCATTAGCGTTGATACCAAGGTATACGTTACCTGCACTTGCGTCAGTTATCTGATTATTATTAATTCTAGTTACGGCCATTATGGTCTCCAGTTAATGGTTCATGCTACTCGTGGTTTTTCACGGGCTATGACTTATTTACCGTGGCCGTGCTAAAACACTTATCTGTGCCGTTATTTAGAATAAATTAGCTCTGGAGCTGATTTGTGTTGGAAAAACTGTGTTGCTGGCGCCGCTAGACTAGGATTTTGTTACAAGAATCTGATGTCAATCACATCGCTTGTTTCAGGGGCTTCTGTAAACACCAAGTTTGTGCTGGGGCTAGGAACCATGGAATAGGACTGAGCTGGCACCTGTGTGATACCATTTAATATGACTAAGACAGCCGCTGTAGTAGTTGAACGATCCAGTGTAAATGTAGTGGCTGTTCCATTACCGTACAGGACTTGATTAGTAACTGCGGTACTGGTAGAGGCCCAAGCATTGCCATTGTAAACTTCTAGCAACGTGGTTGTGGTGTTAAATCTAACAGTGCCGGTGGTGCCCGGACTAGGGCGTTGGTCAGTATTGCCCACTGGCAATATCAATCCTGTTGTGGTGTTTATGCTAACTAACCCTGTGCCAGTGGGTTGTAGTGTAATTGTTGCATTGGCTAAACTGGAGCTAATTGTGGTATTGCTTATTGTTATGTTACCCAATACAGCGGCGCCACCTACACCAAATGTGCCTACGTACCTGTAGCCTACAATGAACACAGATTTTCCTGTGACTCCACCAGCAATTACACTTGGAATAGTTGCGCCGTTGAAGTTTAAAACCCCGGCTTGATAATCAAAAAACCAAGTATCATCGCTGCCAGAACCTGCTTGGAACAATCTAGTACCAGTGGTTTGTGGAGTTGTAGATCCTGTGGTGTCCACGTAAACCACTACCAAATAGTTGTCACCAAACTGTGTGGGTATCCAGTTGGCAAGATTAGTTTTCCAGGTCTGATTATCAGGTGCTGTTAGATCTTCTGTGCATTGTACTGTAGGGCTGTAACTACCGCCGCCATCTTTGTAGACCTGCACGATTGATGTGGTGTTAGCCGGTGGAGTGCTGGGAATATCGCCACTGTTAGTCCAAACCAAGTCACCACGATACAGTAGTGGGCTGGCTATGCTTTCGTTAAACGCTTCTTTGGAACCAGAACCCGGTGGCGGTATAGAGGTCTTGGCTACTCCGTACCCTAGTTTCTTCCAGAGATAGTCTAGTTTCTGGCTTTCACCAAATGTAGCAGCCATTATGCAGCGTCTCCTATTGAAAGCGCAGTAATGGTCTGTCCACTACTTAGTGCTATGCGAACTAAAATATTGTTGCCTGTGCTATTGCTTGAATTCTGTGAACCCAATGTCATGGTATAGCCCACGTTGGCAATAGCCGAATTAAGCGGCACTACATCGGCACCAGTTAGGGCGACACCATTACTGCCGTTGCCGCCGCCTGCAATACTTGCTCCAGGAACACCTGATCCGTTATACTGTAGTGAACAACTTAACCAACCGTCAAGCGTACTTGTTGGACCTGGAAAACCAGGAGTTGGTGAGCTAAATCCACCTGTATCAATAGTTGTGCCAGGGGCTGCGATCCACATGCCGGCTATGCCTGTGGTAGTTGTAAGCCTAATGTCAAAGTTGGCCATGGTAGCTCTGCGGAACGCAAACGTAAAGTATTGTAGTCCGCTGCGTCCTGTGGCGAGATCAGGACCTACTGGCAAATATCCCGTACTCAAATTGGTCACAAAATGTTTAACTACACCATATCGGTCAACTGCTTCGGCGGTACCAGCAACGGTTTGAACACCAGACCACACATTGCCAGTATAGTAGTTAGTAGCGCCGCTGAATGCTGGTGTATTAGCCGCGGCACCAAAACCAGTTATTCGTAAAGCGTTGTCAGTATATACAGATCCCAAGGTAGCACTGACCGCGATGTTGCCTTCACTAATGCCGGTGTTGGCTGTGGCATTTACTTGTATTTTGGTTGGTAATTGTACTGTAGTGCTTGTACCAACCACATTGAATATTGTAGCTGTTACGTTTGCTACGGCATTGACTGCTCCGTTGATTAGAACATTAACATTGCCCATGGTATAGTTTGATGAAATACCTGTGTTGGCCTTGACATTACTACCAGTCAACATTGTGCTTGGTCCATCAATCTGGGCCAGAGATTTAGTTTGCGTGGCAATAATTGAGCCAGTCCCTTCTATGGCTGAGCCAGCGGCCAGTGTAAACGGATCAGCACTACGGAAAGTTTGACCTGTAAAGTTTTGTAATTCTACAGTAGCCACTGTTATACTTGGGCTTCCTGTGGAGCTGTAATATGGTATGCCTGAAATATAAGCAAAAGTGCCGTTGACATTACCGGCCATGGCCACGTTGCTGGTTATCAAAGTAGGAGCTGAATTTAAATTGTCTTTGACCATGCCTACTGTATTGGTATTGCCCGACACCGTGTGTCTCAGTTGGAAATCATTGTAGCCAGTGCCTAGACTGGCTAGTGTGTTGCTGATAGTTGCTGAAAATACTTTGTAAAATCCTGTGGGCACAGCGGCATTGGCCACGTGCAGATCTCGATCAGCCGACACTATTAGCGCACCTACAGTGCCTACTGTGTTTCCACCTGTGGTGAATGTTACGTTACCCGAGGCTGTGTTGTTGACAAAGGCAGATAATGTACCTGTGGTTGCTGTATTGGCATTTTGGACTTGTGTACTTGTGGAAACTGGTGTAGTAGTAGCCACACGAATTACTGATGTGCCGTTGGCTACAATGTTACCACCAGTGTTGTCTGCAGCGCCAGCGGCCAACAGCGGGCTAGTTCCTTGACTGGCGGTGGCTATGGTCACATTGGTATAGCCGCTGAGATTAGTGGGCGCAGTAGGATTGGCCAAAATTGTGATATAACTGGTTCGAGTCAGAGTATTGCTTTGTGATATGGTTCCAGGAGTGCCGTTGGCTTGTAAGGCCACAGTTTTACTTCCTGTGGTTGGCGAGCCTACTGCACTTTGATATGAATGCGTGATGTTGGCAAAAGTTATTAGGCCAGTGTTACTTGTTGTGTCGCCCCAGGTCCAGTTGAATACGTTGCCGGTAAAAGCCACGTTAGGCGATGTTTGATTTTGAAAATTAAACAAACTTCTATCAAGGCCGTTGTAGTCAGTGTATAGGTATCCAACCTGTGCGTTAGAGGTAAATCCTGTGGCATCAGTTTGCGTATTGCTGGTTCCTACAAAGCCAGCTCTAACTTCTGGTTCAATAGAAACAGTTACGTTGCTTGACTTGAATGGGCTAGTACTATAGCCGGTGTACAACCAAAGATTGGCCACACGGTTTACCGTGGTTGCAGCATTTTGTTGCACTGAAGTAAGAGCAAAGGTATGAGTAATATTGGCCGCACTAGGATTACCGGCTAGGCCAGTTTGAATGTTGATATTGCTGTTGGCTGTGCTATCGCCCCACTGGAAGTTATACAACTGTTGGGCACCAAAGCTGGCTGTGTTGCCGGGACTGCCCGGAGTGTCGTTGCGGAAACTTACCACACCACCAGATGTGGCCAGATAGTTAATGGTTGTTGTTACATTGGCTGTAACAGCAGGACTTTGTTGTGTGTATATTTTAACGTTGGTTGCTGAGGATGTTACGCTGTAGGGTGGTGCGTTACCGGCTGTTTGATTTGTACCTGTTAGTGTGATACTACGAAGAGCATCAACATTGGCTGAATTATTATAGGTATGACTATTAGTAGTCCAACTGTTTCCTGGGTTAACCGCTGTGTTACCGTCACCGTAGTTGATTGTATAGGATGTGGCATACAAACTGGTGTTGGTCAATGTTACACTACTACCAGTGTCTAACGTTGTTGGACTTGTAGTAAATGATGGTAATGGTAGCGGAGTATACAGAGTAATGTAATCGGTGTTGGTCGATGTTGCTGTTGATCCTTTGGCGCCAAGGGCAGCATTGCCACTATAGGTTCCATTGGTGTTGTAGGCCGTGTAGACCACTGTGAATTGTCCGCCAAGCACATTGCTATAGGTGTGTGTTGGATTGGCCGATGTGCTGGTTGTGCCATCACCAAAATTCCAAAGATAGCTATTAGGGTTACCAATGTAGTGTCCAGTAAATGCCACACTTAATGGACTTGGGCCCGATGTTACGTTGGCAGTGATGTACACATTGCCTACATAGGTATTTCCAGCAATATTCAAAGCCACTTGGTTTAGATCATCCAGTCCGTCGGTTACAAATGTAGCCGTGGTCCAACCCGGATAGGCCACGTTGGTAGTTAAACTACCGTCTGTGGGTGTTCCTAGTGGAATGAGATTGCCAGTAACATTGCCGGCAACATTGCCTATTGTTTGATCTACATAAAATTTGGTGGTGGCATCTGCGTTGGCTACTGGTTCTGCTAGGTTGTTGATGTTGACATTGCCAGCACTGATATTACCAATGTTGGAAATTGTCACATTTCCAACTGTAAAAATACCAGCTACTTCAAGTGTGGATGAGGGACTAACAGTGTTAATGCCCACGTTGGCATTACTAATAGACAGATCAATGCCATCTCGTTCAAGATTGCTTGATAGTATCTGCCCTTTTACGTAGTTAACTGCCATAGATTGTCCCTGTATAGGATATTTAGCTGATTAGTTTGTGGTGTGAATCACGTTGATTGGCACAGTATTGGGCGGTGCTGATGTAAATGTAATGTTATATCCACCGTCAACGGTATAAGACGAAGCCGGGTCTTGGTAAATTGAACCTACAAATACTATAAGTTGTGTTGCTGTATTTTCTGCTACACTCATTAAGAACACTGTGGTGCTACCATCACCAACAAAGTCGTCCACAGTGTAAGTAATACTTCCGCCTGTGCTAAGTGTAGTCCAACTGCTACCGTTGAAAAACTCCACCAGGCCCGAATCTGTATTGTAACGAATCATCCCAAATGCAGCATTATCAGGACGGTTAGCAGAACTGCCAGTGGGCAATACCACACCTGTACTGCCACTTTGCAACTGGCGATTTTTTACAAAATATCCCATTAAATTGTAGTATACGAAGTCACTGCGGTTACTGTATTAGCTGTGGCTACTACCTGTACAAAGTCTCCAGCACCTAACAATAATTTTTCTCCAGCGTTATAAAGTTGATAGGTGTCGCCGCTGGACAGTGACAACGCATATAAAATTTGATTACTGGTTGTTGCGATGTTGCCGTTTGGTACCACAAACACGTTGGCAGTCACATTTGCAGCGCCCCAATTGTTTAAACTGAGCCAGGTAATAGCAGTGTTTCCACCACTGGTGTAAACCACGTTACCAACTACTGTGTTACCGATTACTTGTGTTGTTATTGACATTTTTGTTCCTTAAAGTATAATTGCGTAAACAATGGCTTTGCCTTTGCTGACCAATTCGTCGTTGGCTGATGCTGATGTAAAGTACAATCCTGTACCTCCGCCGCCTATCACATTGCTGTAAACAGCCACCGCATTGGCCACATTGGCTGGTGTAGCGGTATTGGCAAACACTTGGTGTCCGCTTAAAAAAAGTTTGTTGGTTGCTGTATCAAACGACAAGTTTGCTGTTGCACCAAATGCACCAGAATTGTTAAACTGTATCTGGGTGTTTGATCCAGCGGCTGCTACTGCGCTAGTAGTGGTAATAATATTGGCGTAACTGGCAATAGGTGCACCCAAACTTGATACACTGTTGCTGATCTGCCAGGCATTGGCCACTGAGTTGAATCGTAGTCCAGCAAAGGTAGTGGGTCCAGTTTGCCCAAGCAGGCCCATTTCTGTAACAGTACCGGTGTTGTTGGCGGCAACTACAATAAAATCGTCCACTGTTGACAAGTTACCTGTGTAGGTTAAACTACCATTGAAAATGGTGTTGGCATAATTGATCGTAAGAGTGGCAACCCCGTCATCGCCGGTTAGAGTTAAATCGCCACTGGTGTTCTTGTATGTAGACATCTATAGATCCTTTTTGTTATTTATGCGGTCTACAAAGGTATCTAAATCAACGTGTGTGAAGTTTGGTACAGCACTAAGCTCTGGTATTAGGGCTGTGGTTGTGCCTTGTACCCGTACAAATTGCACAAGAGGGTGATCTTGTGCAATACGACATAGTTGTTTGATCCAATTTCCAGTAAAAGTAGGAGGAGCGTCTACTCGTTTGTAAAATTCTGTGCCGGCATACAAGTTGTTAACCGTATTATTTTCTGTAGGACCCATGTCAAATCCCAGCAGGTATATGCGGGTATTCCCGTCTTGTGCTGCCAACCCTGTAGCAATAGGACCACTACTAAATCCAAAGTATGGTTTGGGTACCCCTTGTGCGCCTAGGCCTGCAATGGGTCTGCGAGTGTGAAATCTATGTTGGGCACTGTATCCAGATTCTTGTATGTGTGTGGCGATGGGTCGGTCAGTAGATATCAACACATCTGGAGTAAATTCTCTGTACAGGGCATTACAGCCGTAGACAGTGCCCAACAGTTGTAGTTGGTGTAAATCAACGCCTTGGCGGCTAATGCCGTTGCCTAACACAAATGCTCGAGTCATAAAAAATCCCCACAGTACTTATTGTGGGGATTTTAGGGCTACAACAAAATTAGCTTGTGTAGTTTTCTACAATAGCAAGATCTAAAGCGCCTGTTGCCAATTGCTCTGAACCGTTGGTTCCCCATGTGTCAACTTCGGCACCGGATTTGGCTGTTGTGCCTTCGTCACTGAAGAAGTTGTCAGCGTATACCACATTGTTAACAACCTGATCTGCATTCCAAACATCCCCGGTGTTAGCAACACCGCCAACTTCGCCGCCAGCAAAGTTTTGTAGGAACTTGTTGGTCAACTTACTGATTGCTGTTTCAACAGAGTCGTTACTAAAATAACTAATACTCATGTTTCCAGCAGTTGGTGTTAAATCACTTGTTAATACACAAATACCAACTTCTTGAGCTGTGCCAGTGGTGCCTGCACCAGCGGCTGCTGTTGGTGTGAAAACAGTACCTACACCATAGCCTGCTGGAGCACCCATGGCTGTCCAGTTAGTATCGCCAACTACTCGAATACGTAGTGCCACTGATGGTGATCCACCGATTACTGCGTTTTCTGGATCAATGCCAGCGTTAGTAGATACCAAAAACTTGTGTGAACCTTTTTGACGGATGATTAATCCGGCTGCTTGACCGCTGGAACTATTAGTAATATTTACTTCGCACTTGACTACTGGATAGTTTGCAGTGGCCACTGTTGGAGGCTGAACACCACCAACTACGCCAAGATATTCTGTGCCAGTCCAAGTATTACTTGGGTACACAGGTGCTGTTAAACTTGTTAGTGCATTGAAACCAATATCAACACCAGGGTTTGCACCGGTACTGGCGTTATAACTAGCTTCGGTAATTTTTTTGATTTTAAGAGGACGTCCCATTTTGTTTTCTCCTTAAAGAAGTCCGATCGGAGTTCTAGTCCGTACGCGGTAGGGTTCTAGTCCGCCGCATAAAACGCATGATTGCGTTGACAAGTATTTATGGCACTGCAAATATTTTGGGTGCGTACCGAGCAAATTAAATACATGCATGGATACAGAACACTTGGTAGCACACGGCAATACCTGCCGAGAACAACACAACCCTGAAGGTGCCTTGGCCTACTATGCCCAAGCTCTAACACAGGATCGACATCACGCAGGTGCGTTTAATAATTATGGCAATGTGCTACGTGAATCAGGTGATCCTGCAGGTGGTATTCCGTTTTTGCAACGGGCTATACAACTGGATCCCACCAATGTCACTGCTCAATTTAATCTAGCTGTGGCTTACTTGCTGAGTGGTGACTATGCTCGCGGATGGCCGCAGTATGAGTGGCGCTGGCGGTACGAACACCTAAATGGTCAATTACCCACGTATGAGCAACCGCGCTGGACTGGCCAGGATTTAAAAGACAAAACTATCTTGGTGTTGGGTGAACAAGGGCATGGGGATAATATACAGTTTATCCGCTTTGTGGGTGACTTGTCTGGTCGTGGTGCTCGAGTACTAGTTGCTGTAAATCCGAGCCTTATTCCCTTATTCCAGAGCATTCCACAAATTACAGAATTATTTGGGCCAGATCAGCCGTTGCCAGCGTTTGATTATTGGACTCCTATCATGAGTATTCCTGGTGCAATTGGTAATACCTTAGACAATCTAAGTCATGTGCAATACTACCTTCGAGCTGACGAACAGTTGGCACGAGCTTGGCAAGAAAAATTAGGACCAAAGACTCGACTGCGTGTGGGCTTTTGCTGGTCGGGTCGAAAAGATACCTGGATTAATCAACACAAGGCCATGCCTTTTGAAACCATGTTGGCCTTGATCCAACGCAATCCCAGCTATGAGTGGGTTAATCTACAGTGCGATTGTAGTTCAGAAGAAGAACAGCAATTGGTTGCTGCTGGCGTTCGAGCATATCCTGGGGCTATCACCACGTTTGCAGATACAGCGGCCTTGATACATCACATGGATGTTGTGCTGGCTGTGGATACTGCTGTGGCACACTTGTCAGGTGCATTAGGACGACCTGTTTGGGTCATGTTAAATCAGTTTGGTCTAGACTGGCGCTGGTTGTTGAATCGTGATTCAAGTCCGTGGTATAGCACTGCCACCTTGTTCCGCCAACCAGTCATGGGCGACTGGGCCAGTGTAACTGACCGGATTGACAAATATCTCAGTTGGTATAAAGTCTAAGGCTGGTAATAAATGACTTCGCCGGTGACAGGATTGTAGTACATGGCATAAAATCCTGCAGGTACAGTATTGCTGACTCTGGCAGGACCTAGATATAAGTTGGCGCCTGATCCTGATATGACCAAATTCAAGTTGCCATCCACATTGCCCAGATAGATATTTCCGGTGTTGGGATTCACAGTCATCTCACCTGGTCTAGCATTGCCGTTGTAGTTGGTCACAGACTCCTGAGCGTTGTCTTTCATAACTGTTCTAGTGATGCCAGTTATGTCTGCGTATGGTGGAGGTGGATTTGCCATACCAGTATTTAGCGGCTTGGGCAGTGATCGCCGTGCCAGCGGGCGTAACCATTCACAGCTACCAGTTGATCACAGTGCGGGCATAGCCGCTTTTCACGCTTCTTGCCCATGTTAGCTAGACTTCTTGCCAACTTTTCTTCTTCAGTTTGTTTACGGCCACGCAGTTTGTCTCCAATTTTTTTACGAGTGTTGTCTGATACTTCTGCTCCATAACGTGGGTTATTTTTTCCTGACTGTGCGGCTGATAATTTTGCTCGATGTTCTTCTGTTATAGGAGGTTTCGTTTTGCCAGTTGTGTTTGCCACCAATCTTGCATGTTGTTCTGGTGTCAGCGTATTACCTAGATTTTTTTGTCTAATTTTTTCTCTTGCTTCTGGTGTATGTGTTTTGCCCCACATTGGGTTTTTCTCCCCAAGGATTCTTTCACGTTGTAGTATTGCATATTCTTGTTTAATACTTTCATATACTCGTGCGGTAATTTTTGTAGCATAACGTTGTTGTCCTGATTTCTCTGCTCGCATCATCCTAAGTGCATTTAGCATTTTATGATGTTCTTGTCCTGTAGTCATTTTGACCAACAACCAATGGCATACAAAGTGTTCTCTAGCAGTTAGATTTACCAAGTTATCTGGCTCATCTCCACCACCTAAACTACGTGGTACTATGTGATGACTCTCTGTGTAAGTTTCTAGGACACGATTTTTGGCTCGATTTGTAATGTTTGCGTACCATTGTTTATATTTGTTCATATGTTTATTTATGTTAGTAAGCTCCATGATAACATTTATAAACAAAAATGTCAACAAAAAAGCGCCTTTCGGCGCTTTTCTGCTTCTTCCCATCCCTGAGAAAAATAAACAAACAATCTCTGATTAAGAGAAAGACAAGTTTTGGACGGCAATCTCCCCGACGTAGTCGGCAGCATTACCAAACGAACTTGCAGTATTTGTTAATTCTACGAAGCCATATCTCGTCATGAAACTTACGACTGGTTCGAATGTTGACGGATCCAATACCACGCCACTGCTCATCAACGGAATGTATGGGCAATAGAACGCAGCAGCATCAGCTTCGCTTGTACCCTTGTAGCCAACCAATACACTAGCTGTATCACTAGCGTAAGAGTTTACAAACACACGCATTGCACCGTTCAATGTACCAACAAACTTAGTGTTTGTAGGAGCTTCAAATGTGCCTTCTGTTGTGCGGGCAAAAGCACTAGTTGTTGCACTTTGCAATACTGTCAAGCTAGCTGGGGAAACAACAGCCCAGTTACCAGCGCCACGACGTGTACGCTGAGCGATCAAGTTAGCAACGCGGTTGATCAACACTGCCAAAGCGGCATGCTCATCACCAACGAATGTTGCTGTACCAGATACAGTTGCTTGGTTGTATGTGTACTCTGTAGCAGCCAATGTGCTCAAGGATAACAAGATCTCTTGATCAATCTCAGCTGTGATCTCTTGTGCAAGAGCAGCCATGATTTCAGCTTCTACGTCGATACCGTGCATGGCTTGTGCATCTTGAGCAGATTCAAATGTCCAACGAGCTTGTAACTTGCGTGTCTTTGCTTCAACAGCTTGCTTCAAGATTTGTACGGAGATTTGCTTACCGCCTGTGCCTTCCATAACTGCTGTGTTGTTACCTGTGTAACCAGTAGCTGTTGTAGTAGCTTGTGGCACTGTAGAGTAAGCAGTAGCAATTGTGAATGGGCTCAAAGCTTCTTGACCAGCTTGGACGCTAGTAGCGGCTGCTGAATTGTCTGTCAAACTCTGTGCATAGCGAACACGTAATGTGTGGATTTGGCCTACTGGACCTGTCATTGGCTGTACGCCTACCAACTCGTTAGCAATAACTGTTGGCATAACACGTCGAATAACTGGCAGAATCACACGGTTTAATGTGGCGATGTTACCAGAAACTGTAGAACCTGAACTTGCATTCTCACGCAAGTATTTTTTTGTGTTTTCGAGGATAACTGACATGGAAGTACGCTTAGAGCCGGACAAGCCTTCTAAGAGTGCATCTTTAGTTTCAGTCCAACGACCTTCTAATAATTCTTGTGACATTTAAGTCTCCTTATATTATGTCTTGGATTACAGCCCTGCCAAACGCTTTAGATCGATCACATTGCTGGTATTCTCAGCTTGTTGATCTGCATCTGGACTGCGGGCAGATTTATCGCCAGTGGCTTCAGATAATGACTCTGTGATTACCTTGGAGGCTTTCGCAGAACGATCTTCTAAAACTGCTGGTAGATACTTTTCAAATGCGTTGGACAAACGAGTTGTCTGTACGCTTTCGAGCAAACTACGCATCACTTGTTGCTTTTCTTTGTTTAAAGGAGCTAGCAATTCCTCTAAGGCAGCTTCACGCTGATTAGATTCTTTAAGGATACGCATTTCGCGTTCTTTGTTTTCGACCAAAACTTTTGCTTTCTGGGCGAATCGGATGGCCTCTGACAGTTTGGCATCTTTGGCAGCGATTGTGTCATGTAGTTTACGAACTTCTTGCTTCTCATTTAAATGAGTTGCACCAAATTCACTTGCATACGCTTCAAAAATACGACGTCCAAAATTGTTCTCACGAGCAACTTTGATGTCTTCTTGTAACTGACTGAGTTCAGCTTTAAGATGTGTGCTAACAGCGTTAGACATTTTCCGGGCACTTTCTGTAACAAAACGTGCTTTGAGTGTTTCTAACTGTTTACGAGCTTCACGCACCAAACGAACTTTAGTTTCAACAACGTCCTGTTTGTCTTGTGCAAATTCTTGAATCTCACGTGCAAGTGCATGTACCACAAACTGTTCTAGTTTCTGAACACCTTCTGTGTGCATCTTGCGGTCTCGACGCAATTCGCCAATTTCTTCAGCAAGTTTAGTAACCATAAACGAATTGAACTTCGTTGCTGATTCTTTCATCTTGCCTTGGAATTTGACGCGATCTTCTGCAAGTGCTTGCTTTTCAGCTGCAACTGCTTGGATTTCTGCGGTAAGACCATCTGTTACCATACGATCTAAGGCTTCCACCATCACTGTTTTATCATGCTCATAGCGTTGTGCAAACTCTTCGCGGAGTTCTGCACGTACCTGTTCACGAGCTTCGTTCAACTGTGTTTCCCATGCTTCTGAGATCTGTTGTTGAGCTTCTTCGTTAATCAAGTCGCTATCTAGTAACGGTTTAATAGCATCTAGCATATTATTTTCCTTCGATCTTGAGACTACGGATCAAACGAACTACTTCGTCTTTGACGTATCTCTGTGCTTTGCCGCTCTTGGCCGGGTCTTTGAACATATCCAACAATCTTTGACCGCCTTTGTGATTCAAAAGGCCTTCATAAATTGCTGTGGGATATGCATTTGGAGCACTCGGCTGAGCAACTACATCTACAGTGACTATTTCAAAGTCACTGACATGTCCATTAGCGTCGTTTACATTACCCGATCCACGACTGCTAACACCTAGTTTAACACCCGAAGTCAACATGGTCTTAACCAGTTCTCCCATGGGTGTAGGTAGTATCTTTAGTGTGCCCATTCCAGCAGGGCCATCCATCCACATTTTTTCAATCATGTGACTGACACGATCCAAATTGATTTTTAAATCATCTGGGTGATCAACTTCGCCTAAAACTGAATGACCAGTTTTGATTTGTTCGTTGATGGTGTCTACTGCATTGGCTATTTCACTTACAGGATATACTCGCTCGTTTGCGTTTCTAACGCCGCCCTCAATGCAGATACCTTTCAACTTCATGGTTTTCTGACCAGAGCCATCCATGGCTTCCTCAAGCAAGACTTCCGCCTGTGCTTGAGTGAAGCTTAGATGTTCTTGTAGATATCGAGCCATATCTGTAATTAAGCCTTAGGAAATGGAGTTTTCGTATTCACACCACTGGCTTGTGTTGTAACCGGCTTTGGAGCTGCTGACATTTGTTTGTTGCCAGTAGCTGGAGAGTTTTGTACTTTACCAATTAACTCGCCGGTCTTAGGAGCAGGACGGCCTTGCGCTGTGTCACCGGTCATTTTTACAGGACTAGCTACAGCACCCTTAGCGCCACTGTTGTTGGCGTTTGTGCTTTTGGTGTTGGTACCAGCTGGCTCTGAAGTTACAGGAGCAGGAGCTTTGGCTAGGTTAATAGCTTCCATCATGCCCATTTCTTCATCACTGAATTCAGCTGTGTCTGTGTCATCCATTTCTAAAGCGTCGCCGCCGTCAATGTCAGATACACTATCGCCACCTTCACCGCCCATTAGGCTCTCAAATTCAGCCATGAGTTCGTCAAGTTTGTCTTCTAAATCAACCACGCGGTCTTCAATATCAGCACCGTCGTCATGATCTTTTTCCATGTCATGTGTGAGATCTTCGCCGTCTTCTTCAGCAGCGTCGTCAAATTCAACGTCAGACTCTTCGTCTTCTTGCATGCCTTGTTCCTCAGCTTCTACGTCGTCAATCAAGTCGTCACTAGCGTCGCCGCCCATGTCTTCGTGCATTTCGTCGTATTCAATGTCTTTGGCAACTTTTTTGCCAGCTTTTTCAGCATGGTCGTCGCGGTCAGCGTCAGACTCTTCGTCCAACTCTTCTACTTCTTCGTCCATTAAATTTTCATAAATTTCACGGGATTTTTCTACCACGATGTCGTGGAAAAGCTCTTTAGCTTTGGCTTCTTCATCATTGATCACGTATTCGATCAATTGTTCAAATTTCGATGTCATAATTTCTCCTTAAGGTATGGCTCGTGAAGTATTTACTACAGAGCAGTAATACTAGTGTATTATGTGGAGAAAACTGGGTGTTTTTGACTGCAAATGTTACAATTACATTGCAGGTGCGGCTGGCGCAGGTGCATACTGCTTTTTGACTTTTTTAAGTTTTTCTTTGAATTCCCAACTTCTAACATCTTGCATTTGACGCAGTTTGTTTAGCTGGCGCAGAGTTAGTCGTGTTTTACGTAAATTATTCAGTTGAGGTTGGCTGTTATCTTGACTCAAGTCTTGATATGCTTCAGGTTCTCGAGAATAAATTTCGTTTAAGATCATGCTGTATTTATTAAATTGATGGAATTGGGGGGGCGCCTGCTGGGGCAGCAGTTCCAGGAGCGGTGGTTGGGGCACCGGGCATGCCACCTTCGGGTGCTTCGGCTCCTGCTTCGCCGCCGGCTAGTTCTTCTCCGGTGGCAATGTCACTTTCCAATCCGGCGGGTGTAATACCGATTGAGCGTAGATCTTGCCCTTGTGTGGTGGTTAATTCTGGTTCGTCGCGCTCTTCAGCCCAAAGTGTTTCGTTTTCCACAATCTCTTCTTCGGTCAAGCCCAGGTAGCGTTTCATCATAAATCGCTTGCTCATGTAGGGCATTTGCTCCAGCTGTGTAAATGATGCAATACGGCTGGTATCCAGCTCGCTTTGACGATAGCTGGCAAAATTTTGTGGCTCGCACAGGCTGACTGAGAACAGTCCTGCGTCAATATTAAAGCCTCTCCAGCGCAGGAACATCTTGAATTCATCATCTAATTTTTGCATGATTAGCCGTTGTAGGCGCATGCAATACTGGTTAAAGCGGTATTCTTGGATTAGTGCTGTGCCTACTTTGCCGTCATTCATGGCACGGTCTGAATCGTCTGGACCTGTGGGCAAATAACTGCTTGGAACACGCAGACCGCGGGCCATTTTGTTGTTGAAGTATTTTAAATCGTCAATTTCGCCTAGGTTTGAGCCGCCCGGTAGGGTAGTAACATCTGACCCACGACCTTCAGCGGTAACTGGAAAAAAGAAGTCTTCGTTGATGCTGAGTGGGTTATAACTAGCATCCATCATGTTGGCGCCACCACCGGTATTAGTAGGAATACGCCGCTGATGCATTTCGTTTTTGACACGTTCTACAAACTGCATGGCCATATGACTGGGCATGTTGCCCACGTCAATTTTGAATATTCTGCGCTCTGGAGCACGTTGTACACGATAGATCAGCACTGAATCTTCTAACAATTCTTTTTGTTTGTAAACTTTAAATATATTTTCTAGGATACTTTGTCCAAATGGCCAGAAAAAATCAAGCCCTTCGTTCAGTCCAATATGCACTACGTGACGTGCATCAATACAGGTTTCATTCATGGCCTGCGTAAATCTGCTGTTGCCAACCCCACCGTTGCCGGTGCCGCCACCTGCACCACCACCGCCTGGTGAAGTATAGTTGTTGGTAGTGCTACCACCGCCCATGGCACGGCTTACATAATAGTCTGATGTGGTTTTTTGAGCTACACTCATGTTTTGGAAGTTGGGATTGATGTCACGAATAATGTACTGCTCAGGACGTTTGCCTTCGCTTTCGTTTACAATAACACGGGCCACTTTGACCATGTCTACCCACATCATTTCAAAGGTTTCTGGGTCACGCACAAACACCTGATCACCGTACTTGATGGTGTTGCGGAACAGTTTAAAAATTCGTTGATCCAGCTTGTTTAATTTGGTCCACTGCTGTAGTTGCTTTTTGATAATTTCCACTTCGTGATCTGTGGGCTTGTCTGTAAAATTGATATCAAACGGTGTTTTGTTGTCGTCGTTGATCTGTGTTGAAAACTCAGCAATGATGTCTAAACAGGCATTAACTTCACTGTCCATGTCCATGTTTTCGTATTGATTATAGCGTTCAATACGGTTGGGATGTCCAGAATATACTTCGGGTAATCTGCTGGCATAGTTGCGGAAGGCAAAGTCATTGGGTGTGCCACCGGCGCCGTATCCGTCGCCTGTTTGTCTAGGATAGCCGTCAAGTCCAAATTGATTTTGCCCTGATATTGGACTGAGTTGGCCACCAGCACTGGCCACTTTGAAATACTTTTTCCAACCGCGTTTACGGTTATTATCGTTATCTGCCATAGTGTTATATTTATCGTGACCTAGCTGGCGTACTGCATTATTTTTGTACTGACGTCTAATTGATTTTTCATTACCGAAACCATTTCCTCTAGTTTTTCTAGTTGGGCGGCCATAAGACCTGTGCTCTCGCCACTGCCCAAGCCCATGCTTTGGGCTGCTGGACTGTTTAGCGGAACAATTGCTTCGGTACCGTGCATGGTTAAATTGGGACGATATCCGCCTGTTGGTCCACTTAATATAGCACCATTGGCTGCAGATACTTCTGCGTGAATATGTCCACCAGTACCGCCAGGACTTAGAGTAGCATATTCATCCTGAGCATATGATGCACCCATTTGCTGTAACATGCTAACAATACTAGCACCTTCTTCTCTAGATGGAGTTTTTCCTAAAGCAAAATCTAATGCCAGTCCCTTAACATGGTTACTTCCACCTTTTTTATCTTGATGGTATTGATCATTGAAACCAGAAAAATATGCAAACCCTGGAACACTTGCTTGAATTTGTTGGGCTAACTCAATTAGGTTTGTGCTAATCCCGCTGTCTCCGGCTTGAACATCACCTTTTTTAATTTTAAGGCCCATGCTTGCTAAATCGGCCTGGGTAGTTGGTACTACGGGTGCGGTTGCGCCGCCAGCTCCGCTAGCACCACGTTTAGGTGGTACTACACCAGGTCGACCTTGTTTTTCTAAATATTCCGATTCGTTATCAACCCGTTGTCCTTGTAGGAAATTTTTACCAGTGGTACTTACTACCCCCACTGCTTTTTCTAAACCGCGGGCAAGACTACTTTGGAATTTTTCCCCTGTGGTCATTTGTTTCCAGTTAGCTGCGTCTTGCTCTTCGGTATCTACATCTTGGCGGCCCATTTCTTTGTTAACCCATTTGATCATGTCTAACATAGTGTCAGTCATTTTTTTGGTAGCATAAGCGGCCTGTGGCATCAGTTTGATTGCCATCTTGCTAAATTCAATATTCATTTTTTCAAGATTTTGCTGGGCCTCAACCGTGGCCTTTGTTAGATCGTCTGTTTTCTTAACTTGTGTAGCTTGTGTTGTTGCAGCTTTTTCGTAGGCACCTTCATTTTTGGCATTGATTGCATCCATCACACCGGCGGCTTTTAAATACACACCCGGAGCATCGCCTACTTGTCCTGCTGTTTCTAACTGTGCTTTACTATGGCGCTCCATAGCACCAACCAATTCATTCTGTGCTTGATCTTGATCAATCATGCCAGCTTTAAGTCGTGCCATAATGTCGCTTGCAGCACCACCAGTACTGCCCAGCAGTTTAATCGATGCATCTGTATCAGCTACGCCTGATGATAGATCTCTGACTCCCTGTCCCATTTCTGCGTCAAACGACGACATGCGAGTTTGCAAGGTCATCATTGCTTTGGCGCCGCGAATTCGATCTTCGTCGCCACTTCGCATTGCTAATTCATAGTTGGCGCGGAATTTGCTTTCGCTTAAGGCAGCATCTTGTTGTTTTTGAATTGCGTCTCTGCTGAGACCGGTTACTTTGCTCAACAAGTCTAATTCCATTGCATACTGTTTAGATCCAGCAGTTAGCTGGTCTGTAGACATAGACTGTGCTTTGCCTAGTCTTGTTTGTTGTGTTACAAAAGCAGCAGTTGTGGAAGAAATATCTTCGGCACTCATGCCTATCTTACGTAAGTCAGTATCTTGTTTTTGTGTTAGATTGCCAACTATTTGGCTGAACTCTTCTGCGCCGTCGCCGGCTGTGCCGCTAAAACGTGCTAATGCTACAGAGTTTTGAGTAACAACTTTTTGAAATTGTTGTAAATTTAAACCAGCGGTAGTAAACTGACGAGATAAGCCTGTCATGCCGTCGGCAACAAGAGCTCCTGTTGCTGACATGGCGTTGAATGTTTTGGCTGTTGCGTCCAGTTGGTTAACTACTAGTTTAGCGCCTTCAGCAACTGCCTTGGTTGCTGCTGACAGGGCTTCGCCAAATACCGGAACTGTTTTTGCCAAACCGCTAACAGCATTTGCAGCTACGTCAACTACTGTGTTCATGCTGCTAAGGCTAGTGTTTCCCTTAGTAATTTCGTTAACAAACCCACCCATGCCTTTGGCTATGTCAAGCGGTAGTCCTTTAGCTGTTTTCTTAAATGCATCAAGCCCTACAGTAGCATCTTTAGTAGCCGCAGTGATTCCTTGCATTGCATTGCGGTAGTCTTCTGCCATCTGCTGTAGTTCTTGATTTTCTAAAGCCATACGTTTTTATCCAATAAGTAATGTTATATTTATGGTGGACAAAAATGACCCAAACTAACAACCCTTTACGTCGATATTTTCGACAACCAGTGATTCATGTGCGTTTGCCCAGTGGCGGAAAATACTACCCCGCAGGCGCACTGGAACTGCCTCCCAACGGCGAAATACCAATTTTGCCAATGACTGCTATTGACGAAATTACTAGTAGAACACCCGATGCATTGTTTAACGGGTCAGCTGTTATAGATATCATTGGAAGTTGTGTGCCGGCCGTTCGAGATCCGTGGCAAATGCCCATGGTTGACTTTAATACCTTGCTGGTGTCTGTACGATTGGCCAGCTACGGGCACGAAATGGAAATCGGTAGTACCTGCCCAAAATGCGGCCATATTCATGCACTAACTATAGACTTGCGAACTGTGCTTGATAATCTTGGCAGTCCCAATTACGACGAGTCTGTTAGCGCTGGCGATTTGACAGTGTACTTTACACCGTTAACCTATCGTCAGGTCAATGCCGTTAGCAGGACCAACTTTGAAGATCAAAAACTTGTACAGGCTGTGAATAGTGCTGAATTATCTGAAGAAGAAAAGTTGATAAAATTGGGCGACGCTTTTAGAAAAATAACCGAACTTACTATTCAATCAATAGCCGAGTCAATTGCAGTAATTAAAACCGCAGATGCTATGGTCACCGATAAACCTAGCATATTAGAGTTTTTGCAAAATTGCCCAAAGCATGTATTTGATCAAATACGCGATCATACTGTTAAACTTCGAGAAGCAACTGATCTAACTCCAGTTAGTGTGACCTGTGAGGAATGTTCCGAACCATACAAACAGTCGTTTACACTAGATATGTCTAATTTTTTCGGGAACGCCTCCTAGTACTAGACTCTGATAGCATCTCCAACATGGTTGATGCTATGGAAAAAGAAACACGCGACATTCGGCTTGATGTTTTAAAATTGTGTTGGTATATGAGAGGCGGTGTAACATATGAAGAAGCCATGCAGATGAGTCAGCAAGAGCGTGGCATTATCAACGATATTGTCAAAGACAATTACGAAACAACTAAGAAATCCGGAATGCCGCACTTTTAATGTTAAAATTAGACACAGTACAATACGAAATAGAACGCTGGATAGAAACGTTTGTAGAGGTTCCGCACCCAGCCCTAGGAGGCTGGGCTCCGTGTCCGTATGCTAGAAAAGCCAGACTAGACAGAGACTTCGAGGTTAGACTAGGGTTAGCACCCCTGCACGACTTGATTAAAATTAGTAAAAACGGATTGGGCGGCAAGAGTGTTGTTGTCATTGTCTACGATCCTAAACATTTTACATATGAGTCTTTTAGTAAGGATTTAGAAACTGCCAATAAAGAATTTTTATTACCAAATAATTTATTGGTTTTAGAGGATCACCCGGGTGATCCAGAAATTGTCAACGGTGTTAGTATGAATCAAGGAACCTACGCACTAGCATTAGTGCAGAGTCTCAGCGACTTAAATGAAAAAGCCCAACTTGTTGCCAAGAAGGGCTTTTATGACACATGGCCAGAAGAGTACTTAACCGCCTTGTTTAGACATCGTAAAGATCCGCGACAGATTTAATCTTGCTGTCGCGTCGACATAGTTGGCGATATTGTTCTGCATTAGCTGTCCACTCTACTCCGTCCCACCACTCAAATCCTTGTATGTCGGCCTTGTACAAACTGCTGCGCTCGTATCCGGGTCCTAGATAAACAAATTCATACCCGGCTTGTTTAGCCCAGGCAATTTCGTGTTCTAAACTGCAACTGCCCAATCTGCTAGAAGGTACGCTATAGTCCCATACAAACAATGCTGTTTCGATTGACCTCGGCGTGTAGTGTCTGAGTTTGGCCCAAGCTACCATTTCGTTGCTATCGTTGTAGTAGGCCATAAACTGATCAAACGGCAAGTGCTCGCCTACTTCAAAATATTTTTTAAACTTTTTGTAGTAGCAATAGGCAGTATAGATATGATCCATTTCTGCCACGGGCAGGGGTTTGCTCATTATATGTGCTGATTGGATTAATGCATAGTTGGTGTCGGTAGTACGCACACGACAGCTACGGCTTTGATACCAGTGTGCCTGGCCTCGATCTACTGTGAGTAGGAATCCCATGGCCAGTGCTGTATCGTATTCCTCTGGAGAAACATCAACTAGACTGCACCCAAAGTGAAAACATTCGCCTTGTTCCTGGTGACCAAAATTATGACTGAACTGAATTTTCATATAATTATGTATGTACTTTACCACTCAAGGAAAAAATAATGGCAGACTTATACACAATATGGGCAAACAAAGAAGGCGACATTAGCGACATTGATTTTGTAAACAACATGAAGGGTTTTTTGCAACATCTTGTAGACGAAGATAAAATGATATCATTTAGAATTACTCGATGCAAGATGGGTTTTCGCAGTGTAGCAGACATGCCCGAATGGTTTATTATTATGGAATTTAAGGATATGGCACAGATTGATGAAGCATTCCATCGTGTTGCTCCACTAAAGGGCGAACTCGAAGACAAACATCGTAGCTTTAATCAATTTGTTGCAGGAGACATTCAACATGCACTTTGGCGAGATTATCCTGATACATTCTAAGTGGTACTAAAAGATTAGCTACGCTAATCTGTGTCTTTCGCTTTAGCTCAGACACATTGTTTCTTCTTACGCATTATCCAGATTATGTGGTCACAATTCACCGTATGCACGGTGAATTGACTCTTTTCACATTATCCGAGTGACAGCAGTCATTTATTATAAAGAGATTGTATGTACCACCATACACGGAGGCGGTTGACCGGTACCCCCTACTCTAGCTTCACAAATCAACGGAACCCTAGTGACCCGATAACAAATCCAAGTCCTACGAGCATGAGTTGTATCTTTTTCTACAGAGCTCAAACCATTTGTTGCCTTAAGTTAGCAATTGCCTTTCGCACACAAGATTATCCGGACCGGGTATCTCACCGTTCCTCCTTGCAAGTCTAGCATCCTAGACCAAACATAGCGGATTGTTGCCTATCTGGTTTAAATTTTGTTTTTTATGTGACTACCGTGTATTCGGCACACTATCTGCCCATTGTAGTAGTCGTCTGACTCTAATACTCTATGATTGAATTGTTCTCTAGCTTCTATGTAACTACACGCGGCCTTTGATGTACAATAAAATAATATTTCTCTTGTGAAGTGGTCAGCGCCCAGCGCCTCAATGTCTTTGTTGAGTTGATCGTTGCTGCCATAATACAGTTGCCAGTCAGAATCTATTTTGCTTTTAATTCGTTTACGTTTCTTGTTGCCGTTCTTTAATTTTACTACTTTGTATGTGGTTTTACTAAATTTTGCTAATTTCTTTCCAATATATTTTCTACCAGATACGTTATTTGTGATCAAATAAACAAAGCCGACACAATCTTCGGGTAACGTTTCAATTTGAGAGTTTTCGTACAACCATACCATGGACTAATAGTTATCATTTTACCACTCGGTTGCATATTTTTCATCAACCCTGCCTGCTACACACTTAGTTTGGCATTCTTGCCACCCAAACGTTTTAAATGTTGTCTCCCAAAAATTATCAGTTACTGCGTCGGTAAGTGTGCGCTGATTTAAATCAAATTTAGTAGCAAGATCTTTCCACTGTGAGTTGTGACTGTATCGGTTAGCTACCCAACAGCAGGGAAATAATCTACCTTGTGCATCAATGTAAAGCCCTTTGTTGCCAATTTCACACAGGGGTTTTACACCGTTGACTTCTTGCACTGAGTTGTATAATTGTATATTCTGCTTGTTTACTTGTGAATTAAGACCACGTGAACTTAATATTGTAACCTTTCTTTCAAATCTATGCGATCCGCTGACAAACTTTTTGCTAGGTTCGAGTGGGTCGTTGGTGCCATAATTAGGATACACGCTACCAAACTTAGTAGATTTAGTAAGTTGAAACGCATCCATTCCTAATTTTACTGCTAGAGATTGCATATAGTCAACTTGGGCTTCGTTAAACTTAAATGCTATAGCCGCCCATACTAGGCTACATTTGCTTGTAAGCCTAAGAGTCTCAATGCCTTGAATGATTGATACAAAATCACTGTTTACCCTGTACAAATTATTACTAGCATTATCGTAACCGTCTATACTAAAATGAACAGTATCTTTGTCAGTGAGTACACTGCCTAGTTCTTGCCACCACTCTGGTTTCTTGTGTGAGCCGTTGGTAATAATAACAATCTCAACAGGCTTAATGCCTTTAATGTATTCAACAACCGTAATGAGATCGTGTGCATATATAGGATCCCCATCATCTCCACAAAATGTAATTTTTTCTAAATTAGATAGAATAAAGTCTGGAGTAAAGTTACGTTTAAAAAATTCTAAATTTAATTCGGTATTAATTAAACTGTCTGGAACTTCTTGACGAGCACACCGAGGACAACGTAATGTACACTTTGAACTTATTTCAATATGAAAGTGCCAAGTAGCTAATGTCACGCTATTTCCACATCCGTATTGTAACTGGTAAAGCCGCCTTCTTTGACAACCTTGAGAATATTTTCAACTCGACCAGCTAGTTCATCTCTATGACTTACTAACCAAATACTCTTGTGTCGTTCACGACTCATGTGTTTTAATAAAGCTAACGCATTTTCTACACCTGCTGTATCTAAGCCGTTGTCGATCATTTCGTCTATAAACAATAGATTAATAGGTTGATACAAGGACTCAAACACATCGCGGAATGCCCAGCTCATGCTTAAAATCAAACGATTGCGTTCACCGCGACTTAAATTATCAAAGTCTAGCTCGCGGCCTAACTCTTCGATACTGACAGTCAAGTCGTTTTGGAATACCACGGTATGTGGCAACCCTACACGATCTAAATAGTGTGTGAGCCTGACATTTAGATAGCTAAGATTCTGTTCAATAATCTTTTTACGGATAAAACTGTCTTTACTAGTGAGCAACTTGAGCAAGAATTCTTGATGTTCTTGTAAGCGAGTAAGTTCATTAAGTGCGTCATATGTTATCTGTTGTAAGGCTTGTTGTTGCATTTCCTCAATCTGTTCACCGTAAGGATCTGTTTCAGTTTGTTTAGCAACAATCTGTTGTTCTAAGTTAGCCAATGTAGCTTGATGTTGTATAGCGTCTGACTCTTTGTCATAAAACATCTTAGGTGGTTTGCCTAACGTGCCCAAGGCTGTGTGGGCAGTCTCCAACTCTGATAATAAGGTGCTAAATTCTTGGCCACTCGCTCGAGCTGTAGCCAACTCCGTCTTCTTGCTTTCCAAGACTTGTTCGTGCTTACTGTCGTGGAAGGCCTGTCCGCACGTATGACACTCATGATTCTCGAGCGTTTCAATTTCTTTTGATAGTTTGGCCGCCAGCTTTTCTTCTCGATTAATATCCAATTTGATCCGCGAGATCTGACCAGATAGTTCATTGATATCTTTCCTGGTTTGATCCCACGCCTTGTGATCTTTGTGCGCCGCAATCTCGTCTTCAATCTGTATATTCTGTAACGCCTTAAGGGCTTTCTTAAGTTCTTTGATATCTTCGCCATGTTTAGTGACCCATAATGTTTGTCTACGCTTCAATGATTCGATCTGTTCTTCAATACGTTTGTTGGCTTCTTGAACAGCACGGATACGGAATTCTTCTTGTGTAATGCCTTCTTTAGTAGCTCTATTATGTTCTTTAATCTTGTCAGCACGCTCACTCAGCATGGTAATACCTAATAATTGTTCAATGATAGTACGCTGATCGTTTGCTTTGAGACTTAAAAAAGGTTCTGTATAAGTGTTAAGTGCTAGGATATGTTTGAACATATCGTGACTTAGTCCTAAGGTTTGTTCAATAGCGTCCTGTGTTTCTCTGCTGTCGCCCTGTGCTTCATCGGTGACCGCTTGTTCTTGATTGTTTACAAAGAATCTTAGCAAGTTGGGTTTACGACCACGTTCGATACGATAATCTTTGCCACCTACACTAAAATCTAAACTGACCAACATATTCTTGTTGTTGGTTTTGTTTACAAGATTATCCTTACGGATATTGCTGAGTGCTTGCCCGTATAGACTATAGCTAAGAGCATTGATAATTGTAGTCTTGCCGGTTCCGTTACGTGATCCGTCACCACCCAGGTCTAAATTTTCGCCTAAGACAAGCGTCAAGTCCTTACGGTCAAAGTCGATTGCCTGAGTAGCGTTACCTACGCTCATAAAGTTTTTAACGGTTAGATTTTTTATATGGATCATGGATTTATATTATAACAATTTTTTTTAACTTCTGCAATGAAAAAGATAAAGTTTGTGTAGATTATCTTTTATTTGTTATCTGATATCAACGGTACCAATGAGATAAATCTTTTTTGATAAAATTACCAAAATTAGTAATATATTGATTAATAATTGTTTTCTCCATTGCGGAAAAAACTAAACTGGTACGAGTTGCTTGAGTGGATGCATTTTTTATTTTATCAAAGTCGGATTTTATTACAATATCTAGATCACAAAAAGTAAAATAATCTGATAAAAATTGTTTTGGAGTTTTTACAATGTCATCATAATATAAAACTTTAAATTTAGTCTCTGGTGGTATGTTTGTTAGCCACCGTGTGCATATTGTTTGATAATCTATTAACTGAGTGTTAATTAAAGAATCTTTCAGAAAGAGATCTTGATTTAAAAAATCGTAGTATCGTTCAATCCACCCATACGGATCCCGCACTAAAAATGATATGTGAGTGGCCGTTTGTCCAAGTTGCTTAATTAGATCAGTATCTAATAGGTAAAGACCTGGGTTAAAATTAGCAGAAACTGGATACTGACTATAAAAATTATGGTACGAGTTAAAATCAGCCCCTAACATAATAGGATTTTCTTTTTCGTATTGAGGATTGTTTAGGGCTGGATGCGTTGCTAAATTACTCCATAGCCACGTAGTTGCACATCTTGGAAGTCCGATATTAATAATATGTTTATTTTTCATAAACTATGTTTCTGTAAAATGGCCATTTGAACGTATAAATTAATTTACCAACAAAACTTAAACAATTATCATCGACTGTTGACAAATCTAAATAAATGTTTTTTTCTTTAGCATACGTTAGAAATTCTTTGGTAAATTCTCTGCGTGCCGAATGAGTAATACTGGGTAAAGAATAAAAATTATCTAACTCTATATTTTTTACTACAATAGGTGAACGGACAATATCTAAGTCTACTGTAGAAAAACTTATAGTTAGATTTGTATACTTGATAGGAGGAAAATCAAAAAGTAATTCAACAATTGTGTGTTTGGTTTGTAAATCTATCTGGGTTTGTTGCAGAATATTATAGTCAGCATCTTGTAAAATAATATCTACGGGTAATTTTTTTTTTGAACAAGGATAGTTAATTAAAAATTTTATAATCATAAGTTTTGGTATATTTTTAATAACAACTTGGGATCGTAAAATTCACTCTCAATGTTGGTCAGTTGATCTGTTACGATCTGATCTACACTTTCAAACTTGACTTCTCCGGGTGCCATGTCAGCATCTATAGCACTACTTTTAACAGGAATCAATGCCATTTCTCTTAGGTTGTAATCCTTAACAAATGTGTCTTTGATAAAATTAGCTTCTTCGTAACTGATGTCAATGTCCAATTCTACACGAACATGCATATTGGGCACAAGTATTTTAGGTGCATTATCGATTACTTGACTTAGTTTAAGCACACGATACAAGGGTTGACCAGGCCACGCATGATACACCGGTTCACTGCCCCACTCCAACGTCATCATACCTCGATTGCTGTCACCGGCATCAGCATAGTTGTGTGGAAAGCAGTTACCGATATAGTTGATGTTCTTTTTCTGCTGTCTAAGATGGAAGTGCCCTGAAAACACTCGGTCAAAGCCTCCAAAGCTCTCTACCTTGACTTCACCGTGATCTGGCATTTCTACCATGGCGTTCATTTTAAAGTGTGGCAATTCAAAATGGCCAAACATGTACTTGGCTGACATTTTTGGTATGCGTTTATGGTCATCGCCAACCAACCAAGGAGCGATTATGACATCGCCGTCTTGGAACCAATCGTTAACAATTTGGATATTGGGTATGTGTTTGGCCCACTCTGTTGAATAGATATCACGCTTGTCACGATAGTACAAATCGTGATTGCCAGGAATAAAATAAAAACGGTCAAAGGCTTTGGATAATTTTTCCAAACTACGCAAACTATATTGCAAGGTCTGCATGTTAATAGCCGCACGTTGATGGCTCCAATCACCGAGAAACATGCCAGTTTCACATCCATTGGATCGGGCTGTATCTATAAACCAATCAATAAAATCAGAGCAATCTTGATTGTGCTGTTGACTATTTGACTTTAGGCCAAAGTGGATATCGGTGCAGACTGCTACTTTTTTAAATAGACTCATAGATTATAGTATACAGGAGTAAAACAAGTTTTGCAACTGGTCTGGTTAAGTTTCGTCGTTGTATTCGGCAATGTCAATGTTTGTGACCACAGCGCCAAAGTTAGGATTCTTTTTTCCAGCATTTTGCCTAGTCCAACTCGGGTTTAGTCCTGCTTGCTCTAGCATGTCATCACGAATATTTTGATTTTTCTTTTCTAAATTTAATATACGGGTAAATGAGTTAGTGATAGCCGCTGTGTAGTAGGCAAAGGGATTTTGACTTTTGCTTTCATCAAACTGTAGACCAATTTGACTCAACTGTAACAAGGCCTGCCCCCTCATCTCCTCATTGTAGGTATAGCCACGCCAGTTACTACGAGTAGCATAACGCTCACATAATTTCATATACATGGTAGCAAGTGTGCGTGTAGCATTGCCGTGATCCTTGCTGAATTCACCTGTTTCAAAATCGCCAACCCAGTGACTTTTGCCTACCTGGAACGGTTGTTTGTTTTCATCCAACCGATAATGATAAAATGGTGGAAAGTTTAGACGCACATGCTTTTCATCCAACACAGGAATGTCCAGCAATTCTGCCAGGGGATCTTCTTCTGCGTCTAGTTCCAGCTCAAAGATATCCTCAATTTTTTTCTTTTTTGCCGCAGTCTTGGGTACTTTTTTGGGTGCCATGGGTATGTGATCCCAACAGGTAATGCGGAACACTAGGTCGGTATTTGGTATCTTTTTAGGGTCTACAATTGTACCTTCACGCTTGAGTCTATCGGCTCGATTGCGTCTGGCTTCGGCAATGGTGCGTTGATTGATCCGGGCCAAGGTGGGCAAAATGATGTCATACTGATGATCTGCCACAGGATCTAGGTAGCTACAGTAGGTATTTTTGCTCAGGTGTATTTGTTTTAAGATGTCACGATTATTTAAATAATTCGTTTTTGCTGGTGTTCTTGTGGGTGTAGTTGACACTCGTTGATCTCCTAATAGTGTATTTATTGTAGCACAAAAACCACACTTGTCAACCTTTAAATCATTATCTGGGTGGTTTATTTTTACGATAAATATTGTATAGGAAAATAAACATGCCATCAGCGCCATCAATCGGATTAGACCGTTCACTAAATGCCAAGTTATACAAGGAAACTGGAAAGGTTGAATTTGTGTCGACTTATTCTGTCTACGACGACAAAACTGGAAAATTAACAAACTTTGACAGCTACCAGGCAGCCGCTGACTACACAAACAGCATCGGCGGCAGCGCCATGTCTAACACAGAACTTCAAGCCCAGGTTAAAAATTCAGGCGGCGCTGTAACCGCAGTTTATGAAGATGGCAAACAGGTAGATTTACAAACCGGCAAGGTCCAGAATGAAGTGCTGTTGGATCAAAACAAAGCTATGGCAACCGGAACGCCGCCGCCTGCAACAGTGAGTCCCGCCACAGATCCACAAGCCGGTTCTGGTGAAATTGTGGCCACTCCACCTGCTGATGCACAACAGGACGGCAATACTTCTGGCTACGGTGAACAAAATGAAACTCAAGTTCCTGCCAGCGAAGTCAAATATTCCGCTAAAGAGTTGGACGCACTAGCCGCAGCCAACGGTGTAGATGCCGGCAACGTTGACACCGAAGTTGGTATTGTTGAAGCACAATTATATCGAGATGAAGCCACAGCCCGCGGGCAAAGCGAAGTGTCGTCTCAAGTGATCCAGGCACAGAATCAAGAAACCAACATGAGTTTGTCACAACAGATGCCAGCCAACACTGACTGGCGTGTGACATTGAGATTGGCCCCGGGCGCTACGTATCTATACAATGCTCCAGATGCCGGATTACTACAACCACTAAAGGTTACCAACGGCGTAATATTTCCCTACACCCCAACAATTGGCACCGCTTACAAAGCCAATTACGACACTTATGATTTAACACACTCAAACTATCGTGGTTATTTTTATAAAAACAGTTATACTGATGCAGTTTCTTTAAAAGCAACATTCACAGCACAAAGCACAGCCGACGCGGCCTATGTGCTGGCAGTGATACATTTTTTCCGTAGTGTGACAAAAATGTTTTACGGACAGGATGCACAACGTGGAAGCCCACCACCCTTGGTATTCCTTAGCGGACTAGGTGATTATCAATTTAATAATCATCCTTGTGTGGTCAGCAGTTTTAGCTACAACTTACCGGCTGAGGTAGATTATATCAGTTCCGGTTCGCCTAACAATCTAGGATTAAATTTACAACCCTTACAAAATTTATACTCTACTACACTGAATGCTGTGTCGCCAACTGTGACCCGACTGGCCACTGCCTTCCTGCCCCCTGGCGCACAAAATGCCATACCTGCACCCTTGCAGGGGTTGTTAAGTAATCCTACCTATGTGCCTAGCAAGATAGATATAGACATTACCTTGTTGCCAGTGCAGACTCGTCAGCAGGTCAGCAAACAGTTTAGCCTTAAAAACTTTGCCAACGGTAACTTACTCAAAGGAGGATTTTGGTAATGGCTGCAGATTACACCTCTACTAGTCCTTACTTCAACACAGGGTATAGTCAATTCTTTTTAGATGTTATGATCAATCGACCCATACCCAAAAGTACCGACGACATCCTGTTTACCATCAATACCACGTTCCAATACAGACCAGATCTGTTGGCATTTGACTTGTATAGTGACGCTGGCTTGTGGTGGGTGTTTTACCAACGCAACCCCAACACCCTAACTGCTCCACCCATGGACTTTGAAGCAGGTACTGTAATTTATCTGCCAAAAATTGACACCTTAAAGACAGTGTTGGGATTCTAACATGGCAAATTATACCGTACCGCCAATAATAGGTACCCTTAGATTAAACAACGGACGAGTTGCCACTTTTTATGAATCTCAGCGTGATCAATACGAACGGTCATTGGCCTCAGGAGCAACCCCTGTAGATCCGCCGCCAGCAGATACCACAACTGTTGACGGAAAGGAAGTTTCAACTACTGCAAATGTACCGCCGCTTGCTAATACAGTAACAACCAGCGAAAGCCAAGCTACCCCACAACCCGCAACTCCGCCAACTCAGCCCGGGCCAACTAGTGCCAACGACGATGGCCCTACCCAAGCTCCTACATCAGGCGGAGCTGGATCGGGCACTAGTTCCAGCTCTGCTGACAGTGTTCGGCCAGACGATAATCCCGGATCATCAGTCAGCACCAAAAACGCCACAGTTACTGCGGTTGATAACTTGTTTGGCGAAGGCTCAATTGTGCCACAGGCCAACGTGCTTGATCAGTATGCCAGTTACACTTATCAAGCATCAGTATATTTAATGAAGCCCGAAACATTTCAACAGATGGTCAAAAGTAGAAAAAAAACACTAAATGGTACTCAGTTGTTATTTCAAAGTGGTGGTGCCCCAGTCGGTGGCCGTAATCCTTATTTTAGTGACGATTATTACATTGATAAAATTGAACTCAAATCCACACTGCAAGGCAAAGGAACAAATGCCGCACACAATGTAAGCACTATTAAGATGACCTTGATTGAACCAAATGGAATTACTTTGCTTTCTAATCTTGACCGGGCTGTAGAACAGTATTTAGGTGCTGCAAGTAAAAAACAAAACTATGCTTCGCCATTATATTTGTTGGTTATTAAATTTTTTGGATATGATGCAAACGGGAACTTGGTGCAAGCGGGTCAAGCAAACGGCACCACAAACCCAATTGGCAATGTTCCTGGAATATCTGGCGCTGTTGTTCCGTCTACTGGTGCAGCATTTGTGGAGAAATACTATCCCATGGCCATTAGTAAACTTACTTTTAAAGTGGCCAATAAATTAGTTGAATACGAAATTCTAGCCACAGCACCTCAATATCAAATTGGTGTAGGGCAAAGTCGCGGCACCATTCCTTATAACGTAGAATTAAGCGGCATGTCAGTAAAAGAAGCATTGGCAGGCAGTGCCGAAGTTGGCACATCAACAGCAACAGCAACAAGAACAAAACAGTTGACCGAAGAAGAAAGGCAAGAACAAGACGGTAATGGAAAAAGTCCGCCATCTGCACCACCCACTGCTGCATCTGCACCAAGTCCAAAATTGACCATACGCAAAGGATTGATGGAAGCATTGAATCAGTATCAAAAAGATTTAGTTGATCAAAAAATTTACACTGTAGCCGACCAGTACAGCATAGAATTTACCGACTCTGTTCTTGAACAAGCAAAGATTACTGTGCCCGGAACTGATTTTAAAAATACAAGTCCACAAATAGCAAAAACTGCCGGGGATCAAATCCTTAAAGAAAAACAAGCAGTAGATCCTAACAGTAGAATTCTTACAATAACAGCAGGCCAACAAATTGTTCAAGTCATTGACCAGGCCATGCGTAACAGCAGTTATATACGATCCCAACAAACAGCAGAAGTGATAGAAAATACACAAAAACAAAAAATCAATGGGAGCCCTGGAAAAAATGTAGCTTGGTTTAAAATTAATTTAGAGTGTGTGCCTATTAAATGGGACCCAAAACGCAATGACTATGCCTATAAAGTAAAATATATTATAAGTCCTTATCGAATCTTTACGACCAACAGCAACTACTTTACAACTCCAATCTACAGAGGAGCACAAAAACAATATAACTACTGGTTTACAGGACAAAATACCCAGGTACTCAGTTATGAACAAACTTATAACTCCTTGTATAACTATGTGCTGTCTGGCGGAAATACTGATGTAGCAAAGACTACAACCGCCAAGCTCACCCATCAACCACGCAGTGGTCAGTCCAGTCAGGGTGCTGATCTTAGAACCAACGAACCTGCGGCAAACTTAGCTGATTCATTGTATAATCCAGCAGACTTAGGCACAGCCAATTTGACCATTGTAGGCGACCCTGCATGGCTACAACAAGGTGAAGCATCGTTTTCTGCACCTGGTAAAGATAGTTTTATTGCTGGCGCATTTTTACCAGATGGCACAATTAATTTTGATAGCCAACAAATACTGTTTGAAATTGTAATCAACACTCCTACTGACTATGATTTACGCACAGGACTTATGGATGTTAATAACAGAAGTGTTGGTCAAAATAATATTCAGGCAAAACCACTTAACGAAAGTTATGTATACATTGCCAATACATGTACAAGTGAATTTAACAAAGGCAAATTTACACAGAATCTTAAAGGTACGTTGTTACAACGTACAACACCAAAATCAGCTGCTAGTGATGGTCGCTCGTCTGCTAATACAAATAGAAATATTGCAGGAACTCTGCCTAGTCGTACCACAAATGCACCAGGTACTGGGTTTGGTGACGAAGAAGAAACGTACACTGCTGATAGTAAAGGTAATACATTTAAAGATGGAACCTTATACCGTGCAGCCGAAGTTGAGGAGTTCCCAGAAAATCAACCGCCGGCATCTCCACAACCAGCACCACCGCCGGGAGACCCAACCTCTAGTGGAGATATTGACTTCAATGCTGGACTTGCAGGCAGTGGCGAATCAGTAGCAGCGCCGCCTAATGCCAGTGACGCACCTGCCAATAATAATAATATTGACGACCAAGCGTCCAAAGCTATTAAAAATCAGGCCGCAGCAGATGCTGCAACTGCGTCTGGAGATTTATATGCAGCTGCCTACTATAATAACATAGCAAAAAACAACAGAGAAAATGCAGCCGCAAATGCTCGCAGTGCTGCCAAATATGGAGTAGTAACTACTCCACCACAACAAATAGCAAGGGATGATGCATAATGGCAGAAAACGTACAACGCAGTAAAGGCCGGCCCGAGGGATATAAATTTGACCGTGGCGGGCAACCAGCGGAAATGGGTCCATATATCGGCATTGTCGTCAACAATGTTGATAACACCCGTAGCGGCCGATTACAAGTTTACATTGAAGAATTTGGAGCAATTACAAAAACTGGCTCACCTAACCTCGCTGATAAAAGTTTATGGAGAACCGTAAGTTATTGTCCTCCATACTATGGAGCAACCCCACAGTCTGGTACCAGTGCCGGTTCAGGAAAATATCCAGGAAACACCAATAGTTATGGTATGTGGTTCACACCACCAGACTTGGGTGTTAGTGTATTGTGTTTCTTTGTAGGCGGCGATCCTAAACAAGGTTATTATGTTGGTTGTGTGCCAAATCAAGGTGCCAATCAAATGATTCCAGCTATTGGTGCTGTTAAGAATTTTCAAACGAATAATGCTAGTCAAAAAAAATATTTTGCCGATGCAACACAATTGCCTGTTACGGAGATCAATACTAAAAATGCAGCAATTGAAAGTAATCCTAAATTTTTTGATCAGCCTAAACCTGTACAAAGTTACGTAGCAGGTATAATGTTTCAACAAGGATTAATAACTGACAATGTACGAGGGCCAATTGCAAGTTCAAGTCAACGTGAAAGTCCTAGTAATTGTTACGGTATTAGTACTCCGGGCCGCGCCATTTATCAAGGCGGTTTAAGTGACAAAACGATCCAACAACAGGTTCAGTCGGGCGGAGTTAAACTAGAAGAGATTAACATCATTGGACGTCGTGGGGGTCATACTCTGGTCATGGACGACGGAGACTTATCGGGCAAAGACAACCTAGTTAGAATACGTACAGCTAAAGGTCATCAGATTACTATGAGTGACGATGGTGATTGTTTTTATATCTGCCACGCCAATGGACAAGCCTGGATTGAAATGGGGCAAGAAGGCACGTTGGATGTGTACACATCCAACAGTGTAAATTTACGCACACAAGGCACTATAAATTTACATGCCGACGAGGACATTAATATGTTTGCAGGCGGTAAGATCAACATGAAAAGCAACAAAGGTACTACCATGCAAAGTAATACCGATATGAGTATATCAAACAAGGGCCAATTGACCTTGTTTAGTCAGGGCTCTGTTGGTATTAAAAGTGCCGGAACAGTGGCTATAAGCAGTCAGCTGGGCAGCTGGGCCGCAAGTTCTGAACTGAGTCTTAACGGCAGTAAAATACAACTCAACGGTGGGCCAAAGGCCGAAGTTGAGACTCCTGCCGGGCTAACCACATACCTACATCCAAAGGTTGAATTTGATGCTAGTGTTGGCTGGTTAGCCATTCCGTCTGCTGAGGAAAGTATAGTAAGTCGTGCTCCTACACATGAACCATATCCTTATCATAATAAAGGTGTAAGTGTGTCAGTTAAATTTAGTGGATCCCCAAGTCCTCCGCCCGATGCTCCAGATGTTCCAGCAGACAACACAATTACAGCAGAATGAGCCAATTTAAATATACACTTCCGTCTGGCGCAACATTTACCTTGGAGGCCCCAGCTGGCACTACCCAGGATCAGGCTGACTATACATTTTATAGTCAAGTGGCTGCAGGCGCACTAGTAGGATTCCTTCCAGGGCAAAGCATTAGCGGAACTACCTCGTCTTTGGCCAAGTTTGAACTCAGTCGCTTAGATCGTGGCACCGCTGGTGTAGACGACACAGTAATCCTTGCTATTATCAATGGATTGCCTACAATTAATACCACAACAGGTGCAATTCCATCGTTAGTTAACACGCCATTAACTAATCCTGTGACGCAGGCCAATATAGCGGCAATTGCAGGCACTGGATTTACTGCACCAGCAATAGGGTCGTTGACCTCTACACAAATTCAAACACTCATGGCTCAAGTGGTTAACACAGTAGATCAACCAGCTACAACAATAACTAACACTAGAGGAGCTGGCAAATACGGACTTAGTTGTCAACAGTTAGAAAACGCTGGGTATGTGAAACCAGGAACATGGCAACAGTTTATACAAAACGGTCCTAGTACAGAAGTTGAGGTGCTTAATGCTCCGGCTATCTGGACAGGATTAAACGGGATTTATTCACTTGACGAGTTTCTTAATAGTCCTGCAACTCAAAATAACGCTCAAGCAAGATTAATGCAAAACGGGTATGAAAGTTTACAAGCCACTGGCGTGATAACAACCCCGGCGGCCCAATCTGTTTCAGCTGTGGTAGGCACGGTCTATACTGGAAGCAATGTGGCCTTGACAACAGCAACAACAACAATCACCAACGATGTAAACGGTCAAGTAGCAGCATTAATTACAAATTCTAGCCAATATGGAACTGCGCTCACAGCACAATGGGCCAGCGACTTGCCTCCTGTGACTAATCTTACTTCTAATCTGGTTGGCATACAGGGACTGTTGCCAACTGTGGACGGGCTACCCGGATTAGGATCACTTACTTCTGGAATAACTCCCAATTTAATGTCAGTAAAAACAGCCATGGATACTTTAGGCAAAGCTTCACAATTTGCTGCTACAGCTTCTAGTACGCTAACCAGTGGACTAACATCTTTATCCAATCTTAGCGTTGGCGGATTGAGTGACAAATTATCTAATCTTAGCGTCAGTGGGTTAGCAGACAAATTAGGAGGATCAGCTACAGCATTAGCAGGGCAGATACAAGGTCAGATAGTAGGACAGGCCAACGCCTTGGTTGGTCAAGTACAAGGACAGGCTAATGCGTTAATAGGACAGGCACAGGCACAGGCTAATGCGTTGATTGCACAAGCACAAAGTCAGGTTAACTCGTTGATTGCACAAGGACAAGGTCTCGTTGCAGGTGTAGAAAAAGCTGCAGGATTTGCTAATACTGTAAATCGTGCTACAGTTGACACAGCATTTACAAAAATACTTGGCAGTTCTAAAATATCTGTTCCTAGTTTTGGAGCGGACTTGCCTAGCTCAGCTAGCATTGGAGCTGCCCTTGACATCAGTAAAGCTCAAGCTGTATTAACAAATTTGCAAGGACAAGGAACGGCCCTACTTAATCAAGCACAAGGCCTGGCTAGCCAAGCTCAGAGACTGGCTAGCCAAGCTCAGGGACTGGCTAACCAAGCCCGAGGACAGGCCAATAACTTGCTAGCCAGCGCCAGAACCAGTGTAAATCAGATAGTTTAATAGAGTAAATACAACATGCCCACATTTATTGGATTCAACACTATAGGTCAAAACAAAAAGTTCACAGCCGTGGATTTTGATCTAATCAAAATTGACCTGCTTAATGCCTTTAACATACGCCAAGGCGAGTTAGTGGGACGTCCTGGCTACGGCACTGTAATCTGGAATTACCTGTTTGAAAATCAAACTCCAGAAACACAGTCAGCAATCTACACAGAAATCCAGCGGGTATGTGCCGGAGATCCTAGAGTGTTTATCAGTGGCATACAAGTATTTCCTCAACAAAACGGCATCTTAATACAACTAGGCCTAGCTGTAGTACCTAGTACTACAGCACAGCAAGTAAGTCTGTTTTTTGATCAACAACAACGCACGGCCACCTACGTTTAACTACCCAGATTATTAGTTCCATAAATACTTTAACATTGGAATAACTATGGCCACAACCTCAAGACAAACTGTGATATTTGGCGTTGAAGATTGGAAACGAATCTTTCAAACCTACCGCGAAGCTGATTTTCAAAGCTATGATTTTGAAACCCTACGCAAGAGTTTTGTAGATTATTTGCGCCTTTACTATCCAGAAACATTTAACGATTACATTGAGTCAAGTGAGTTTATTGCCCTGCTTGATGTCATGGCTTTCATGGGTCAAAGTCTGGCATTTCGCACAGATTTAAACACTAGAGAAAACTATCTAGACACAGCAGAACGTAGAGACAGTGTTGTTAAACTTGCAAATTTAGTCAGCTATACACCCAAACGTAACACCGAAGCAAGCGGATACCTCAAAGTATTTTCTATCTCAACCACAGAAAATCTCACCGACTACAACGGCATTAATCTAGCCAACCTTACAGTCAACTGGGCTGACCCAACCAACCTTGATTGGCAAGAACAGTTTATTACAATTATCAACGCCAGCCTGACCAATGCACAAAAATTTGGAAATCCTGGCAATCGTCAAACACTTTTAGGCGTAGACACACAAGAATATACCATTAACTTAGTGCCTGGGTTCTTGCCAGTGATTCCATACACTGCTACAGTAGACACAGTAAATATGCCATTCGAAGTGGTTAATGCTACATCTATTGGTGCAGATTTTGTGTATGAACCTCCTCCGTTGCCCAATGGACAATTCAATGTATTGTTTCGCAACGATCAACAAGGATTCCTTAGCAACAACACAGGATTTTTCTTCTTATTCAAGCAAGGCGTACTACAGAATCAAGATTTTAATTTGCCCGAGCGAATTGACAATCGTGCAGTGGCTATCAATATTGAAGGCATCAACAACACCGACATTTGGTTGTATCAATTAGACAACTTGGGTAATGTTGCAGGTTTTTGGGAACGAGTGCAAAGTGTGTATGCGGCTGCAGTAGAACAACTGGCACCCGGCACAAGAGATATCTATAGCGTGAGCAGTAGAACCAATGACCAGATCACTTTAAACTTTGGTGATGGTATATTTGCTACTATACCAGTTGGCACTTTCCGTACCTATGTTCGCGCCAGCAACGGTCTGACTTACATTATTAACCCTGTGGAAATGCAAAGCGTTAGTGTGCCTATCAGCTACGTAAGCCGTACAGGACAAATTGAAACACTGACATTTACCTGTGGTATTACCGAGCCGGTGACAAATGCTCAAGCACGTGAAACTATTCAAGAGATCAAGCAACGTGCCCCGGCTCAGTACTACACACAAAACCGTATGGTCAACGGCGAAGACTATACAAACTTTCCGTTTACCCAATACAACAGCATTCTCAAAAGTTCAGCTATTAATCGCGCCAGCATTGGCACCAGCCGCTATCTTGACCTAGTAGACGGCACAGGAAAATATTCCAGCACCAACATATTTGCCAGTGATGGTGCCTTGTATGAATCTAATAATTTATACGCTTTTCAGTTCAGTTGGTTGACTAGCAATGACATTAGTGATGCTGTAGTTAATCAGATTAATCCCTTGGCACTAAGAGCAGGCCTACAACAATTTTACTACGCTAATTTTCCACGCCCTAATCTAGCTGTGTTGAATTACACTTGGCATCAAAGTACTTCAATTACCAACGAAACCACAGGCTATTTTGAAAATGCACTAGGCAATCCAGTATCTATTGGGGTCTTTGCTAGCAACAGTGGCAAGTACATTACTGAAGGCAGTTTAGTTGAATTTGCAGCACCCACAGGATATTATTTTAATGCTAGCAATCAATTAGTAGTTGGAGCCCCTACACAGCCAGACGAAAAACTCACAATCTGGGCTAGCCCTACCGCAGTATATCTAGCAGGAACAGCACAAGGCCTGGGTAATTTACCATCAGGTGTTGGTCCAGTGGTGTTGAATAATTTTGTACCCACAGGAGCAATTCCTGTGCAAGTGATTCCAGTATTCACCACAGATATTCCTACTAGTGTGCAACAGACCGTGGTTGCACAAATTGCATTAAATCAGAATTTTGGTTTAGGATATAATAATCTCACTAACACTTGGTATGTGATCACTTCCAGCAATCTTGACGTAGATGCAAACTGGAGCCAATCCAATGCACAAAGCACCGCAGGTACCAATAGTGATGCCAGTTGGTTAATACAGGCCACCTACAGTGGGGCAACCTACACTGTGGGTTCAAGAAGCTTGGAATATTATTTTGGCAGCGTGTTGCAAACTAGATTTTTCTTTTACACCAGCGATCCTATTTACGACAGCAGAACTGGCACAGTAATACGCGATTATATCAATGTACTTAAGGTTAATAGCCAACCAGATAGTTCGGCTCCAATGGGCGCAGATAATGTGTTGACCATTATTGATCAACCTGTGCTTAGTGATGGACTAGTTGACGACTTCCAAGTTGTAGTTAGTTTTGATAGATCTGGCGGAGACCTAGCACCGGTCAATCCAGATTTCTTTGACGAAATTGTAGCACCCACAATAGATCCTACCCAGAAATTAGTGTTCTTCCAAGCCACTGTGGACTTTGATAATTTACAACGCTACTTGTTAATTGAAGCAGGCATAGTCAACAGTGAATATGCAACTCTAGCAGACATTCAAGTAGTTCAAACACAGTATGTGACCGGCCAGGTATTTTATGCTTATAATCCCACTAGCGCTGCCACAGTTAATTATAATGCTGGAACATTTTACATCTTAGGAGTAGACAGTTTAGGTAATCCTACACTAACTGTAACCTATAATTACATTGCTCGTGTAGGCCGTCAAGACTTGTACTTTCAGTATCGTCACAACAGCCCGTTGACCAGCAGAATTGATCCTGGCTCCACCAACATCATTGATGTATACGTGGTCACTAATGCTTATTACACTGCCTATATCAATTGGTTGCAAGATACTACTGGCACTGTTACAGAGCCACAAGCTCCAACTATAGATGAGTTAAATACTGCTTACCAGGGCCTACAAAATTACAAAATGATATCTGACAACATGATTCTCAACACCGTAGACTTTCAACCGTTGTTCGGTCAAAAGGCAGAGCCAGCGTTAAGAGCCACAATTAAAGTCATCCGAGCATACGGTAGCACTGCTAGTGTTAGTACTATTAAAAATTTAGTAGTGTCTAACATGAATGCGTATTTTAATCTTGACACTTGGAACTTTGGTGATACTTTCTATTTTAGTGAACTTGCAGCCTATATTCATCAAAACATTGCTGACGTTGTTAGTAGTGTAGTTTTAGTTCCGCTAGACACACAAAAAAGCTTTGGTGACCTATATGAGATTAGGTCAGCACCTAACCAAATTTTTGTTAACGGAGCCACAGTGAACGACGTGGAAGTTATCACTGCCTTGACCAGTACTAATCTACAGACTGCTCCAGGCAGTGGAGTAATTTGATGAAACAAGTTCGCAGTGTAGATTTCCTACCAGAAATATTTCAAACACCGGTTAACAAACAATTTTTGTCTGCTACTCTGGATCAGTTGATTCAGAATCCAGAGTATACCCAGACACAAGGATTTATTGGCCGTAGAGTTGGTCCTGGAGTTAATGCCAATGACCGGTATGTAGTTGAGCCCACCAAGACTCGCACAGACTATCAACTAGAGCCAGGAGTAGTACAGGTTAATCCTGAAGATACTCGCAAAGTTGTGGATGCTATAACTTACCCTGGTATCACGAATGCACTTCAATTACAAGGGGCATTTACCAACAACGGTGATAGACTTTATACCAGTGACTATTATACCTGGGATCCATTTGTTGACTTTGATAAATTTATAAACTATGCCCAATACTATTGGGTTCCAGAGGGACCACTAGCAGTAGATGTGTCATCTACAGATATTCCGCTCACCGATAACTTCACAGTCACTAGAGCCAATGGAGTATATACGTTTTCGGGGATTGCTGGAGATAATCCAGCAATTACTTTGGTACGTGGTGGTAATTATACTTTTAATGTAGCCCAGAATCAAACAGAAACTGTAAACTTTCGTGTGACTAACAACAATGCCAGTAGTTGGAACATAGATTTTTTACCAAACCCTACACTGACATTGACTCGTGGCAACACTTATGTGTTTAATCTATCACAATCGTTTCCTTGGGCATTTTATTTCAAAACAGAACTTAGCTTAGGCACAACCAATGTGTACTCAGATGGAGTATTCAACAACGGTGCCGCTAATGGTCTAATTACATTTACAGTGCCTCAAGATGCTCCGGATGTGTTGTTCTATTGCAATGATGTAGAAATAAACCTGCGTGGTCAACTTAATATTGTAGACGGTACACCCGGTACTGGTCCTGGATTTTGGATACAAAGCGATCCTGGCGTTAATGGACGTGTGATTGCAACTCCTAACATTAGCAGTAGAGATGTGCTAGGTGTGAGCAACAACGGCGAAGACCTTGGCACCGTTACTTTTGACGTGCCGCTAGCCACAGCTCAGAATTTTTATTACAACATGCCTAGCATTGGCACCGTGGATTTGGTTACTAACTTACAATTTGATCAGATTAACAATCAATTCTTAGAACCATTTTTTGCGGCCAATCGCAATGGTATTGATGGCATTACAAATTTAGAAAATCGTACCATAGCTTTTATTACACAGGATTCAAACCCCGATACCGGAGGATGGCAACAGACTACATTTTTTGATCCTTTGCTCAATGCAGGTAATGTACAAAGTGGAATTGGATCGTTTGACTCTACTACTTTTTCTCAAACTACTGTTATTGCAGATCAGGCCACGCAATATAGCGTATGGCGCATACAGTATCTAACTGCTGAAGGCGGCGGTGGCATCTACATGTCATTGCAATTTGTAGAAAATGTAGATCTTAATAATAAATTTACAGTTGGGTTTGGTACCGAGTATTCCAGCACTGGTTGGTATAAAAATGCAGATGGTTTTTTTGAACAAATTCCGTTACTTACCGCTGACAAAAATGTTTTGTTTTATCAGGACGGCACTGATCCTGAAATAGTAGGACGAATTAATTTAATTGATCTTGATATGTCAACTACCATTGATGTTGATGCTATCATTGGATCGCCTACTTACACCAGCCCTAATGGAGTAACTTTTACTAATGGCATGAAGGTAGTGTTTCGTGGCAATGTTTACCCTACCGGTTATCGAAACAATGAATACTATGTAGAAGGAGTAGGCACAGCAATACAGTTATTATCTGTACTTGATTATGTTACTCCAGAGACTTATACCAACAGTCAAACAATACCATACGATTCAACACCATACGATTCTAACAATTTTGATGGAAATTTAAATCAGCCCACAGTGCCAGATTACTTGACCATCAACCGTGCTAGCCTAGATCTCAATGCTTGGACTCGAAGCAATCGTTGGTTCCATATTGACGTGATTACTGCCAGTGCTGAATATAATAACACAACGCCCGTAGTAAACAATTTATTCCGTGCTCGTAGACCTATCCTAGAATTCCGAGCCGGTACACGGTTGTTTGATTTTGGTACCGATGGCCTAGCACCAGTAGACATTATTGATACTGTACAAACCGATGCTATAACTAACGTCAACGGCGCTCTTGGTTACAGCACCGACGGCTACACGTTAATCAACGGCAGTACAATTATTTTTGCTGCAGATACCGATCCAGAAGTGCGTAGAACAGTGTATGAAGTACAATTTGCTATTACCAACACCAATGCTGACGATTCTACCATTGTAGATGTGCCTGTGATTGTACTAATGCCTATTGCCACAGCACTAATAGATCAAACAACAGTGATCGTTAGTGGTAACACTGAACAAGGATTGTCATATTACTATGATGGTGTGGCCTGGATTGAAGCACAACAAAAAATTAGTGTAAATCAACCTCCATTGTTTGACATCTATGACACTAACGGCATCAGCTTTGGCAATCGTGCTATCTATCCTAGCTCAAACTTTACAGGTAGCCCTTTATTCAGTTATGCCATAGGCAATGCTGATCCCGATTTGATACTAGGATTTCCACTGACCTATCTTAGTCTGACCAATATTGGTGACATTGTGTTTGACAATAATTTCTACAAGGATTCATTTAACTACACTATCAACAGCGCGGGACAAACAGTACCTCTTAGTACTGGCTTTGTGCGTGAATACAGTACTAGAGTTACATTTAACCGAGAAATTGGTTGGCAGACCGCAGTTACTCCTAGCCTGGTACGCCAGCAGTTTCAATTCACCTATGATGGCAACCCACTCTTGCTGGACGTGGCTGTTAATGCTAATACTATAGTTCCTGCTGTACAAATATATGCCAATGGACAATTTCAAGAGGCCTATAATTATCAGTACACAGTAGGCTCCAACACAACTACAATTAATTTGTTGACCATGTATGTACCCGGTGATTTAATTGAGGTAACAGTGCTAAGTGACCAAGTTAGCGCGGCTGGATTTTATGAAGTTCCTATTAATTTAGAAAACAATCCGCTAAACGGCAACAGTGATCAATTTACATTAGGAACCATACGCAATCACTACATTGGACTTACAGAAAATCTCATAGCATTACAAGGTCCTCCTATTGGTGCAAACAACACTAGAGACCTAGGCAATATCGTTCCTTACGGTTTACAAATATTACAACAGAGCTCACCGTTAACCTTAACTGGTTATTTCATGCGAGATGCCAACTATAATATATTTGCTTCTCTTGCCTACAACAGCACAGAATATATTAAATTTAAATCACAGTTGTTGAATGCTGTGACCACATTCAGTATTGCAGACTATGGCAATTGGACCGTGGCTAAATTACTAGATCAGTCGATTGCACAAATTACAACAGGCAGAACTAATATAAATCCATTCTATTGGAGCGACATGTTGCCCACAGGCACAGTGTTTACTTCAAATAGTTATACTGTTAATCCTATAACTACTAACAGATTTAACACAGAACAGACCTATGACTTTACCACTTCAAACTATAAAGGTCTTTGTGTTTATATTAACAATATATTATTGACTCGTGATTACGGATATGTGGTCAGCATCGAAAGTTCTACGTTAACCATCCTATTACCATTAACAGTAGGTGATGTAGTTACCATCAATGAATATGCTGATACGGCTGGTAATTTTGTTCCTAACACTCCTACCAAGCTAGGTCTATATCCTAAGTATGAACCTAAGATTTTCTTAGATGAAGATTATGTAAATCCTACGCCAGTAATCCAAGGACACGATGGAAGTATTACTGTGGCCTTTGGCGACATTCGCGACCAAGTGCTATTGGAATTTGAACAACGTATTTTTAATAACCTTAAGAACGACGGTAACCCTCCTCCAGTAGTAGCCGAGGATGTAATTCCTGGATATTTCCGCACTACAGATTATACACAAGCCGAAGTTAATCAGATCCTAGGTGAAAATTTCTTAGCCTGGGTAGGTGCCAACAAGTTAAACTATACCTCACAGACATATATAGCCGACAATGAGTTTACCTACAACTACAGTCAGGCTGGCAACAGAATTGACCAACAACCGTTGTTAGGTGCCTGGCGCGGAATTTATCGTTGGTTCTACGATACCTTAACTCCAAATATCACGCCATGGGAAATGTTGGGTCTGAGCGAACAACCTGACTGGTGGGAAAACACTTATGGTCCAGCGCCATACACCAGTGATAACTTGGTGTTGTGGGAAGATCTAGCAGCAGGGTTGATTAAGGATCCTGTTGCACCTTACATAAATCCCAAGTATATACGGGCAGGACTAACATCTGTAATTCCAGTTGATAGTCAAGGGCAATTATTGCCACCGTTTTACAGTGTTATGGGGGCTTACAATCCCAACGGGTTTGTCAAGAGTTGGCAAGTAGGCGATGGCGGCCCTGTAGAAGCATCGTGGTGGTCCAGTTCAAGTTATCCATTTGCCATTATGCGCCTGCTGATCCTTACACGCCCAGCAGATTTCTTCAGCTTGTTTGCTGATCGTGATCTGTACAAGTACAGTGCAGAATTTGATCAATATCTTTATAACGGTCGCTATAGAATACAACCACAAAACATACAAGTCTACGGCAACGGCGTCAGCAAGGCCAGTTATATCAACTGGATTATTGACTACAATCAACAGTTAGGTATTGATAGTACCGACGCCTTGACTACCGACCTAGCTAACCTAGATGTGCGCCTGTGCTATCGTGCTGCGTCATTTATTGCACAACAAAACTTGGCCATGTACCTGGAGAAAGGTAGCCCCAACAGCCAAAACAGCAGTTTATTGATTCCTCCTGAAAGTTACAACTTATTGTTGTACAAAAATCAGCCATTCAACAGAATAGACTACAGTGCTGTGATTGTAGAAGTAGTTGATGGTGGGTACAGTGTGTATGGCTACAGTACCGTCACTCCATATTTTTCAACTCTAGCTAGCCAAGTCACTGGACTTACACAAACATTAACAGGTGGAAACATATCAGTAACTGTTCCTAAACAATACACTGACCGCACAATACAAATACCGTACGGCTATACCTTTACCAACTTGACTAGTGTGGTGGATTTTTTATTGAGCTACGGCCAGTACCTAGGCAGTCAAGGTCTTAGATTTATCACTAGAGAAAATGGCTATACATTGGACTGGATTCAGATGGCCCAGGAATTCCTATACTTTGCTAACCAAGGTTGGGCTGACGGGACTATCATTAACCTAAATCCATCTGCAACCCAAGTCATATCATTCCGTGCTGGTGCAGTGGTAGATTCCATTGTGACCTACACTCCAGAGAATTTGTTGTTGGATCAAAATCGTCAGGCATTTAATGCTAGAAATTTGATTATTCAACGAGAAGGAAATACATTTAGATTAAATCCAGAACCTGGTGGAAGCCAAACTATCAATTATCTACAGTTGAAATTCACTGATTATGAAGATATGGTGGTGCTAGACAATCGCACAATCTTTAACGATTTAATCTACAATACTGTCACAGGCGAAAGACAAAATCGTCTCAAGCTGATTGCGGCCACGAGCACTCAATGGAACGGTACCTTAAATGCCCAGGGATTTATATTAAATCAAAACAACGTAGTGGCATGGAAGGCCAACACCAAGTACACCAAAGGCGACATTGTCATTTACAAAAATAGTTATTGGCAGGCTGCAACAATTATACAGCCCAAACTCAAGTTTGAATATGCGGACTGGTACAAGAGCAACTATGATGCTATACAACAAGGACTATTACAGAACTTGGCAACCAAGGCTGATCAGTTGGCCAACAGTTATAACACACAAACAGCCAATCTTAATAGAGACAATGACCTATTGGCCTACAACCTAATTGGTTTTACTCCAAGACAGTACATGGTGGATTTGAATTTAAGCGACACTAGTCAAATAAGTTTATATCAACAATTTATTAAAACCAAAGGATCCACGCAGGCCACAGATTTGTTTACTCAGGTTGACTTTAATCCGTTAACCGCTCAATACAACATATATGAAAATTGGGGTATTCTAGTCGGAACATACGGCGCACAAGCCAATCGAAGTTGGTTTGAAATTGCGCTTAATGAAGCAGTATTAACTGGCAATCCTAGCACAGTACAAATTATTCAACCAGGCACTATAAGTCAGGCAGATCAGTCCATCCTGTTAAGCAATCTCTGGGCCGAAAGCTATGCAATACCCAATACCGACATCTTGCCTACAACCTACAACACCAATTCAGACACTGCTTTGCCAAGTGCAGGCTACGTCAACATCAATGACGTAGACATCACAGTATTCAATCTCAACAATCCTAGCAATATTGCTGCAAACCTCAGTACAGTTGGCAACGGCACTACAATTTGGGTGGCACAAGACAACAGCTACGACTGGAACATTTATCAATGTGCTCAAGTTACAGGTCGTGTAACACAGTTAACTGACAATCTCAACGGCACAAGCCGCGCACAGTTTAGCACCACCGTTGATCTTGCAGTAGGTGACTTAATAATTATTCGCTACTTCAGCGATGCAGTAGACGGTGTGTATCGTGTGTTGAGCCGCCCAACTATTGACAGTGTGGTCATCCAGTACGCATTTACTAACTCTAACCAGACCACACTCACCGGAATAGGCATTGTATTTTACCTACAGACCATGCGTGTAAGCCAGGCCAGTGATGTTGGGACTTTACCTTATGTAAATCAACTCATACCCGGTGCCACAGCCTGGGTCGACAATGATGGGTCAGGCCGTTGGGAAGTAATACAAAAAACCAATCCGTTTGCGCCTATAGATACCCTGTCAGCAACCACCCCAGAAGCTAATTCATTGTTTGGCGCCAGTGTATCTCAAAGTGCTGATCGTTATGCTTTGTTAGTAGGTGCTCCTGCTGCTGCAAGCGGCTCAGGCGCAGTGTACACTTATCGTTTGGGTAACGTCAACGACTATGTTGAAAATACAGAACTATTACTGCTGGCCACAGACACTAGTGGATATGGATGCAGTGTAGACTTTGGTAATCGTACCTGGGCAGTGGCTGGTGCAAACACCAGTAACTCTGGCGCAGGATATGCCACAATACTTTACTTGATTCCTGGCACAAACGATTACGTACAAACACAATTGTTAGTGGCACCAGACCAAGACTTTAGTGCCATTGGATTTGGAACCTCAGTCCAAATAAGCGACAACGAGCGTTGGATTTATATCAGTGCTCCTGGTGCAAATCAAGTGTATGCCTATGGACGAGTTGATGTTCCTAGTCAATCAGTATCTTACATTGCAAACGGAACAACGGCTACATTTGTTTACAACAATAATATCATGATTGATTCAACATATCCTGACCAGTTGTTGGTGACTGTTAATAATAACCTGCAGGTGTATGGCACAGATTATACCATTAACGGTGTGCTGATTCAATTTTTAACTACGCCCGGTGCTAATAATACTGTACGTATCCAGCGCCGCACAGCAGTGCAACTGGATTTTGAAACTTATGTTGGAGTGACCCAAAGCAGTACTACCGGATCAGGATCTGGCTCTACATTTACTGTGACTAACACTCGCGGAGATTATTCAGTCAGCTTGACAGCACCTGGTATTAATTATGCAGTTGGTAATCAATTGACCATTAGTTACCTACAGGTTGATCCTGTTGGAAGTGCGGCCAACAATATCACTGTTACTGTGACTGCGGTTACCAGTGGTGGTATCACTGGATTTACATGGACTGGTAGCGGTGTCAACAATACCGCAGTATTTTCTCTAACAAATTATTTGTACACAGTGACCACATATGATTCATTCCGTGTGAATGTCAACGGTGTACTACAACGTCCTTACATTGATTACACGTTCAGCAGTGGTACACTTACATTTGTTACTGTGCCTATACCAGGCGCCATCATTACAGTACAGTCGGCTGAAGAGGGCGCATATTGGCAGTATGTAAATACTCTTGATTCCAATTATTATCCTATCACTGTAGATCCCAATGCTCAACTTGGACATAGCCTCGCTACCAACATAGTAGGCACACAAATTTTAGTAGGCGCACCGTATGACAGTGCTGTAAATTCTGCCGGGGATACCATTGACAATGCAGGTGCGGTGTATGCATTTGATCGTAGTATAGTCAAGTACATAATCACCAATACCACACAACTGACCTATGCAATTCCTGGAGAATATACCAATCCTGTGGCAGTGGTATTAAACAAACAATATCTAACCAATACAGCTCAATACATCAATGGTGAATTTACTGTGAGTGGAAGTGCTATTGTGCTGTCTAGTTCAGTGCCCTTAACTGTGGGCGACACGTTAGAAATTGAAACTAACCAATTCCAATTTGTGCAGAGATTCACAACCAATACCGTGATTGATGAATCACAATTTGGTCATAGCATAGACATCTGTCCTAACAGTTGTAGTGTATATGTTGGCGCTCCATTGGATTCGTTTGCTAGTGGGGTTCCGCAAGCTGGAATGGTTCAACGTCAAGTAAATCAGTCAAGGGTATATGGCATAACCACCAGCACTGTGGCCAACCCTACTTTGACTGCTGGCGATACTATTCGTGTTAACCATACAGAAGTAACTGTACCCAACAGCCCCAATAATACTGTGGCCGGGTTAGTAACCGCTATTAACTCTGCTGGTATACCCAATATTGTAGCAACCAACGCAACTAATGTTATATTAATCGGCGACGGCGCAACAAAAATATTTAACATTGGCAACATTTATTCTGCTGCCAGTGCATATACCACAGTAGTCTACATTAATAATGCGTTACAAGTTGCTGGGATGAACTACACCTACAACAACACTACACAACAAATTGCATTTGTATCAACTCCAGCATTAGGCGCAGAAATTTTAGTAGTAGCTGGCCGTATGACAGTAAGTGTGATCAATCTTGCAGCCTCTGAAGAATTTAACAAGCTCACTGTGTTACCTGGTGTGGCCGCAAATGATAGTACAATTGGGTCAGCATTTTATGATCTTGGCTTTGTAACCTATGCCTACACACAAACTATTACAAGCCCAGCACCTACAGACTTTGCACAATTTGGTGCCGCAGTGAATGTAAACACCGGTGCTGTAAATTTAGTAGTAGGCGCACCTAATGGCAACGTGTACGAACCAACCACCTTTGATGCTGGCGAAACTTATTTTGATGATCGTAGCACTACGTTCTTTGGATACATTCGTAATTCTGGAGTGGTATTTACATATGATTTCTTGCCTAGCGCCGACGGCAGTATATCTAATCCAGGACAGTTTGTATTTGGACAACAAGTTTATGTGACTACTTTGGCCACTGGAGATCTATTTGGTACAGCAGTCAACTATCGAAATGGTAGATTACTAGTAGGTGCACCAGGCAGCGACCTGGGCGATAGCAGTGTAAACTATGGCAGTGTATCAGTATTAAACAATGCCAATGACGCCGCAGTATGGCAGGTACTCTATGCTCAACAACCTGTAGTTGATGTAAATTTAATCAATTCAGTTTATTCATATGATAAACTACTGAACAGCACACAGACCTACTTTGACTATATTGATCCGTTACAAGGCAAAATCCTGGGTGTGGCTCGTAGAAACATTGACTACATTGGTGCAGTTGATCCGGCTAGTTACAACACTGGAACAGTACATAACATAGGCACCAGCTGGGGACCAGCACACGAAGGCGAGATCTGGTGGGATACCAATTCAGTTAGATTTATTAACGCCAATCAAGACAATATAGATTATGCCAGCCGCAGATGGGGTCAAGTATTTCCAGGCAGTACTATTAATATCTATCAGTGGACTGCTAGCTCAGTGCCGCCTGTAAACTACACAGGCACAGGCATACCACTTAGTACCACTAGTTATACTGTTTACTCGTCCGTTGACAATCAAGGCTTGTTAATTACAACTTATTATTTTTGGGTAGTTGGAATCAATACCGTGGCAACCACACACGGCAAAACTCTAAGTGCCACAGCCATTGCTAGTTATATTTTAAATCCTAGCAGCAGTGGCTTGCCCTACATAGCTGCCTTGTCTGCCAACTCTGTTGCTATTTACAATGCTGACACTCTGCTGTCAGCATTTGATACTATATTACATATTGAGTATGACCGTCAAGCACCTGGTGGCGACAATGACATACACACAGAATATGCGTTTATTGCTGACGGCCAAGCTGATGCATTTTTAAATGCAAATTTATATCGTAAATTCCTAGACAGCTTCTGTGGTGCAACCGTCACAGGTGCTGCTGTACCAGATCCTCTGTTAAGCCCAGGCATACAGTATGGCGTACAGTTCCGCCCACGCCAGAGCATGTTTGCCAACCGCTTTAAAGCACTTGAAAATTATTTAGGTTATGCTAATACTGTACTGGCACAATATCCTATAAGTGAAACTCGCAGTTTCCGTTTGTTAAACAGCAGCGAACCCACTCCAGCAGTCAACTCTGGTGCTTGGAATTATGAAGTGGCTACGCTGGAAATATTGGCCTACCAAGATCTTTATGTAGTACCCATTGGATATCTATATTTAGTGTTATCTGACACCAGCCAAGATGGACGTTGGACCATATACGAAGTTGCTCTTGGCACCTTGCCCGGTGAACGTGTATTAAATCTAGTGCAGGTACAAAACTATGACACTCCACTATATTGGAATTACATCAACTGGTACCTGCCCGGATACAATAGCAGTATTCAACCTGTTGCCACTGTGGCCAACACAGCTGGCTTACAAACATTAAGCCTAACACAAGCACCTGTGGGCGGCAGTGTCAAAGTTACTGCAAACGGTCAAGGCAAATTTGAAATTTATTTACGTACCACTCTTGGTTTTGACCGTGTGGGACTTGAAGATGGAACCATTAAGTTTAGTTCAGTGCTGTGGGATTATGCCGCAGGCGGATACGGATTTGATGCTGAAGTATTTGATGCAAATTATTTTGATCAAGAACCTGTACTTGAAACTCGTCAAATTATCAAAGCCATCAATGAAGAACTGTTCATTGACGATTTACTTATCAATCGCAACCAAGCATTGATCCTGGCATTTAAATTTATCTACAGCGAATTTACTAGCCCCAACTGGTTGTTTAAATCCAGCTACATCAACGTAGATCATGTGATCCGTGGCCTGTTGCCATATGAACTTTATCAACCAGACAACCAAACTTTTGTGTTGGATTATCTCAACGAGGTCAAGCCATACCACGTACAAAATCTTGCGTTTAATCTAATCTATGATGGCATTGACACTTATCCGGGTGCATTAACTGACTATGATGTCCCAGCCTACTGGAATACCACGCTAGCCCTCCCACAGTTTATAAGTCCTGTATTAACTCCATACACTTATAGCGACAGTGTAAACCAATCGTTCACCAGTGATACTGCTAGTAATGCACAGATATGGTTAGAACGTCCGTGGAGCGACTGGGTCAATAACTATACATTAAACGTAGACAGCATTGATGTAATTGATACCACAACTACATATACCATAGTACCGGTTATAACTATTGGTGCTGAATGGACTGCTGATACCGCATACACTGTTGGGGAGCAAATTGCTTATCGTAACAATCTCTATACTGTAACTGTGGCTGGAACCACCAGCAACACTGCACCAACAATTACCTTAGGAAGCGTAGTCAACGGCACTGCAACTTTAACTTACACAGGACCACGTGCCCAAGCCTCAGCCGTTCTTAGAGCAAACGGCACCATTGCCACGGTTACAATAACCGTACACGGATCTGGTTATTTGACTACTCCATTAATTGCTATTGACGGAGACTATCCTAACTTTACTACAGCCGCTATAAAATTAGTGCCTGTAATGAGCAACAATTTAGTCAGAAGCATCAAGACCACTATCAAGTACGACCGTTATCAATATGTCACTACCATTTATGAATGGCAGGCCAATGTAGTCTATTCTGAAGGCGAGCAGGTGCGTTGGAACAATCGTGTTTGGTCAGCCAATACCACACAATCGTCTTCAACCTTTGTTATTGAAGAGTGGAATTTAGTCGACGCTGATTCATTAAGTGGTGTAGATCGCACCATGGGATTCTATGTGCCTACGGTTAATATGCCTGGACTTAGCTTGCCACTTTTAATTGATGGAGTTAGCTATCCAGGTGTACAAGTTGATGCTCCGGACTTTAATCAAAACACTGGGTTTGATGTGGGCAACTACGATATCAACCCATTTGACAATCTTTCGTATGATGCTTCTGGTCGCCCAACTTACGACCCGGCAATCTTGGATGCTCGCTACAGTAGCGAATATATAGACCCATACCTTGGTACCAGAGCTACAGACATCAACGTGGACGGCGGCAAATATGTTGGGCCTTACAGTAGCCATGCGCCAGAAGAGCTAGTACCAGGTGCAGAATTTGACACCCTAGATCTACGTGTGTACACACGTCCTGGAGCGGACTGGTTGCAACGCGGTCATGGATTCCCAAGTGCCAACATTAAATACACTGTAAGTTTATCCGAGTTAATTTTAAGTTTTGCTGGACTATTGCCATACACAGCCCTAGTATCAGTGGCCAATCAAACCCAAAGTATAGACCTGCACCTAGATGGTGATTACACAGTAGACTATGTAGCCCAAACTGTAACCATGATACCCAGTGGCAATGTCAACACTGACGACATAATTGTAATCACTGCCTACGAAATTGGAGGCGGTAATCAACTTTACAAAAATATATACAACGGTGCTGATGTAGGCAATACTATTACAGTTCCTGTGGCCTATTATACTGCTACCGGCACTGAACAAATACAAGAATTTGTAATTTTTGTAAATGGCGTAATAACCACTGATTATACCTATGCCGCAGATGGTGCGCAAAATACCACTGTTACGTTTGACACAACCTACACAAATACCGATAGCATTGCCTTGTATGTGCTGGCACCTACCGTAGTAAATGATACCACAGTTAATTACAGTTGGAGTGCACCACAAACACAGTTAATTGATGGTGTTACTTCTGTGTTGACTTATACCCTTGACAACAATCTTGAGTATGTAAATCCAGACAGTGTAATAGTCACAGTCAACGGTGTTCGTGCTAGAACTGCGGCAGGAATCCGTCATGTGGGCGATGGTAGTACAGCTTACACCTTGCCAGACAGACTAGGATTCAGTCAGTCTATAATTGTAGACAACGAAGTACATGTGTATATTGATGATGAGCCGCAAATATTGTATGTGGATTTTGTATTAGAACCCTACGATGGCACGCTAAGAGAAGTGATCTTTATTACAGAACCGCCTGTTGGTTCAGAGATACTGATCTATGTAATAACCAATACTCAATGCTATGTCAACGGTAATCAACTGGTATTTAATTCAATCGGCGGTCTTGTTCCTATTGACGGCGAGGTTATAGCTGTTACCACCTGGAATGACACACGTCAACAACAAATATTAAGTCAGTGTTTTGTAGGCCCTGTTACTACCGGAGTCACAGTAGTAGAACCCTACGACAGTACCGACTTTGATGTAGGAACTGTTACTGGTGCCGCAGGTAGCTATGATTATAGCTCTGGTGTTACTGTGACTATAAACAATCTTGATATGGGCGTTGTAATAACCGACCCAGATCGTTTGTGGGTATCATTAAATGGGCGTAGACTGTTTAACAATATTGGATTCACTGTGAGCGGCACTGAGGTAATTTTGACGTCTGGTATCTTAGGAGCAGCTGACGTGGTTATGATCACACAGTTTACAAATTTTGTAGTGCCAGAAAGCATGGCTTTCCGCATATTCCAAGACATGCGTGGAGTGCAGGCTACTTACCGCATCACCCCAGCAACTACCACCACTACTACATCTGCTGTGACTGTCAATACTGACATAATCTATGTGGCCAATGCTGGTGCACTAGCTGAACCTAATTTTGATATCAACATTTGGGGAGTTGCAACCATCAACGCCGAACGCATTATGTATCGTTACAGAGATACAGCAAATAATACTATCAGTGGGTTGATGCGTGGCACGGCTGGCACAGCCATTACAGCACATGCCAATGGATCCATAGTGTACAATATGGGTCGTAGCAACTTGTTGCCAGAAAATTATCAAGATTACCTTGTGAGTACCAATACCCTGGGTGATGGAACCACTACTGTTTTTACTGCTGATAATATCAATTTAACCTCCGAAGATAGTACATTGCGCTTAGATGCACTTGAAGTATACGTGGGTGGAATCAAACAATCAGAACATTTTATTGGTAACGGTAGTACTGTTAAATTTGCACTAACTGGAATAGTTGCGTTAACAGATTCAATTGTAACTGTTAACGGAGCCGTGCAAACCAGTGTTACAGATTACTCAATAACCAACACAACATTGACATTTGTGACCGCTCCAGAATCTGAATCCATAGTTCAAGTTTCTGGCTATACACTTGTTGCTAGCAACCCAGTTGAAATTGTGTTTGAAACAGCGCCAGCAGCTGGTAGCGAGGTTACACTGTTGGTACGCCGTGGAGTTACATGGTATGCGCAAGGCTCTGGCACCGCCAGCAATGGTAATCCGTTGCAGATTACCGAAACAGCGGCCGCAAGGTTTTTACGGGGCTTATAATCCAGGTAAATAAATTACAATGAGCGATAATACTAAACAACCAACTCCTGCACCAAAACGCCCCAACGAAACTGGGTCTATCAGTGTTGAAGGATTTATAAAGATTTTTGATCCAAAAACCAAACAAGTATTTGTGGAGAAACGAGCATGATCCAACCAGGCCTATGTAAAATTGAAGGGTTTGTTAAGATTACAGATCCCACCACAGGCGCAGTCTTGTTAGACAAAAAGAACGCAATTCACTACGAAAACATCAGTATTTGTATGGCCAATACTTTAGCTGATAGAAACACTGGATACATTTATAAAATGGCATTTGGCAATGGTGGCAGTGCTGTAGATCCCACAGGCGTTATTACCTATTTGCCACCAAACACCACTGGACAAAATGCCAGCCTGTACAACGAAACCTACAGCAAAGTAGTTGACGATAACTCAGCTGCCAATACAGATCCTGCTAACAACTACATGACTGTGGTACACACGTCGGGTAATGTGTACACTGATATCATAACCACTTGTTTGTTGGATTACGGCGAGCCTGCTGGACAGCAAGCATTTGATAATAGCACCAACTTTAATGGTGAATATGTGTTTGACGAGCTAGGGCTACAGTGCTGGAACGGAAGCGCCAGTGATTTATTATTAATCACCCATGTAATTTTTCACCCGGTACAAAAGAGTTTAAATCGTCAGATACAGATAGATTATACTTTACGTATTCAAACTTTAACTAACTTGAGTGCGGCATAAATATGAGTATATTATTTTGCGGTAAATACATGAATACGGAGCAATAAATGTCATATACAATTAACTTAACAGATGGTGCGTTATTTGCTACCATAGCAGATGGTACAATCAATACCTCCAGCTCAATGACTTTGGTAGGTAAAAACTACGCCGGATACGGTCAGTTTTTGGATACTAACTTTATCCATCTGTTGGAAAATGCATCAAATACTACAGCCCCGGGTGCACCGCTTACTGGTCAACTTTGGTGGGACTCCGGCAACGGCTTAATGAAGGTGTATACCGGTACTACATGGAAAACCATCAGTAGTGCTACTTCTAGTTCAACTGCTCCAAGTAATAATGTAACCGGTGACTTGTGGTACGACACAGTAAATCAACAGTTAAATGTATGGACTGGTACAGCATGGTTATTGGTTGGTCCACAATTCACAGCCGGTCAAGGCACAACAGGGGCCATTGCAGCTACAATTACAGATAACACAAGTGTTACTCACACTGTTATTGAATTATATGTAAACGATAGTATTGTGGGTATTGTAAGCAAGGACGCTACCTTTACTCCAGCTGTAGCAATTCCTGGATACACTACAGTTCGCCCTGGTATTACTTTAGCTACAATAGTTGGCAGTCAAGTTCCATTGTTTCAAGGCACCTCTACTGATTCACTATCGTTGGGTGGAGTGCTTGCTACCTCGTTTATGCGCACAGATGCCAACACCAGTACAAGTGGTACTTTATCGGTACTTAACAACACTGGCCTAGCAGTTGGCGCAAGCAGTAACTTTAGAGTTTCAGTATCTGGTAATGATGTTACCCTAAGAAATCAAACATCAGGTGGCAATCTTTATTTAGGTGTCAACGTGGCAGGAAATGTCTCGCCAACCCTAACCATGTTTGGATCCAATGGTGCCATCAGCGGTAATCAAATCAATGCCAACTATGCCGACGTTGCAGAACGCTTTGAAGCTGACGAAGTCATGCTTCCTGGCACTGTGGTTGAGCTTGGCGGCTCAGCAGAAATCACTCAAGTTTCAGCTGAATTAAGCGAAAAAGTGTTTGGAGTCATAAGTACACGAGCAGCATATTTGATGAACAGTTCAGCAGGCTCAGACGCTACACATCCCCCAGTTGCAATGACTGGACGAGTACCTGTTAATGTTGTTGGTTCAATTGCCCGAGGCGATAGATTGGTCAGTGCTGGCAATGGTCTAGCGAGAGCTGCACAAGCAGGAGAAGCTACTGCGTTCAACGTAATTGGCCGTGCATTAAGAGATAAATTAGACACAGGCCCTGGCACTGTAGAAGCTATCGTAACAATTAAATAATATCAAGGATTAAACAATGACTTATTCAGCAGGTGGACTAATACAAGCAACAGACTATAATGGGTTTGTTAGCACAACATCGGGTGCAAACGTTAATGCAACGTGGAGCACTGGAACTACCAATGCTGGATGGGGTCAAACAGCACTAGGCACAGTAAGTGCTGGTGGCACGGTAACTGCAACACAATGGGCTAGTTTAGTCAACACCTTGTCAGCCATGGGCAGTCAAACCGGTACCTCAATTACCAGTAGAAGTGCACCAACTGCTGGTCAAACTATCAGCGTGTTGGCGGCTGTTAACACAGACTTGACAAACTGTTACACCAATCGTGGTAATGCTGCAGGATCTGGAACAGCATATGGCACGTTCTCAGGTACAACAAGCAAAACTAGTGCCACAGGATCTGGTCAATCTGCCTGGACTATTACATTTACACACACTATCACATTCCCAAGTGCAGATCAAACCCGTTATTTCTTTAACGCTGGTGGCATTATAAAACTTCAGTACGGAAAATCAAGTACAGGCACCGACGTTGACCCAGACTGGAACACTCTTGCAGGATGGTGTGGAAGTATCAATATTACCGGCGGTGCGCAAACCATTGCCGGCCAAGCCTATACAGGAACTACCAGAATTGGCGGCACTGGCGGCACACAAACTACATTGGCCACTGGAACAGGGTGGTATGCACTTACAGGCTCGCCCGCTACTATATTCCAACTAAATAATTCAGGTGGGCCTTACACAGGTGAGTATATTCGTACCACAGCCACAGCAACTTCAAGCACAGTTTTGACCTTGGTTACAACTTGGGTCAGTGACGGATCAACCGGTGCTGGTACTAGTGCTAATATTTCTGGTGGCACAGCCACTGCCAGCCCAAACACCACAATCACCGGTACAGCACCAACTACTTTGGTCACGTACCTTCCACCAAGCACAACTTATCTAACCGATTCGTGGGGAACCCCAACTATTGCGGCTAGTGTAGCCTAATAGCAGTTTAGCTTTACCAAAAGGGTCTTAGGACCCTTTACTTTTATCTTCTTTTGTAGTACAATAAATGTATGAATACTGACGAACTTGTTGCCTACGCTCGTGCCCGTTTTGACCATGCAACCGCGCGACGCACACTTAAAGAAAAATATCAAGCCAAACTAACAGTTGCCCATGCTGGCGGAATGTGGTTAGCTGGTCCAGAATTATTGGCTGTATTGGCCGCTTGTGCAGGCCCATCAGCAGTTGTCCTTGACTTATATGACACGCCAGTGAAAGTAGTGCCTAACGAGTTTCAAGATTTAGTGCGTACTCACTGGCAAGAACAAATGAACGCTTGGCTTGTAGAATACGAAGAGCTTAATCAAAATAGATGACAACAGGTGCATTAATATTTGCCCGCAATAATGAGCAGATTAACTATGAGGCAATGGCTCACTGGTCGGCTAAGAATATTGAACGACATCTTGGTATCCCAACACACATTGTAACCGATGATTCTGCACCATCTACCAACACAAGACACTTTACAGATGTTGGCCCAGTTACATGGCACAATCTCAATCGCATGGATGCTTATCAACTGAGTCCGTGGGATTGCACTCTAGTGCTAGATGCAGACTATGTTGTGGCTAGCGATCAGTTACAATCTGTGCTAGACATAGACCAAGATTTTTTAGCACATCGCTGGGCGTACGATATTACCGGCAACAACAACTTTGAAGGGCTTAATTACTTTGGAAACAATCGTATGCCCATGTGGTGGGCAACTGTAATGATGTTTCGTCGCAGTCGACACGCAGAATTAATTTTTGACTCAATGCAGATGATCCGAGACAACTGGACTCATTATAGGAATTTGTATAAAAATACAAATGCAACTTATCGTAACGACCATGCGCTTAGTATTGCCCTAGGCATAGTTAACGGGCATACATTAGATCATGCTGGTATTCCTTGGGCATTGGCCAGTTTAACACCTGATCATAAATTAACACAGCTAGATCAAGACAGTTACAGAGTAGATTTTGTAAACACAGAAAATAACCTACGCTGGATAACATTAACACAAGACTTCCACGCTATGGGCAAACAACAACTAGGAGAGATCGTTGCCAATCACTGCTGAACGCGGTTACTTAATACCTGCAATTGGTGATGTATATGTAGGTTGCGCCAACCGGTTAGCAGACAGCATACACCGCTTCCACCCCAACGCCAACGTAACTATTCTTACCAAGGACATGTTGCCCTATGGTGATCAAGGTGGTTACGCCAACGACTGGCAAGTGTTTGTTGCTAGTCCCTACAGGCAAACTATTAAACTAGAAGCTGACATGATTTGTGCTAGCCCTATAGATCATTGGTGGCCGCTGTTTGAACGGCGTGATGTTGTTATTAGCCAAGGTGCTAGAACGTTTTATGATCAACCCGCGGTGTCACGCTACTACAGAAAAATATTTGATGCTAACAAGTTACCAGACGTTTACAATGCTATTACTTATTGGAGATTAAGTAACACAGCCAAAGAGTTTTTTAATTTAGTTAGACAAATATTTGAACAATGGGATAGCTATAAACGAGTATTAAAGTTTCCAGATGATATGCCAACTACTGATGTAGTCTATGCTATTGCGGCAGTTATTATAGGTCCAGAAAACATTACATTGCCTTCTGGTCTAGGACCAACCATAGTACATATGAAACGCTACATTAACCCTACACAAAGTAACAATTGGACAAGAGAATTAGTCTGGGAAAACAATCCGTTTCGTATTAATACAGTAGCACAGTGGGGATTGGTGCATTATCATATCAAGGAGTGGGCAAATGAGTAAAGACGAAGATAAATTTAAACACAGTAAAAGGCTACATAAAGACCAGGCCACCATTGAGAAACAATTAAAGATTGCTAAAAGCCATGGCATGACTAATAAGGTTGTTGAAGAGCCACACCGTTTGGCCAAACATCATGCAATGGATTGTGGCGTTCCTCATTGTCCTATGTGTTCGAATCCAAGGCACAATAAAACAGTTAAAGATCATTTGACTATCCAAGAAAAACGCAATCTTCAAAAGGCCAAAGATGAGTGATATGACTGAAGAAGAGTTTTGGTTGATCTTACATGCAACACCACAAACTAAGCAAGTATTTTATAGATTATATTACAACAAGGACGGCTCGCCTATTATCTACAGCATGGAGGACTTGCTAGGTAATTACATAGAAGTTGATCAATCGACATACGTGTTAGCGCCGTTTAATGTTAAGGTAATTGACGGTAAACTTGTTTATATTAACCCAACGATTACTGTTAAAAAATTACAACCCACAAACTCAACCGGCACCGCATGCGACCCCCAAGATGTGTGCATAGTAGTCGATACAGATCAACCACATACAAAATGGAATATAGTAAACAATGAACTCAATTGATATAGCAGATTTAGACTGTGTATTTTTAACCTATGATGAACCCAACAAAGAAGAAACATGGGTTAAAATTAAGAATATGGTTCCTTGGGCCCGCCGTGTAGATGGAGTTAAGGGCAGTGATGCTGCACACAAGGCAGCCGCTGATGCTAGTACTACAGATCGATTTGTGTTAATTGACGGAGACAATATTCCCGACGCTAAGTTTTTTAATCTTACCTTAGACACAAACGAGGTTTGTGTGTATCGTTGGAGAGCCCGTAATCACATCAATGGGTTGATGTACGGTAATGGAGGCCTAAGCATATGGTCTAAGGAATTTGTATATGCTATGCGTACACACGAAGCAAGTGATGGCACTACCGAAAACGATGTAGAGTTTTGTTTTTATTCCAACTACTATGCTATGCACGATTGCTATAGTACAACATATCCAAACGGATCGGCCTTCCAGGCATGGAGGGCTGGCTTCCGCGAAGGTGTTAAGATGTGCTTAAACAAAGGTGCACGTCCTACCTTACAAGAATTTAAACAACGAGTACACCAACGCAACTTAGATCATCTTACTATCTGGCACAACGTAGGGCGCGATGCGGATAACGGTATCTGGGCCATAGCCGGAAGTCGCATGGGCACATACATGACTATGATTACTCCTCAGTGGGACTATCGTGCTGTACAAGATTTTATAGAGTTAGAAAAGTTATGGGACACAGTAAAGGATGACAATCCTGAAATGTTAGCAGGCCACGTAGGCGAGCCATTAGTAGAACAGCTAGATTTACCTATCAACATGATTGGCTCAGCCGAAAGCAAATTCTTTAAGCATCACTACCGCAGTAACTGGCACAACCAAGGAATAATGGTTAAAGAAATTGATGTAATAAGAAATCAGGAAGGCTGGTAATGATTATTGCTTTTTATCCTGGCGCTGGCGGAAACAGGTATTTACGCATGTTAAAAGAATTAAAATGGACTGACTCAAACACATCATATGATCGATTGGTTAGCGGTCAAGAATTCAAACACAGATATTTAACTGACGATGTCAGCAACGGTGCTCAAGATTTTATCTTAACACATTGTTTAAATGAGCCACATATACGTTCAAAATTTCCTAACCACAACATTGTTTTTATACTTGGCAATTTTAAAAAATGTCTACAACGTGAGTGGATATTAGCTGGACATGAGAGATACATTCAAAAAAACATACAACATACCTATGACTATGATAGGATAGAGCACTATAACGCATTTAAAGATAATTCGTGGCCAGCCTGTTTTACTATTAATGATATAGAAAATTTGCCAGTTTCTATTCTTAACGAGATTACTCAAGAGTTTAAAAAAATACAAAAAAGACAAAATGCCACTAACATGCTAGCTGACCTTGAAAACCGTATAATTGGTAAAGTGAACTCTGCATATGAAATTATATGTTGGCATAAAAATTATTATGATCAATATCCTTTGTTAATTTCAAATGAGTCTACAGTAATTGATATTAATTGTGATGAGGATATTTTTTCAAAAACAATGCAAAAAGAATTAGACTTCTACAACAGCGAAATATTTGATGAAGTGTGGAAGGAATTAAATGTCTAAAGTAAACGCATTCAATGGGTTTGATAAGTTAACAGAAGTATGGTTAGGCGATGTTTATCCAACGGATTTTTATCAAGATTTTGATTCAGAAGTTCGAGATGCCTTTGAACAAATTACCGCGATGACTATTGAAGATCTTTCCAAGATACAAACAGTTTTAGAATCAAAAAATGTTAAGGTACAACGTCCTCAATTTAGTTCAAATCTTGAAAATTATCTCAACGATTCTGGAACTTTAATAAAACCTCCAATAATGCCTAGAGACACTGAATTATCCTTGGGTAATACGTTCTATCATTTAAGATCTGATTACAAAATAGATCCTTGGCAAAAACAAATTGATGCTATGCTAGACAATGGAGTAGACATAAAAGTTGGACCATCCGGAAATGATTTATCTTGTATACAGCCACCTAGTATAGTTCGTTGCGGCAATGATCTTTATGTTGACATTGATTCGCATAAGCATGTGATGCCTCAAATCGCGTTAACTTTAATAGAATGGTCGAAACAGTATAGGGTTCACTTGATTTCTACAGGTGGACATAGCGATGGTGTATTCTGTCCAATTCGTGAAGGATTACTTATTACCACTCACTGGATAGACGATTACAAAAAAACATTTCCGGGATGGGAAGTATTTAAAATACCCCGGGAGCTTACTGGTATTGCTGGATCTTTACAGAATTGGTGGGTTCCGGAGATACAAATTTCGTCAAACAGTTTATTTGCAAAACATATAGAAGAAAGAGCAATAGATTGGGTTGGAAATTATCAAGAAACGCAATTTAGTGTCAACATGCTGGTTGTTGATCATAATACAGTGATTGCCGTAAATCAAAATCCTGTGTTGACTGAATTTTTAACCAAAAAAGGAATAGAAGTAATTATTGTTGATTTTAGATGTAAAGAATTTTGGGATGGTGGTATGCATTGCCTAACGTGTGATACTCAACGCAATGGCTTGATTAAAAATTATTTTCCAGAGCGCCCAGTTGCAAACTATTTAGATTGGATAAAATGAACAACAAAGGCGACGAAAGTGTAAACAATAAAAGCAAGTTTCTCAGCGGTGCCGAGGAAATGCAAAATCTGCTTGGCCCAGCACTTTGTCTGGCCAAATGGAAACAGGTTAGTTTACATTTACCCACGGGCCTTAACAACAGTTGTTATCATCCTCCACTACACCCTATTCCCGCTGAGTTGTTGACTGATAATCCTGGTGCGCTACACAATACTCCACACAAAAAAGAACAGCGCAAGATCATGTTACGGCAAGAACGCCCTAGCGAATGTAGTTATTGCTGGGCTATGGAGGACAATGACAAGTTAAGTGATCGTCATTATCGCAGTGGTGAGCCATGGGCTGCCAAATACTTTGATATTATAACCAATTCAAATGGAGATGAAGATGTCATACCTAGTTATGTGGAAGTTAACTTTAATCATGCTTGTAATTTGGCATGTAGTTACTGTAGTCCTCAATTTAGTTCAACTTGGCAACAAGAAATGGATCAGCATGGCGCTTACCCTACTAGCACTAGACACAACGATCCTAGTCATTTTGTTGGTCGCAATCGGCCTATCCCAGTTCGCGAGCATAATCCCTATGTAGAAGCTTTTTGGGCCTGGTGGCCTACGCTTTATCCAGAACTAGAGCACTTTCGTATGACCGGTGGTGAGCCCATGTTGGACAAGAACACGTATAGAGTGTTTGATTATGTATTAGCCAACCCTAAACCCAACTTGCATTTAAACGTAACCAGTAATTTCAGTGTAGATGAAAAGACTTGGCAAAAGTATAAGGGATATGTAAAAGAATTATGCAAAGGTGAGCGGATTGAACACTTTATGCAGTTTGTTAGTCTGGACAGCTTCGGTGATCAAGCAGAATATATTAGACACGGCTTGGACTTTGATCTGCTGTGGGATCGTGTAAATCAATTCTTAACAGAGATACCTGGACGTAATTCAATTACCTTTATTGTGACTATGAATAATCTTAGTGTAACAGGATTACCGCACCTGTTTGCTGGCATACTAGGCCTGCGTAAGTTATACAGCAAGACATATCAGCGTGTGTGGTTTGACACACCTGTGCTCAGACAACCCACATGGCAAAGCCTACAACTGCTACCAGAATCGTATGTGGATCAACTTGAACAACTTTGGGCTTGGATGATTCGTCAAATTGAAACAGAAGAAACTCGTTTCCACGGATTTAAAGACTACGAGATTGCTCGCTTGGACAGAGATATTGCCTGGATGCGTGATGGACAAAAGTTGGATCCTGCTGTGATCAATTGTAATAAAGCAGACTTCTATAGATTCTTTGCAGAAGCTGATCGCAGACACAGTACAAACTTCTTAAAAACTTTTCCAGAAATGACAGCTTGGTGGAAAGAATGCAAATATTATGCTAAACAATCATAAAATTGTATTAAACAATTTTTGTGAAATTGATCGTCTTATCCGCCCATTTGCCGATGACGAGTTTTACGATTTAACCAAGCACACTATAGTACCAGGCGCCATATACATAATTGGCCGAGAGCAATTTACAACTAACCGACAGCTTATTAAACAATTAGTTGATAGCGGTACTATACGAGCAGTATTATGTAATCCTGCCGAGGGGTCTGAGTCAATGTATTGGTTATATCAGACATTAGGAATAGGCAATTTTACCAAACATGCCGCTGTTATCACTGGCGGATATTTGCCCGATGGTATTCCGCATATGTACCATGAACATTTTCTACCGTTGATATTAGATTACGATGAAAACATAAAAGCTATAGAAGATTATAAAAACAGAAAAACAACCGACCGCCCTTACAAATTTTTATTTTTAAATGGTAGATTGCGTGTACACCGAAAATATCTATTAGAATATTTTAGATTAACTGGGTTGTTAGACCAAAGTCTCTGGACAAATCTAGACCATAGAAATAGTCAGCCACCAAAACTAAAATTAGAACATAACGGACAAGATCTTATCAATAGTCCATTTCCTGTACACTATCTACCAGCCCAATATGAGATCGACCGTTATCAACAACAAGCAGTTAAAGTGCCAACAGAGTTATCGGGCGACCTGGCTGCCAAACGATATTTGTTTAACAACGAATGGGGCGACATTTATATTGCACCCGCGCCTTACCTAGACACTTATTTTAGTTTAGTAACCGAAACAGTATTTGATTATCCGTATACATTTAGAACAGAAAAAATTTGGAAACCTATAGCAATTGGACATCCGTGGATTGCCGCTACTAACCGTGGCTATTATAGAGATATGCACAACCTAGGATTTAAAACTTTTGGACACCTAATTGACGAAAGTTTTGATCAAATAGAAAATGGTCAAGATAGAATTGAGCGTATAACTCAAGTAGTGGAGGATCTTTGCCGGCAGGACCTTCCAGCTTTCTTAACAGCAGCCAAAGATGTGTGTAAATACAATCAACAATTGCTTGCGGAGTTAAGGATTAAAGTCCGCAGTGAGTTTCCTGATCGTTTCCACCAATTTATTAATCAACAATTCAATGCATGATTTAGAATTCAAACAACAAGTGTTAGACACAAAGAGTGCCAGCTTTTGTGCAGCCAAGTGGTATAATGCTACTATATGGTTAGGTTCAGGACAGACTACAAGTTGTCATCACCCACCCGCACACAAGATTGATCTAGAAGAATTAAAAACAAATCCAAAGGCATTACACAACACGGTAGAAAAGAAAATAGATCGATTGAACATGCAGTTGGGCAATCGTCCTAAGGGGTGTGAATATTGCTGGAAGATTGAAGACATGGGCCGCGATAGTATTAGCGACCGTGTATATAAAAGTAAAATTTACCCTATAAAGGCCCTAGATGAAGCATATCAAACTCCGCATCAAGCAGATGTCAATTTACGTACACTGGAAATTGCGTTCGATCGCACTTGCCAATTTGCTTGTAGCTATTGTAACCCTGCTTTCAGTAGCACATGGGTTAAAGACATACGATCCAACGGTCCCTATGAGTCCTTGGTGTCTGATGGGCGTAACCACTTTACTCACGATCACCCTAGCAGTCAACTATACCGCGTTGGCGAAACTAATCCCTATGTTGAAGCGTTCTTTGCTTGGTGGGAAACGGATCTTCACCGGACTCTTCAAGAGCTGAGGATCACTGGTGGTGAACCCTTAATGAGTGGCGAAACCTGGAAGCTGTTGGATTGGTTTAAAACCAATAAAGGTAAAAGCTCAACTCGGTTGGCCATCAACAGTAACTTGGGTGCAAAAGTGGATTTAGATCGTTTGCTAGACAGCATAGAAGGATTAGAAGTAGATATCTATACTAGTCAAGAAAGCGTATACAATCAAGCTGAATACATTCGAGATGGATTAGATTATGATGCTTGGATATCCAATGTTCAAAAGTTACTAGACAGCGACTGTGTAAGAGCTGTACATTGCATGGCTACTATCAACGCATTATGCTTAGATAGTTTGACTAGCTTGCTGTATCAATTGCTAGAATTTAAACAAATGTACGGGCGTGAGCGAGTGAGTTTTACACTGAACATTTTGCGTTTTCCTAGTTTTCAAAGTCCATTGGTATTGCCTGACGACTTGCGCACACACTATAAAGATCGATTACAAGACTTCCTGGATCGCAATCGCAACAATAAATTCATACACGAGCACGAGCTCAATCACATACAACGGTTGATTGATTATCTAGATGTGGTTAAGACCCCGCATTCGGATTCATTTGATATGCCTAAATTGTTAAATGATTTTAAACAGTTTCATACTCAATACGATCAGCGTCGTAACAAAAATTTTACCGCAACATTTCCTCAATTGGCAGACTGGTATAACACATTATGAATTTAGATGATAAAATTATTGAACTTAAAACAGCGTACAACGTAATTGACGTGGTAAATTTGGACCAGTGGAGTAACAGTATTAATGAAGGCAAAAACTGGCTCGAGCACACCTGTCGCCGTCTGCACAAGGATCCGTACAAAAACAATGAGCGTATTGTTTTTACACACTCGGCAGATTTTTACACAGAAGATGATTTAACAACAGCTGGGATTATACTTAGAAACTTACAAGTTATTTTAAATTCAGTTGATATATCAAACTTTTTTGTTATTGTTGTATCAACCAATAACAATATAGCAGAAGAGTGGAACATTATAAATGAACTAAGCAAAGACCCGGTGCCATTGGCAGTTGAAATTGTCGATGGAAAATTTACTCAAAACATTATAAAAGATTATTCAAAACGCCAGGAAACTTATAAATATGGGTCAGTCGATCCTGTAAAAATACGATTAGACGAGCTTACAACTCAAGAAAAATTTTTACTTACAGAAAGTAAAACCTTCTGTATCTACCCCTGGATACATCTACATGCTTATCCAACTGGGGAGGCATATCCTTGTTGTCATGCTGAAATGGCGTATCCGGTAGGCAATACAAAATTTAAAACCCTTGAAGAAATATATCGTGATGCGCCCATGCGTGAGCTAAGAAAGGACATGCTGGCCGAGCAACCAAACCCTGCATGCGGTCGTTGTTACGAGCAGGAGGAAGCAGGTTTCTTCAGCGGTCGCCGGAGTGCCAACAAGCACCATGGACACCATGTCAAACGTATCGATGATGATCAGTTTCAAATGAGCTACTGGGATATTCGTTTCAGTAACTTATGCAACCTAAGTTGCCGTAGTTGTGGGCATATATTCAGCTCTAGCTGGTATCAAGATCAGGCCAAGTTGGCTGGTGGTGATTGGAAAGATCGCAACCAAGTGTTAAACTATGCAGGCCGTACAGAGACAGACATGTGGGAACAGTTGATTCCGCATCTGGACTATGTAGAGCAAATTTACTTTGCTGGCGGCGAACCCTTAATGATGAAGGAACACTACAACATTTTAGATGAACTGGAACGTCGTGGGCGGTTTGATGTCAGACTGATATATAATACTAACTTTACACATGTCAAGCTGAAGGATCGCACAGTATTTGATTATTGGAAACGCTTTAAAAGTGTAGCGGTAGGAGCCAGTTTAGATGCTATGGGCCCACGTGCAGAGTATATACGAAAAGGCACTGAATGGGACCAAGTAGAACGCAATCGTGCGCAAATGCTAGAAATATGCCCCAATATAGACTTTTATATAAGCCCTACACTAAGCATAATGAATGCACTACACCTACCAGAGTTTCACCGCAACTGGGTTGACAAAGGATTTATTAAACCGCAAGACTTGAATGTGAATATTTTGCAAGACCCAACGCATTTCAGAATAGACATAGCACCTGTTGAATATAAGCAACGTATACAAGTAGCATACGAAGAACACTTGGAATGGTTGCGCCCATTGGATTCACTACAGCGAGCAACTGTGGGGTTTGAGAGTGCTATCAACTTTTTGATGTCCACAGACAATTCTGCATTGTTACCTAAATTTTGGTCGGCGTCTGACAAATTAGATCACATTCGATCCGAAAGTTTATTAGACGTAGTTCCGGAATTGACATTAATCGAACAATATAGACAATAATCATGACTGATAAAATTATAGGCAAATACAACTGGCAAGATCGAATTCCCAGTTACATTCCGTTAGAACAGCTAACCGACATTCAACGGCATAGACTAATGGAAAGTAAAACTTTTTGCATGTTACCTTGGATACACTTACATGCATGGCCCGATGGCCGCGCTTATCCGTGTTGTTTAGGCAATGCTCGACATCCTGTGGGTAACTTTAAAGAAAAATCCATGAAGGAAATTTGGAACGACGACGCCATGCGGCAAATGCGAGTCAACATGCTCAATGATCAGCCTTGCAAGGAATGTAGTGACTGCTACGAGCAAGAAGAGTACGGCTTCGCTAGTATGCGCAACAACAGCAACAAAAACTTTGGACAGCACGTTGCCGAAGTAGAAGATACATTGCCCGACGGTTCCACGCCAAACTTTCAATTGCACTACTGGGATGTGCGCTTTAGTAATATATGCCAGCTCAAGTGCCGTAGTTGTGGCAGTATCTTTAGCAGTCGTTGGTATGATGATGATGTCAAGTTATGGGGTAAAGAACTGCGCCCACGTGTGCAGTTTGCTGGTCGTCATGAAAATGATGTATGGGAACAGATGCAAGAACATGTTCCGCACCTGGACCAAATATATTTTGCCGGCGGCGAACCCTTGATCATGGAAGAACATGCACGTATATTAAAGCTGCTGATAGAAAAAGGTAATACCAATGTTCGCTTGATTTACAATACCAATTTGAATGAATTGCGTTATAAACGAGAATCAGTACTGGATCTATGGAAACATTTCCCCAATGTGTGCGTGGCTGCCAGTTTGGACGACATGGGAGCTCGTGCTGAAATCATACGGTCAGGCACAAACTGGGCTCAAGTAGAACAAAACATTAGAGATTTAAAGCGTGAGTGTCCGCATATAGACTTCATGATCAGCCCTACACTCAGCATGATGAACATCTGGAACTTTACTAGATTCCACCGTTACATGGTTGATCAAGGATTTATACGAGCCCAAGACTTTAACTTGAACATATTACAAGGTCCCCAAGAATATCGTATAGATATGTTGCCAACTGATATCAAACAACAGTTCAAGCGAGAGTTTGAAGAACACATCCGTTGGTTAGAGCCGATCGACGGAATACAACGTGCCACTGGTGGATTCCGTGGAGCTATTGAGTTTATGATGGCCACTGACAACAGCCATTTGTTACAGGGATTTTGGGAAACTGTCAATGATCTGGATTGGAGCCGTAGTGAAAGTTTATTGAGTGTGGTTCCAGAGTTGGCGGCCATTGTCCAATATCGCCCCAAAGATAAAAGGATACCCCTTAAGTGACATTACCACACGATAAATTCTGCGTACTACCTTGGATTAGTTTAGAAACTAGTCCCGTAGGTACTGTACGTCCTTGTTGTCTAGCTGAAGACGAACTGGTAGACAATGCTGGAGATAAGTTTAATCTAGCCACGGCTGAGTTTAGTACTATACAAAACAGCCACGGTATGCGTCGGTTGCGTCAAGAGTTCATTGACCGGAAACAGCCACAAACATGCCGCAAGTGCTGGAGAGAAGAACGTGCAGGCCGCACTAGTAAACGTATGCATACCTTAGATCGTTTAAAGCACATGTTGGATCACGTAACAGACTGGACCGTAGACGCCAAGCCCTTGATGTTTTTAGATCTCAAGCTGGGTAACATATGTAACTTAAAATGCCGCATATGCGGATCATGGAGTTCAAGTACATTTGCCGCAGAGGAACTGGCCAATCTAGAACCCACGGAAGATCGTAAAACAAATCATCATTATCAAATGCTACGTCAAGGCGCTTGGCCCAGAGAAAATCTCAAGTTTTGGTCGGAGATAGCTCAGGTAAGCGATCAAATTGAGTATATAGAGTTTACCGGCGGTGAACCCTTTATGATACAAGAACACTTTGACCTGTTGCAGGACCTGGTAGATCGTGACCTAGCCCAGAACATAGAAATACACTACAACACCAATGGTACACAATACCCTGAGCAAGGCCCTGAGATATGGCGCCACTTTCAGCATGTAGAAATAGCCGTCAGCATAGACGATGTGGGTGATAGATTTGAATATCAACGCTCAAATGCTCTTTGGGCAGAAGTAGAAGCCAATATAGCCCGTTTTAAAACTCTACGTAGCCAACATTCTAATATGACTCTACAGGTATGTAGCACAGTGAATGTGTTTAACGTGTATTACTTGCCAGAACTGGCCAAATGGAATTATGCACAAGGATTTGACTATGTGTATTGGAACATGATGCACGAAGCCTACTACTTTAGCGTCAGCACATTGCCCGAAGCCGCAAAAGCAGATATTACTGCAAAACTACGCACCGGCAAGAGCGACGTTGCGCAAGAATTTGAACGTATCATTAACTTTATGAACAACGGTGCCAGCCTGGATGGGAAACTGTTAAGAATGAAAATAGCTGATCTGGATCGCAAACGTGGTCAAGACTTGAGAACTGTAGAGCCAGAATTTGCTGAATTAATAGGATACAATGGACCCAATGGCAACATCTGATCGACTGTGTTTAGCACCCTGGGTCCATACATATCTTAGTCCACAAACCGAAAGGCGCATGTGCTGTGCCAGCAGAGAACCTGCACAGGCATTTGAACAGTATATAGATACTGTTGCAGGCACAGGTACATACCACCCTACAACATTAGAAGCACACTGGAACGGCGATCACATGCGCAGTGTAAGACGGCGCATGATGGCCGACGAAACTTTACCTGAATGCGCTGTGTGCAATGAACAACTGCTTAATACCGACGTGTACCGTAGCTACTTTAACCGTATGTTTGGGCACTTACGCAATGACATTTATGCTAAAACAGATGATACAGGGTCAACTACTATGCAACCTGTATCATGGGATTATCGCTTCAGTAACCTATGTAACTTTAAGTGCCGTACGTGCGGGGATATGTTAAGTAGTAGTTGGGAGTCAGAACAACGTGCTAACAACATGATCAACTGGTCTAACCCAAAGAATAACTGGATGCTTCCAGAAGTACGTGAAGAAATAACTCGGTTTCAAGACAGTCAAATTGAGCAAGAGTTTAGTCAAGCAGTAGAAGAACACCGTGTAGAAGAAGTATATTGGGTAGGCGGCGAACCTTTGATGTATGAACAGCACTGGCGCTATATGCGTCGCATAATTGAATTAGGAGATGGACCACGTGTTTACGCAAGATATAATACTAACCTTAGTCGGGTTAATTATAGGGGTATTGGGTTGTATACTGATATTCTTGCCCATATTCGTGATTGGCAAATCTGCGCCAGCCTCGACGGAACAGGACCAACAGGAGAATACATCAGAACGGGATTGGACTATGTGGATTGGCTAGCTAACTTTAAACAAGGGTTAGAACTAGCACAAACACGTAGACAAATGCGTATAGACTTTACGCTAACATTACCTGGCTTGTTCGAAGTTCATAATATCCAACAATTAGCTGAAGAGCTTGATGTAGACATTTTAGCCAAAGTAGTATTCAGCTTCTCCCCAGATATCATTATGAGCCCACTTGCACTACCCAGAAAGTTATTAGACAAGACCGTGGATCGTATAATAACTCAACTACCCAACGGTGCTTTACGAGATGTATTACTACAGTTAAAACGTAGGCCCGTGTTTACCGAACAATGGAACCACGGCGAAGCCGCAGCGCAAATTGCAGTAGGAAAAAAACGTATATTACAGTTAGAACAAATCCGCGGAGACACATTGACTTTACAAACAATATTAAATCAAGACCCAGAAATAGGAGCATGGTATGACAGCATTGCTTGATCAAATAGAGTTGGACTTAGAAGATCTCACTGTGTACATTGATGTTTACGATAACAGTCTAGCACGTCGTTGGTTAACTGCTTTAAATGCAGTATTAATCAATAACTTGCATCTTGAAAAAAACTACTGCTTTTTAGGTTTTGCAGAAGGGCCGCGCCAGGGTGAATTACTCATTGCAGAGATTAATCGCAGTATCAGTGCAATTAATGCCAGTGCTGTAGACTATGCAATAGATCATACCTTTACATTGGCTCAAAGCGTAGACTCAGAGGGTGGAGTTAATCACTCAGAGTTTAATCTACTACATCGTTACTTTGAAGACTTACAGGGCACTGCTAGTAGCCCTAGTCCTTTGTATGCAACCGCTGATTCTACCACACGCTGGCATATACGTCAGTTAAACTTACTATGTCACGAGTTTGAATCTTGGCAACTTAGTTGGCGCAAGCTACACACAGCACCAGAATGGATGCGTCCCAGCCAACTCATGTGTTGGCTAAATGCTCCACGCTACACACTGGACCGAGAAGATTTTGAGCTGTTTGGCGTAGACACCATTAACAGAAGCTTGGGTGGTGTGTATGCAGGTGTTAACAAGGCCGTGGGCAAGCACCATTGGGAAGTGTTCCAGGATGAAGGGCGCGACAGTAGGATAGGTGAATTAACCACAACCAGCTTGGCCGCACAAACCTTGGCCTGTGCAGACTTTGATATAGAATGGGCCAACAATCCTGGCGCATATCATTGGCAGATAACGCGGTTAAAACAGTTCCGTGAATGGTTAACTGCAAACGGCTGGAACCCAGAAGATCCCGCCCTTACTATAGGACATCCCAAGATTGGTCAAGTTGACTTGCGGCGTAGTTTTGGTACAGAAGATTATTGCGAAATCTGGGCTCAGTTAAATACTCGTTTAAATGTGTCAGCCGTACGTACTAGTACAGCACAAGCTGTTTACCCGTATTCATGGACTGATGCAGACTATGCTCAACAACAAATAAAGGAACTCAAATGAACTGGATTCGTAACATATACAACCAAATTAAACTAGAGATACGCTATCGTAAGAAGCTGAAAGAACTGCGCAAGAGAGACCCGTTTATATACAAATGAAACTGGCACCCAATCAATATATCTTGGGCATCAGTGCAGGCTACCACGATGCGGCTGCTGCAGTAGTTGATGTACAGGGCAATGTAGTGTTTGCTGCTCACAGTGAACGTTATAGTAAATGTAAGAATGATCCTAACATTGCCAGTGGCCTACTAGCAGAACTGTGTGACTACCAGTATGCCACAGTGGCCTACTACGAGCGTCCGTGGTTACATAACCTACAACAGTTGTATTCAGGACAACGCATACTAGGACCGTGGACCACCCGCGGCGCATTACAACAGCATCTAGGTGCCTGGTATCACAAGCCTGCAGATCGTGAAGTCAGCTACCCACATCATTTAAGCCATGCAGCTGCAGGATTCCAAACCAGTCCGTTTGAACGTGCCACAGTAGTAGTAATAGATGCTGTAGGCGAGTTAGATACCGTGAGCATATATGGCGCTGAGTATGACCGACAGGGTCGTGCCGTATATAAAAGACTTTGGGTACAACGTTACCCACGTAGCATAGGCCTGTTTTACAGTGCTGTTACGCAACGTGTTGGACTTGACCCCATGCATGAAGAGTACATAACCATGGGCATGGCTGCATATGGCGAACCCTGCTATGTGGAAGAGCTTAGAGCCCTACTAGACGAGAACTTACATGTGGGTTTAGACCCAGAGTTCTTGCCCAATGCCAAAGATACAGATATCGCTGCCAGTGCCCAGGTGCTTGCAGAACAATTGATATATAACATAATGCGTCGTGCTAGAGATTTCAAGTGGAGTACTAACTTGGTCTATCAGGGCGGTGTTGCACTCAACTGTTTGGCCAATAGAAACTTAGGTGATTACTTTGAAAACGTTTGGATTATGCCTTGCCCTGGCGACGCTGGCTCTAGCCTTGGCGCTGCTGCCTTGGCCTACGGAAAGCAACTTTGCTGGAACAACGCATTCCTTGGTCAAGAAATCGCTGGAGACTATCCCGTTGATGCCATCTGTGATAGCTTACAGCATGATAGAATCTGCGGTGTCGCTAGCGGTCGGGCAGAGTTTGGACCCAGAGCTCTTGGAAATAGAAGCCTACTGGCAGACCCCCGCGGACCAGATATAAAGGAGTTAGTAAATCGAATCAAACGTAGACAACAGTTTAGACCCTTTGCACCAGTCATTTTGGAGGAGCATGTGGATCAGTATTTTGACTTGCCAGGTGGTTGGGTTGACAGTAGGTATATGCAGATCGTTGGTCGTTGTAGGCATCCTGACCTATTTCCTGCTGTTACCCATGTTGATGGCACCAGTCGCGTACAGACTGTACCGGCGGATGGATCAGGAATCAGATGTTTACTAGAAGCCTGGTATGCTAGAACAGGATGTCCCATGCTGTTGAACACCAGTCTTAACATACGTGGCGAACCCATGGTCAACGACCGTGCAGATGCTGATCGTTTTGAACAACTGTACGGTATAAGGGTACACAGTTAGCATGGACCGCGCCGTTATATTTGTGGGTGACAGCTACTGTGCCACTACAGACCAAAGCACCTATGATTTTAGCGGACGACCGCGGCATCAATGCTACGTTAAAGATAGCCCTGGGCATCCGGCCTTGGTTAGTGAACACTACCGAGCAGAACTGGTGTGCCATGGCTATTGGGGTAAAAGCTGGTGGTATAGTCGCCACCGGTTGCAACAAGCACTCAAACAGGATCCAGGCCTGTTGGCCCGCACTAGAGCTGTGGTATTTTGTCATACAGATTCGGGTAGAATAAACAGCTCCAATAAAGATCTAACTGTAATGCACTTTCCACGGCTGTATGATCCTGTCAGGCAGAACATGCCGTATGATCCAGGACTGGCTGACGCAAGCCGGTTGTGGCTCATGCACCTCCACGATTATGAATTCCAGGACTGGGCACAACAGCAGTACTTTCGCGAACTGGCACGCGAATACAGCACAGTAAAGACCATACACTTTCATTGTTTTAAGCACACGGTCCAGTACAGTGACTTGTTACCGGGCATGGTATACACTACTCCGCTGATAGAGATCTCTAAGAGAGAATCTGGTGCAGACGAGAGAAGTTTTGTACAAGATGGCAGAGCCAACCACATGAACGCACACAACAACCGGGCCCTAGCCCAGGTTATTATCAGTGCTATAGACAACTATAGTCCTGGACTACATACAATCAACCTAACAGGATTCGACCTCATATGAAACCAGTATTCCCTATACCCACCGCTCAGGACTGCCGCTAGCATGTACTTTCATCACAATAATCAAGTGGCCTGGCTCAGCATAGCTAAAAACGCATGTCGTAGTTGGGAGCGGGTGTTTGACAATCTGGGCTGGGTCAAAGAAGACCTGTGGAAACCTACTGTGGATATTGCACAGTTGGAGTTCTTTGGATTACTACGTTGGCCCACTGTGAGACACACCATGGGTGTGATTGAGTTTCTGGAGCAGACTGGTCAGTTGGCCCTGTTGCACAACCCTGAAGTGAATCGCTTGCTGGTGTCAGCTGTGTTTGATCAGCACAGCTATACAGTGAGTCAGATGATACCAGCCCACATTGTCGAACGTACCACATGGTTCATAATTGATCAGGTCAATTGGGACTACGAGCAACTGGTACAAAACTATCTACACAGCCATGGAGTAGAAATTGCCGTTCCTGTGCCTAGAATCACAGATGCTAGACCCACCACTCGACCTGGTCGAATCGAGCTGACCAAGCTGAAACAAAAATACAGCGATGATTATGCCCGGTTGGTAAAAAACTTCTTGGATGCAGATATTAAACTGTATGAACGCACAATAGGGATACAATATCTGCACCGTGGCCCTACACAGTCCCGTCTGGAATCGGTCACCAGGTCGGAATTTTATCCTTGGCTAGCCGCTGAAGACTGGCTTCAATCCTGACAGATTATAGATACTGTTCCAGTCCACCGCGGCGGCGTAGATCCTGTGTACAGCATGAAATGCCACCGTCCCAGAAGTAACTATGTCGCAGTTCACTAATGATGGGTTCAATACCGTGGCTCCTACAGAAGTCAAACACTGGCTTGTTATAAGCACTGAAGATCACATTAGATTCATCCAAGACCAAGCAGTTGACATCAAACACTGTTTCGGCCACAAAGCCGGTCCACTTTGACAGGTAGGTATCTACGAAACTAGTAAATTCTGGCGTGGGTGTTGACCCTTGCACATACCATGCTCCTGGACTAGTTTCATACTTGAACTTGCCCACTTCCATGGCCGCCCATATGCTCGAATCCCACACCTTGCATACCGACCAACCTGGAAAGTCTCTGGCCAGATCAAGATGCATGTCGTGTTTACTGCTTAATATAACACCCGGCTTGAGGATAGCAAATACAGCATCTCCGTGTCCGTCTGTTACTGCTTCGTGTATACGATAACGCGAATCCAGCACATTCGCCACTATCCAAGCTGTCTGTTCCGGTCGCAAATAGTCACTATTATCAAAGAACACATCGCGCCCTACACGTACTATACAACTAGCTGACGCACCATTTAATATGCAATCAGTATCCCACGCTGACCTGTGTGGGTTAACAACTTGATCGCCAAAGTCTGCACATATTCGATCCAGTTCCGGCATGGCCAATACACGCAACAAACGATCACCCAGACTTATCTGCCAATCACGCGGAGTCAAGGGCGGTAGCGGGGCTCCTGAACCTGCAGTCTGATGCCATACAAATGAGTCTTTGCTGGGCAAGTCCGGACGACGTACACGGGCACCATAAGTCTCTATAACGCGACTTAATGCATCTAAATCTTCTTCAGTTTCGGCTAATATTTGTTGCAACTGATGCCGCACTTGAGCATTGTCAATAAAGTCAAAATAGTCAGGACTATATGCCCGCCCTACTATGACTTCTTCAAGCGGTTGCCAACTGGTATAACTGCTGATTCCTTCGGTATTATTCATTGTGTAATCTTTCGTATAAGCTATTTAAACGATCATATTTACTGGCCAAAAATAATGCTTGATTATGTTCTAAGTCCCGTACACAGCTATTATACAGTGTAGTAGGATCTACTAGTAGTAGTTTGCGTATAGTAGCGATTACAGCTAGATAACGCTGAGTATTATCCGCAATATGATCATATGAATTATCCAACACTGTGTCAAAGGTTCTATAGCCCATACGACGTAAACTAGCAAGCGATCCTGCTGGTGCAAACAACACAAACGGGTGACCATGCTTGATACACTTAAAGGTCTTTTCGGTTAGGAAAGCACCGCCCGACCCGTCGGCATCAAAGTGAGTTTCTAATATGATACTACACGCTGTAGACTCATAGTGTTGTGCTACGTGTTGACTGTGATCATTGTGCTGTGTGCTATCAAGCGCATCACATGTGTAAGGACCTGCTGTTAAGAACTTTTCTATATCTGACCGTATATCTAGTGTATCAAGCTCGACGGGACAGTCTTCTATACGATCGCCTACTGTTATGGCTGTATTATAGCTCCACACAGCTGATCGCAACAATTCCTGGCGTTTAAGGTCCGTTACAACCGACGCTCGCCACCACTTGTGCGATCTAGACAATAATAAAAAACTTGACCTCATGGGAACCCCGGTTTTAAGGAATTCTGGCTGTTTTGCTGGTATTTGACTATTTCTCATATAATATAATAACTCATGATCTGCGAAGTGTACACAGCGTTCTATAGCATCTGCTGCTGTGTTTCCTGACACTAATCTATATACGTCCACGGGCAAGTCGTTCTTGATACATAGAGCATCTAACCGTTGTTTTATCCTTTTCGGGTCATCACCTTCATGATAATAAAATAATATCCTTAGGTTGCGTGTATTATCTGCTAATACGCATTTAATGTCGGGCGGTAACAGTGCTACATAGTCTATCTCAAAACAAAAGAACCCAAACTGTACAGGATACCAGTGTCGCGCAGTATTAGCACTGTGCAAATACTCAAGGGTAGTCTTTAACTCAAAAAGATACCCATGCGCTTCACAGTGTGTGATCAACTCAACAGGTACTGTATACGGTCGATATTGTGAAAACTCACGCCAACTCTGTGTATACGGTTCAGCGGCATGAACAGCTAGATTGGGATATGCTCGCCCACGTTGGATACGATCTACGACAAATCTGAACATAGGGTCTTTAACATTTGCTTTAATTCAACCTCTAGCACATCCCTGAATCCACCACGGTAGAAATGGTTCCAGTTGTGCTCTACTACAGGCAAAAGATCTTGTTGCAGTTGCTTTTTCGCAGCAGCGCTTCGCGCATCTATCTCTAGTAATAGCTGGGCCACGGCCTCGATTCTTAGCACTGGGTCAGTTATGGTATCGTAGGTTTCATCTATATACGGAGCAAATGTTCTAAATCCGTATTCTCTCAAGTATTCGAGACTGTGTGCGGGTGCTACCAGAACAAACGGCATTTCTAATGCTATTGCTTTGAATGTTTTTTCTGTCAAGTGAGTTCTGCGCCCAAAATACACTGTTTCAGTGGGCACATATATCATACTGTCGGCCGCTTCGGCCCAGTTGCCCAATTGATAACTGTGCATCAGTTGTTCTGCTTCGCCCTCAAATGTACAGGGCAAATCAGCCTGTTTAAACACTTGCTCTATGTCGGGATATATGTTATTATACTTGCTAGCCACTTGGCTTATATCTACACCTTCGTACTGGCAGAATCTTGGTGCTGATATATGGTTATGTTGCAGGTTGTTTTTGAATATGTTATAAAGGAATAGCACACGATGATCTCTTTTACCACCCACAATACGATTGGGACTCATAAAGGTCTGTTGTGGATCTCGATCTCTTGCACGGGCTATTAAATATGTTTGATCATATCCGCGGAACCAATCTAAACAAGCCCATCCGTGATAAAAATAATAGTGTGCTGTCCAACCGTATTGTTTGGTCAATTCTTCAACATATTCGCCCTTTTCTGACACTACAATATGTCCCAAGTTAAACAGTTCGGTATTGTGTTTTCTAAACTCGGTAAATTTATCACGGCTATTTCTATAAAAATCAATAGCATTGCTGGGCTGACTCATAATAGCTTGTTTGGCCTGTGCTTGATAGTCAGTATCGGGCCAGTTTAATCTGGGGTTAACTAGGTGATCTGCAATGCTGTTTTGAGATAATATTAAATCGTAATTTCTCAACAGCACTTCGTCAAATAACGGTTTAAAAATGTCCAAATGTACAGGTTCTTGATCGTGAAAGTATATGTAATCAGTTTCTACTGCATCATCACTGCCCATGTTAAATAAACAATCAGGGCTGGTATTGCCCGGTGGATCACAAAAAAATACTCTAGTTCCAGATTTATTTTGCTCTATCCAGGGCCAGAAAGTATTGTTGTATATTTCGTCTATTCTAATCATTTATGTTTGATATCTTTTATTCGGGAACTAAACCCAACTTATTTGCTCACGAGCGTGAAGCTCGAGATATAGAGCATGCACGGACTCTAAGTCGTACTAGGTATTTTTGGTGGACCAATTATTTAACTGACTACACAGACTTTGACTTTTTATTTGAGCCGGTGCCGTGGCAAGCAGAATATACTCATACTTGGCCCAGTCAATGGCATGAGTATTCGGGCACTTATCTTGTACCCGTAAATAATACACAAATACAATATTATTTTAATCAGCAAATACTGCCAAATCGAGATAGTAGCGGCAATTATAATAAAATAAAAGATAATATTGGCTTTGATTATACCTGGGCACCACATCCGTTTGATCCGCCATTTAATTACGTTTTTGGTAATCAATGGTATCCAGCAAATAAAATGCCCACAGTAGAATATCGGATGCCAGGCGCAGAAGAAACAAAATATATTTTTACTCCCAGAGCAGAGCTATTATCTAACAAAGACGATTGTTGGCAGACTTTAATTGCGTGTGAGTTTGATTATTCGTGGGTGCCCGATCCTGGCGACCCACCTTATATTTACATATTTGGTAATCAGTGGTGGCCTGCTGTTAAAATGCCCACAGTAAAATATACTGTGCCCGGTGCAACTGAAATAAAGTATATGCCTTATCCTAGGGCACAATTACTAATTAAAAATAATCAAGATAATTGGGAAATACCTGCAGATATTGATGCAGAAACATTTGATTATTCGTGGGTGCCCGATCCTGGAGATCCGCCGTTGGTATATCAATTCGGCACACAATGGCAAAAAACTGGTGGCCCTAAATATCGTGTAGCAGGTGCAACGGAAATAAAGTACATTACAGAACCCAGAGCTGATAAAATTGTGCAAGATAATAATTGGACAATTCCGGATAATGTAGATACTAGTTCATTTGATTTTACCTGGCATCCGGACACAACAGAACAACCCTACATATATCAATTTGGTACACAGCATCAACGCACAGGTGGCCCACAATATCATGTTAAAGGCGCAACAGAAATCAAATATATTGATCAAATTAAAATTAAAACAGAGCGTGTTGCGTCTGCTATCTACGAAATAGATCATTTAGATGGTGCTGCAGGGCAACGTGCTGATGTGTTTCGAACTGTTAGATATTTTGACAATTATTTAGATACATTAAAACGCATAGCTAAAAATGCTCCAGATGATCAGGAGTTTGTTTGGATTTGCTCCAGCATCTGTGATTATAAAGATTTTGACTTTACATGGCATCCAGAAGTATGGCAAGCAGGTATGCTACATGTATTTCCCAGTGATGGAGAAAAGTTTGGAGATACTTTCTTTATGCATGTTCCATCATTTCAATATCGTGCAGATAAGTTACAGTTATTGGATTGGTATGATGTTAATTATATGGATAAGAGTGTGCCACGCAGACCCGTGCCCATCGTACGACATAATTATGATACACATGTAGAAGCAGTTAAACAAATAAATTTCGATGGACCCTTGGCTATTTTTACTACCGAAGATAAGCCGGATTATAATATACCCGCTGTTCCGCTGTGGAGAGAAAAGACCAAAACTATTGTGCCGTTAAGTGCTGGCGCTGGAATAACTATAATTCCTAAAGTGTGTGTTCCTTATATAAAGACGCAATTATATGATTATCCCAATATACTTCGTACACAGCGGCATTTATATTCAGATACTCCGTTAGACATAGTGTTTATAGATAATGGCGAATCGAATGCAGAACAAAATTGGACATTTTTAAATATAACAACCGCAAATAATAATAATCGAATACATCGCAGTTCAGGAGTCACGGGTCGAGTTGCAGCTTATCGTGCGGCTGCAGAATTAAGTACCACTCCTTGGTTTTTTGCTGTATTTGCTAAATTAAAAATTGATCCCTTATTTAATTTTAATTGGCAACCTGATCGTTTACAGGAACCTAAGCATTATATTTTTCATGCACAAAATCCTGTAAATGCATTAGTATATGGACATCAAGCCATGATAGCATATAATAAACAATTGGTATTGGAAAATACTGCACTGGGATTAGACTTTACCCTAGATCAAGCACACGAAGTAGTTCCTATCGTTTCAGGAACAGCTAATTATCACACAGATGCTTGGTCATGCTGGCGTACAGCATTTAGAGAATGTATTAAATTACAAAATAGTCCAGATGTAGAAAGTCAGTATCGTTTACGTCAATGGCTTACTAAAGATACTACCGAAGAACAATGGAGTCTTAAAGGTGCAGAAGATGCTGTGGAATATTACGATAGTGTTGCGGGAGACTTTGCTGAATTGAAGAAAAGCTATGACTGGGCCTGGTTGGCTAGTTATGCTTTGTTAAAGCGGAATCTAATACCGAGTCAATAACGTATTCTACTTCTAGATCTGTTAATTCAGGATATAAGGGTAAACTTAATACTCGTCTACTTAAACTACTAGCAACACTTAATATATCAGTACCAGTATAATCTGAATAAGCAGGTAACTCGTGCAAGGGCTGTCGATAATGTACTCGAGTTTCAATACCTTTTATATCTAAATTACGTGCAAGTATATCTCTAGCATCTACATCAATAACAAATTTGTGATAACAATGTGTTTCAAAGTTATTTGCATCAATTAAACTTCTAACTCCGCTATTCTTTAAACGGCCCATCCAATATAATGCAATCGTCTTGCGACGAGCTTGCCACGCATCAATATACCGTGTTTTAATTAACATTTGCGCAGACTCTGTTTCACTCATACGACTATTTGTTCCTATATTGGTATGAGCAGGCTTTCCATTATTTGTCCACTCGCGGGCAAATTCCAACAAGTCCATGTCATCGGTTACAACAGCGCCGCCATTGCCGTAGGCATTTAAGTTTTTCATAGGATCAAAACTAACGGCAGTAGCATTACCTATTCTATTACAGTTGTTGCTTAACCAATGTTGAGCACCATCTTCTATAATTAAATCTGTGCCCCAAAAGCGATCAGCATTTACTGCTGCACCGTATAAGCCAACCAACACAGTTGCTTGTACGCTTAGGTCGTGTGGTATTTTATTTTTGTTTAATAAGCCATGTGTGTCTGTATCGGCAATATATACTTCCCAACCAGCTCGCATAAATGCATTGGCAGTGGCCACATAAGTCATTGCAGGTACGACCACCCTGGGTGGATTTGTGCTGGTTTGTGCGCGATAGTATTCGGCTATTATTTCTAAGGCTTGACTACCCGAGTGACAGGTCACAGCATACTTAGAGTGATTCTTTCGAGCTAACCAGTTTTCAAATTCAGCAGTATAATTGCCCGCCATGAGTTGACCCGAACGTAGCACTTCATCGGTGGCATCTAAGATCTCTGTGCGGAGATTATTATACTGTTTTTTGAGCCCAGTAAAGGGAATTTTAAGCCCGTTCATTATTATCTATTAAAATAAGGTGAATCTTTAATCCATTTATAGTACCTTTGGAACCCTTCTTCAACATCAACTTTAGGATCGTAGCCAAGAATTACTCTAGCACGATTGATATCTAATGCTCCGCGACTGGGAAAGTCTGCACTTTTGTCTTGAACTTCTACTGTTCCTTTGCCTACAATTTCAACAATCATTTCTGCAGCTTTTAATAGTGTAACTGAATGTGATTTTGTAATATTATATATGCGATTGGCACTCATGATACGGGTAGTGGCACTGACAATTCCGTCAACAACGTCGTCAACGTAGGTAAAGTCCAGGGTTTCCTCTGCACCATTTACTCGAAGGATTTCTCCGCGCATGGCAGACAGCATGAATTTTGAAACAACTCGATCCTCGACATCAAGAGGACCATACACAGCACTGGGACGAATAATAGTATAATCAAAAGCCCCGCGACGATGGTAATCTTTGACCAGTTGTTCTCCTGCCAGTTTCATAATGCCATATTGTCCAATAGGGTTGCATTCACTGTCCTCGGCAACCTGATCTTCAAAATCACCATATACCATTGAACTGCTAATATAAACAACACGTTCTACTTTATGACGTTTGGCACTCTCTAGAACATTAATCAAGCCTTCCATCATGACTTGCGCACCCCACGCAGGATCGGCATTGACTACTTTTTGCCTGGGAAAACTAGCCAGGTGTATAACTGTATCTGGTTTATGCTCACGCACGACCCAATCAATTCCGTCGCGATCAGTGATATCAATTTGATAAATTCTATCTGTGACAATCTTTTTACGACGCTCGGCTATCAAGTAATCCAGTTCTGCTTGTGGCACAATACCATAGGTAGTTCTGGTATCGGTAATCACACAGGTATGACCCTTTGCTTCCAGGGCAGCCACTACATTGTGTCCAATAAATCCTAAACCGCCGGTTACTAATATTTTCATAATTCTGGCTCATTAAATGTCATGCACTGTAATCCCAGTCTGGGAAATACAATATTTTCTTCGCACCAAACATCATGCGGTATTCCTGCGTTGATAACACACGGAGCAATCACTTCCATACGACCAATTTCTTCAAGCTCGTTGGGATTAGTAAACTGTTGTCCGCCTAGAGAATTTACAGTAACAGTAGGATTTAAAACCGTTGTACGGAACCATCGATTAAATGTTCCAGCAGTATTGTGTATAGGCCAACTCAGCTTGTTCACAGCCGGCAGAGTATCAATGTGAATTCCACAACATTCTCTGGTTTGCCCCACAGTCAGTGCTACAGAATGCAACTTTAATCCCACACCGTTGGCCCAGATATAAAATTCAGGAGCTGCCTTTAGAAACTCCACAGTGTTGAGGGGATTCCAAAACTGAGTAGTTGATTCAACAATGCCAGTTGATTGCACATAGGACTTTATCTGTTGATTGATATGATCATAATTTGCGCAATCTAATTTTTTATATAGTTTAATCATATCCCATGGCCTTGGCAATTTCTTTGTGTGTACTAGAGAAATTTTCATTTCTCCAATGATCCTTTTGCTTCATCTCTTGTATAAATGTTGTGTTGTCTGAGTATTTTTGCTCTTGTAGCAGGCACAATACCGACTGTATTTTTTTCCTGGCTTCGTTGTTGAATTTCCACTGAGACAATTTGTTCAAGGTCATTAGTCTGGCCTGCTCGGTTAAATTACTTACGCTGAGATACTCTGGATGAGTCAGCAAGTTTAGATAATAATGATCAAACTGTTGACGGTCTATCCACTCAATCAGTTCGGGTAGATAAAATACATTCTGAATATTTACTGTAACACACACGCCTATTTTTAATTTTGAGTTGGCAGATCTTATCTGTTTAAACTGATCTAGGTTAGCAACAACCAAATCCCAGTCAGCACCCTTGCGTTCATAGTTGAATTTTTCCCCGACGTTGTCTATACTAACAGTGACCACTAGCCTTTTAAATTGATCCACTTGCTTAAAGATATCTGGGCACAGAGTACCATTGGTAGTAATATCAAATATACAGTCCTGACTGTGTCCTTGATCTATCAAATACTGCATAAAATCTAAATTCTGTTTTAGCATAAGTGGCTCGCCACCTAAAAACTCAAACACTTTGATTTGCCCGGCACGCTGTTTAAGTGAATCCCAAAACTCGTTTTTCTTTTTTGCCCAGCTGGTGTTTTCGGTCCATTGATAAGCAGGATGCTGTTTGCGTTGATCTTGTGGTATCTGAGACAACTGCTCAGCTGCCACAGTTGAACTAAAACTTGGATCGCAAATGCGACATTTTAGATTGCACAAGTTTCCAAGATGCCCACCCACATAACGCAAGTTGTTTGAGACATCATTGCTTTCCCAATCAATTAGTCCCCAAATATTTTCTAATCTATAAGAAGACAATGTACGACGCGAATCAACGCCCATCTGTTCTCTTTTGGTGCAATTTGCACAACCCACAGGATCAATATTGTTTCTCATCTGATCTCTAACATTGCTCATGTAATCACTAGAGACTATGGTTTCAATTGAGTGTTGTTTGATATTGTACGGAACACCGTCTGGGTCTGTGATTGTTCCTTTGTAATCACAGCATACTCCGGCTGTGCCATCAGTCCAGACATGCAATCCAGCCCAGGCATGAGCACACATTTTTTTGTTGGCGTTGAACAGTGGAATTGTATCTAAACACAGCACGTCAGTTCTTGTTACCTGTGTTTGATGTACAGTAATTGGAGAAGTCAGTGATCTAAAAAAATCTGCTGTTTGATGTTGATTGGTATAAATTTCAACAAAGTAGGGACTGATGTCAAGATAGTTAATTATACTAGCAACATGATCTAGTGTTGCCGGTTGTAACGGTTTAGCATTACATAAAATAAATCTATAATTGTTGTTGTAGGCCGTCTGTTGAAATGATACTAGGGTTTTATAAAATGTAGAACTGGGACTGTGTTCAAGATCCTCAAGAAAGATCCAGCAATCAACTTTATATTGTTTACTTAAATCACTTTTAAGTTGCTCAAACTCTATTATTTTCATTTGCCCCACCGTAGTAAGTATTCTGTGGCTAATTGATCTTCTACTAGACCGTACACAATGATTTTGTGTCCCCAGTTGTGTTCATCGGCTCGTACAATGTATTGTGGGTCTGAACAGTTTTTCATCGCCCACTGACCTTGTTCTGTTTGTTGCCACTCATATAATGGTTGTGCGACATAGAGTTCTGGATCCTCTACATCGCCCATACTAAAAGAATGGAATGTAATTTTTTGCACTTATTTTTTCTTGTGCAATTCTGCTGTTGCCACACGTTGGCGCAGTCCTGAACTACTAAAACTATGATCTCGTCCATTAAAAATTGGAACAATACCGCGAACAGTTCCTTCTTTTTTACCAGTATATTCTTTGTCTTGATACTCAACACCAAGTACACGAACATCCAACGGAAGTATTAGCAATAGGTCTACTAGATCCTGTTCGGTTTGATATACTACTACTTCATCCACATAACGACATGCAGCCAGCTGTATTTGACGCTCCACAATACTTTGAACTGGTTTGTTCTTGGTATCAGGACGATCAATTGTTGGATCTGTTTGCAAGCCAGCAATCAAATAATCGCAATGATTCTTTGCTTCAGCCAACATGGCAATATGTCCTGCGTGTAACATGTCAAAGGTACTGAAGGTAATGCCAATCTTTTTACCTTCTTCTTTGAGTTTACGTATGTGATTGAATATCATACTACCATTATAACAGAAAGTCTGTTAGTTCACAAGAAATTCAGTGACCATTGGGAAGATTAATTCGAGTGCGACGGCACATGCCTGCGCAATTTCTCTATGTTCCTTTTGTGTTTCTGGACCACTACGCAATTCAATATAGTGCAACCAGCTACGAAGAGTGCCTTGCATATACAAACGACTAGTGGTAATACCTTCTGGTAATACAGCACGAGCCTGCTCTTTAGCAATACCACTTCTAATAGCCCAGTTGTACACTTCTTGAGTTGTTTCGACCACTCGTTGTTGCTTTAATTGCCAGGCTGAACTCAATGCAGGATCTTCAATTTCAATACTGTTTTGGCGATTCTTAGTGTCTTGCAGTCTAGCTTCTTTGTATTCTATGCCCAAGTCTGCTACAGCATACCGCTGGCTAAACTCTTGAAATGAGAAACTACGATGACGTAGGATTTGTCTAGCAATATCGCGTGTGGTTTCAATTTCTAAACAAGCCGACACCATTTCTAATGGACTCCAGTGCTGGTGTTTGATAAGATAGCGAATGAGCTTTTCGCTGGTGTCTGTGTTGGTTTGATTACCAGGATTGCTAACTCTAGCGCAGAATGCAACCAACTCTTGGGCATTTAATATACCCTGGGCCGCTAATTCTGCGCTAGGTTGGCTCGACGAAACCAGTGAGACTTTCAAATTTTTCCTAACAGCTTGTCGGTTTCGGGTTGTACAAGATTTGCCACAGCAGTAACATCTACCACAAAGTCTACATCGCGAATTTGATGATCGTTCTCACTAAAAAATCTAGTGAGCATCTGTTCAACTTCTGCTAGGTCCAGGCCCTGCTTTAACAAGGTATGAACATTGATAGTTTTTTGTTTACCACCTGCAAGTTTAATTACAACTTTCTTGATACATTCTAAGGGAACATCAGTTTTGTTTACATCAGCAAGAATGTGTTCCCATTGGGTTAAGAAATCATCCGTGTGTTGCATCTGCCGCCACAGTCTTAGGTTTGTTAGGACCACGGCCGCGACGCTTAGGCGCTTCCGTAACTGGGGCTTCGGATTGTACATTTGGTGCTACGGCTCTTGCTGACACTGTAGGATCCATACGTTCTGCATCTTTCTTCATTCTAGCAGCTTCTGCTACCATGTTTCTAGCATTGATTTCCATGGCTTTAGCCTGCGACAACATATTAGCGGCAATGTCGCGATCACTTAAGGCACCGTCTTGTCCAGCCGTTAATGTTGGAGGTACAACCATGCCTGGGTTAGCGGCAGCAACTTGCTGGGCCTTGTAAGCGGCTTCGGCGGCACGTTTAACGTCAGGAGCAACCATACCACGGCTAGCATCATTTTCGGCCATCTTCTTGATAGCAGCTTCACCCTGCTTCATTTCGTTTAGCATCTTGTTAAGTTCATCCAACCGAATCTTGGCATCTGGTGTTGGAGTTACAATAATATCACTGGTACGAAGTTTCTTAATCATACGCTCTTGGTGTAGAGTTTCTAACACAGGACGACCATCGGGCAAATAACTACGATGTAGCGCATCGGCAAGCTCTTCGCTTTGTTGTGCCACATCGCTTTCTAATGCCTTCTGGATTGAGTCTTGCCAGTGTGCGTGTAGCGTGTCTGGATAGATGACCAAGCACATGTGATCTTCGCCCGGGACCTGGCGGAACAGGATACAGACTTTACGGTCTCCGTGTTTACCTACGTGTTTCATAAATGCCATGTTATTCTCCTTGAGTTTCGCCGGCTTCAGCGTTTGTTGCTTCTTGGGCTTTCGCCTGTTCAATCACTGCTTCTAAAAATACAGTGAGCTTGTCATACACCACACCCACTTGACTAAGTTCTGCACCGCGAAATGCACCACGAGTGCAAGCTAGGTCGATAATGTTTTTAATAGTATCAAGATCTGCAATTGTAATTTGTGTATTATCCATATAGATATTTACGACTAATATAGGTACTTAATTTATTTTTTAAACAAAAAACACCCCATTTAGGGGTGTTTTGGTTAAACTGATGTAAAGTTATCTACGGTTTAAGTAGTAGTTAGCAACGGCGATAGCCCAGAAGACCAATGCCGCATCAAATTCACCTTGACTAAATTTTTCTGCTCCGGCAGCTGCTAGAATACCGATTATAAACCAATTAATTTCTGTAAAATTTCTTTGATACCACTGTCTAAATTTATTCATCTTCTTCTCTATTAAGTTCTAAATCCTGCCCAACCATGTCTACCATGCAACTGTAGCAGGTAGGGCAAAATGCTACAGGTAATATTCCAAAGTGTCCTTGTATGCCACCTTCGTCGTCGGCAAACTCACAGGAGCATACATTACAATTGTGATCAGTACCTACATGTTCAAATCCTACAATCATGGTGTTTCCTTAACAATGTTTTTGTATCCGGCCCAACTTGGATGAATACCATCTGGTTGTAGTCGGGTAATAGGTAATACTATATCTCCGTTTTCTGTTGCTACCTTACGAACAATTTCTTGAATGTCGGGCTTAACGGCCGGCAAGATCCAATATACCCGATTGGCTTTTGTTAGCTGTCGTATAGTTTGCAGTTCACTTTCTGTTTTAATATACTTGTGATCGTTTGATCCTAAACTGATGATAACAGTTTTAGCAATATAAGGACTTTTGCCTACATTACGATCGACCCACTGTTTGCTATTGAGTCCTCCGGTGGCATAGGCTACACATTCTTGCTTGAACATATGAGTTCCTACAGCAATACTATCACCCATTATTAAACAATCGATCATTTTGTATCTCTCAAATATGGTGGTATGTCTGTGTCTGCAATAGCCAGGCCAAAATGTTCTTTGATAATGAGATTCCAAGGCCGACCACGGCCAAATATGTTGTAACTGTAGGCCAAGTCAGCACAGTCCTGAATGATCAATTGGGCAAACAAGTCTAAGCCTTCTTGATCAGGATTATCATCGATACCTGCGGCCTGTTTAAGTTTGTTAATATTCTCGTTCATATTAAGTCTTTAAACATTCACTACGATGGATTACAGTGTACTCTGGTATGGTGCGCCAACTAAGTATGCCAACCCATATAGCCATACATACTGCAAATCCAATCCAAAATTGTTTTGTCATTCGCTAGTATCCACAGCAACAATAATAATTACTACCGCAATCAATACGAAAGTAATCCACATGGCCATTAGTAGTTCTCCTTAACGATGTAATATTGCGGCTTCGTATATTCTTCAACGATCCGTTGTTCTTTGATAAATCGATTCATTTCGGGTGCCGTAAAAAACATTTTATGTACTACCGGCTTGTGAGTTGCAGTATCTACTACACTTAGGTACCAGGATTTGACAGCCATTATTTTTCACTCCAAGGATCATATGCAGGAATCTCAACAAACAAGTATAAGATACAAAGTAATGCAACAAAATTAAGTACAATATCGATCATTAGTGTTGACTTTCTTCTTCATAGTAAGCGTATTGACCAAACGGTGGCACAATGCTTGTGGTACCGTGCATGATAAAAACTGTATCGCAATACTGCTCATCACCCCACGACCCATTAGGATAACCGTCTGTGAACATGATATGACGCTTGGGTTCAATTTCGTTAGCTTTGAAGTATTCAAATACTGAATCAAAGTCTGTACCACCACCACCGTGGATTTCATAGCCGGTGATATCATCCAAGTTCTCTGAATCAAACTGTCGAGGATTGTAAACCTGCGTATCAAATGATAATACATGAATGCGATATGCTGGAAATTGTTCCATGATACCTGCTACTTCACTTAGGAAGTCTTTGAGCATGCGTTCGCCCATTGACCCGCTAGCATCAATACTGACAGCAATATCAATCATTGGATCCAGCTTCATACCGGGCATAACGGCATCCATATGCCAACCTCTGCGACTGTTGCGCATCCAGGTGTAGTCACTCTTGATAGTGCTTTCTAATTGCATACGGAGCAATTCACGCCAGTTCATCTTGGGTGCAGTCATGTCTTCAATAATACGCTTGACACCGGCTGGCAAGTTGCCTGCACCATCACTGGCACTTGCTGCGGCTAAGACAGCTTCTTTAATTTCGTCACGTATTTTTTGTTTTTCTTCTGCACTTATTTTAGGACGACCTTTACCCTTACCACTTTTTTCATCGCCATCACCTTCACCACTGGCATCGTTGCCTTCGCCATCTAAGTGTTCGTCTAGCATTTTGTCAATCAAACTGCTGATGTCGATCTTTTCGGCATTTTCGTACAAGATATCATAGATCTCTTCTGAACTCATACCTTCGTATTTGTGATCATATAAACAAGGCACACTGGTAATAAACTCGCCTACCCGATGTTTCTTCAAGTCGCCATTTACACAATAATCATTGGCAATATTAAACAGCATAGGATCACGATCTCCACGACGACCAAAGTGATCATACACACAATGCAAGACCTCGTGACCAAACAAGAATTCAAGTTCTTTGGGTTTGAGCAGCTCTACAAATCGAGTATTATAATAAAAATTACGCCCGTCTGTGGCGGCAGTAGGACACCATTCGTCAGCATTTACTAATTTCAGTCTAGTGGCCAAGTTACCAAAAAAGCTGGCACGGAGCAATAAACCCACACGGGCAGTGATCAATTTTTCACGAACTTCACGATCCAATTTAGGATCAGTAGGACCACACAAATCTTTGAACTTATCTGATTCTTTTTTGTTTACTGAAGTAGCTGTGCTCATAAGTGTCCTAATTATTAACTATACTACTATTATATACGAAATGGAATTAATGGTCAACCGTTAGTTATTGCGGTATTTTAACATAGATCCTCTTTGATCCATTTATTAACATAGCCATCAGCCACAAGATTGCCTACAATACCTGTTAAAATTTTAGTCACCTGAAGAATCATATCGTTAACCCCGTTAATATGCCAATCAAATTTGTCTTCTTTGATTAGATTGTTCTCTTTTAAAAAAATTAAATCTTTTTTCATCGCTGAATATACAGACAATCTAATTAATTGAAAGTTAAAAAAATTTGCAGGTTCGTGTTCAAACGAGAGTAGTTCTTTATGCAACTGATTTTTATGTAGACGCCGTTTCAGTAAAGGGGTATCTATCACATAGCAACCACCTACAAGAAACGATCTCCAGGCCATTACCTTATCATGTCCGTATGTGCAATAAGATGTTGTCAATAATGGAAAATCTTTGAATAACGATTTACGCCAGGCCATATTACTACCAATCAGACGGTCATCTCGATCTGTGATTACATCGGCATATTTTACAGACTCTACTTTTATATTAGATAAGGAAAAATCTTTTGGCTTGCCTAGTGCTTTTCCTTGGCTGTCAATCATTAAAGGATTCACAAAAATCATAGATACGGTTTTATCTTCTTGGTTGAATGCCTTAATCAAAACCGAACACCGAAGAGGGTGTGAGATGTCGTCGCCGTGAGCTTGACACACCAACTCGCAGGATGCTTTTTTGGCCAACAAGTGTAGGTGATCTCTTATTAACTGTGATGATCCAATACGCATCAAGACTGTGTGTTTTGATCCATGTTGACTGATGTAGTCAACTACTGCCCGATATGCAACAACAAAAGTATCATCGGTAGAAGCGTCATCTGATATCAGGATCTCGGCCACTACATCTTGTTGCGCTAAAACTGAAACAACTGCATCGGCAACAAATTCCGTACAGTTATAAATGGGCATGACTACGGAAATTTCTGGGTGATCTGCTCCTTGGTGAACGACTACAAAGTTGTCCTTATAGATGCTTGAATCGTTAATCATACTCATGCCCGGGAATTCCAAGATTTTTTGAATATTCTTGCGTGTTGCGATTTATCAAGGTACTGGAGCCAATAAAACTTCCATCAGCAATGATGATTGAATTCAATACCGTAGTGTTCAAACCAATATATGTTTGCGAACCAATTGTGGTCCTGCTACCCACCGTAACTTCGGCTGATATGAAGCAGTGGTCTTTGACCACACAGTGATGTCCTAAGTTAACACCGGAACGAACGATTGTGTTGTTGCCAATTGTAACAAAAGGTTGCACTACGGCGCCTTCGTATATTAATACATTTTCACCAATGTTAACATTCGTTGCTACCATGGCTTGGCTGGATATGTAATTGATAAACCGGTAGCCCATGGTCTTGATTAACTCGTAGCGAGTTTGTCTGAACACGTTGGTGTTGTAAGGATTTGATATTTGAAACCCTGCAGGAAATATAAAATCAAATTGGTCAGGCGGAAATTCTTCCTGTATGTTTTCAAATGCCACAACTGGAAGGTTTTCATAACTGGAGTTGGTAATCCTGTCTTGGTCCACGGTAAATGCTGCCACTTGGTAAGGACTGTCTACAGATAGATAATAATGAGTAGTGCTGGCCGAATCCTGATTGCCAAATATTATTACGGGTTTCATTTTAATACTTATGTATGATTTAGGTAGCGAAGCACAAAAAAGCTCATTTGAGCTTCGTTATAGAAGTCCAGATGTATCTGCGGTTCATAATGATAACGATTATGGAATCCTTCGCTTTTCATTACTTCCCACGTGTCTTTGTCATGCTCGACCAGACCTTTGTGATGACGTATGGTAAATCCTAGTTCACGTTTCATACGCCAGCTGACCAACATGGTGGCACGACCGTGTTCTTCCAACAAGCGATGGTGTAGTTCCTCAAACTCACGCACACTATGGAATATGATTAGATTCTTTTTGACAGTGGTTTTCATTCTTTACACAAATCGTAATCTAAACATTAAGGCATCCTGCTCATTGCTAAACCAATAACAATCTTCGTGTGGTCCCTCTACTACAACTGCCATGGTCATGTCTGGAAAATCCTTCCACCATGACTCATTCCATACACCTATATTGACTTGACACCAGAGCTCGCACTCGGTATAGTGAGTGTAAGTTTTAACTGGAATAGTTAATCTAGGATTACGATCAATCATTTGTATTTCAATCTAAACAAGGTAGCATCCGCTGGATCAACAAAGTAAAAGGCCGCGGCCTCATCAAAGTAGGCACTAACATCCGATGTTTCGACCAACTCTGACCATACTAAACTTAACTTATTTGCCCAACAGTATTTTTTCATTGCCCACATACGAAACGCAGGATCGTTGACCACAACCAAGTGACATTGGTCCAGTGCCGATTCAGCAGGTCTAGGTAGGGTGTAGTTGTTAACATGCATTATTGGCCAAACTTTAATAGGAACATGGTGTACTTCTTTTCATCTATAACGGCATAGTCTAACTTTATGTCATCGCCATCATAAACTAGTTTAACACCATAGTATTCTTTAACATAGTCGTAGAACGTAAGAAAACCTTGCCCAACAGGTACCACTTGTGCTAGTGCATCGTATTCATTCTTAACTTGCTGTAAGCGCAGGAAGTGTGTAGTGTCACCACCTATGATAGTGTCTAATCTGGCGGCGGTGTTGATGTAGTATTCATCCTGGCTCATCTTGCCACCATTTGATTGTTTTTGCCTTGAGCTTGACTAAGGTAAACTCGTGAGGATCCACTGACCGATGTCCATGCCAGATTGGATGTACTTGGTATACACCGTTACGATTTTCTACCCATACTCTACTACTGCGAGCCACAAACTCGTCGTGCGTTTTAAAACACATCTTGCCATTGTCTGCCGGGCTACAGTTGGCCATACACCACCACCGCCACTTGTCTCCGTGCGGTGTACTGTTATACTTGGGATCTATTTCGTAATAGTAATTCATTTAGCCCACTTCAATTGAAAATATGTTGCCCATTGTTTGTCCTTAAAATCAAACTCCACTGTGGCCGGAGTTATTATATCATCGCCTAACCATGTATTTACTGCCGGAGTGAATCGCCAAGTGTAATCAACGTCACGACGCAGGCCTTGATCTGCAATTTGATCGTTGTATAAGAAAGCCTCGTGGGCTGTTTTAACTGTGATCTTCAACCCCATTGTAACATGAACCAAGTGTAATCTTCGTCGCGGTCGAATATATAGTAAACTGTTTCAGCAGGACTATTAGGATCAATCCTGCACTTAAACGCTTCACGCCAACGCCGTCCGTACTGTCTAGGCTGTTCTAAATTCTCAACAGGTAATGTCCGCCTGGCATTCCAGTATGCATGGTTAAACGCATCGTCTAGGACATTAACTCTAATCATGACCACCTTAACATAAACAACACATAGTCTGAATCCCATTCGAATTCAAACACACCTTCGCTAATGAACAACCAAGGCCCTTCACAATGCTCGTCGCACCATTTGATACAAGGTGTCCAACCTTGATATCTGTGACCTGACACTGGATCTGAATTTGCTATGGGTGCCATAACACTAGCTATTTTCATACCGGATTACCGTGCCGTATCTTAAACCAACTCAATTCTTCGTCGCCACGTAGGTAAACAGTACAGCCGGCTAGTCTAATCTCAAATCCCCAATGCGGATTGTATATAGTATCACGATCAACCTGTTCAGCTAGTCCATAAGTCTGCGATAGCCATTGCCTTACTGAGTGGAACTCCAACATTCGACCTATCCTAATTAGATACTTAAAATGATTGTTCGGTCTAGTGTCTTCTAAGGTATAGTTCATAGTATAAAAGGTTGGAGGGCGGTGCGAACACAGCCCGTGTAATACCGCTACACCACCCTCCTTGGACGACTAGGCGGATGCCTGTAAAATGTACTTGCCGTAGCGTTGATGGAATTCATCAAAGTTCTTGAGCTTGGTAGGCTGGAACGGTAAGTTGTATGTGGTAAGCGCAATTCTAGCACCCATAACAACCAACTCGGTTTCAAAGTTCTTCATCATGTAAGCAAAGAAATTATCGGCCATTTCATGGAACTGCTTGTCAGATACCTTTTGCTCAATTGCGGCTTTGAGCTCATAGCACATACTAATTACCAGGCTATACATAGCTGATACCTCTTTGACATTCAACTCTTTTTCCTTGCCTGCCAGGATATCTTCTGGCTTAGGCATCTTACCAGCAATCTTGCGGTGTGCCATAAACTTAACAGCAAGGCCTTCACCTACAGTGCCGGCAATCAGGTTCATGATTGTGTCATCATCGCTGTCGTCATCTTCCAACAATTCGCTTACGAATGTCCATGAACGTGGTGTTGCAAAGGCGCGGCTTGCTGACTTGGCATCAAAATCGTAGAGATCCTGCTTGGCGTATGAAATGTAACCTACTACATCTTTGTGAATGTTTTTGTTCACTGCCCACTCTTGCCAGCTTGAAAAGTCACATTTCATTTCTTGATGAATGAAACGATTTGCAAGTGGAGTTGGCATACGATATGTGACACCTTTGTCACTTTCTCTATTGCCAGCAGCAACCATTACTACATTGTCAGGCAGTATGTATTTGCCACTACGACGATTTAGGATCAACTGATAGGCCGCGGCCTGTACACTAGGAGCCGCACTGTTGAGTTCGTCAAAGAACACAACCACAATAGGATGCTGGCTAGCGAATTCTTCTGTAGGAAGATCGATAGGTTCGGCCCAGTCCATCTTGCCGTTGTCTTTATTATAAAACGGAATACCACGAATGTCTGTCGGCTCCATCTGACCCAAACGAAGGTCAATCATTACACCACCAAGTTCAGCAGTGATGTCTGCTACCAATTCACTCTTACCAATACCAGGAGGGCCCCACAGGAATAGTGGGCGTTGTTTTTTAAATGCTTTGAGTAGACTCTTGCGAGCTTGAGTCGAAGTGACGGTTCTTGTTTCTGACATGAGGGCTGTGTCCTATAAATTGTGATTAAAATTAACTACTATACGACTATTATACTATTAAAGAGATTTTTGTGTCAAACGGTCAAAGATCTGCTGTTGTAAAACGACAACATCTTCATGGCTTACATAGAAGTCGGTGCGTGGGTCATAATACTCTCCAGCTCGGGGATCGTAGTATAGGACAGCACCACTAGGGTAATGAAAAGGTCCTTCTAAGCCTGCACGTGGGCCAAAGTTAGGATCATGTTGGAAAACGGTGTAAGCCATCTTGAACTCCTTTTAATTACTATACAACTATTATAGCAAAATGGAAATTAATGGTCAACCACCAGCGAGAATACTGTTTATCTACTGTTTATTCTAAAAAATACTCTTTACTGAAACTTAGTTTTTGACCAAAATAAATGTTGTTGGGGTTGTTTCTCCAGTAGTCTGGTATTTTGTTCCATATATTGGCCATGCTATTATAGAAATTTTTAGCAGCCTTTTCGTTGTTGTTGGCGGAAAAAAACCAGTTGTCGCGTTGGGCAAAAAAGATGCTAGGAGTTTTGCTTTCTACATACACCGTAGGGTTCCATTTTGGGTATATCAAGGTATGCACTCCAGACGCACTCAACCAAAGTTGTGATCCATCTGACAAGTATTTGTAAGCCAAATCTGATTTTGTTTTTGTCATAAATTCTGTACGTTCATTGGCATGTTGCAAATAATTTTTAATAACATGAGCCTGTTTGATTGGGATTAGTGGAGCTTCTGGAGACCAATAAAAAAGCTCATAGTTATTGCCGTCCTTATTTTCTTTTTGTTCACGTGCCGAAATTGCCATATCAACACTTTCGATAAATCTAAATGCATATCGTCCTTCTTTAAGAGTGACTCGAGGTTTATCCAGGCCATAAATTATGACTAGCCTACGACCCGAATCTATAATATCTCTCCATTCGGGTATGCGTTCTTTTAAACCATATTTAAAACTGTGCCAGGGAGTTCTATGTATATTGGTTTCGTAACCCCAAGATTCTATCATGTCAGAGTTTTCAAACCGCTCAATTACATCCTGGGTAAAATCAATTGTTCTGAACTGCAGATCAGGCCATTTAACCTTGAGTTGTTCAAACTTAGGAGTAACCACTTTGAATATTTCAGCATTGGCTAAGTTGTCTGCGTCACCGGTGTATTCATAATTATGAAAACTAAACAGCTCGTCGATCTTGATGTTGTTGTCTACAAAAGTATCAAGGATATTATTGCTGTCTGCACCGCCGCTGTAGGCTAATATTACATAGTCATAATTTATGCGTATTTGTTCAGCACGTTGGCGATACAACTCACTAAGACTTTGCTTGGGCTCTACTGTCCAATCAAATTGATTGTAAACCTGCTCATTGAAATTCCAGTGAGGATGTATGCCTGTTTTGGTATGTAGTTCGATGGCTTCCAGTTTGCTGTAGGTCTGACAATTACCAACTTGGTAAAAGCCAAACATATCGGGGTTTTGTCTCATGACGGTCATCTATTATTGTTGTTCGCTAAAGTTTGAACTTTCCATGACTTTTCGACTGGAACGAATACTATCGCTAATAATCTTTAAAAACTCTGCGGATTCTGTAATTGGCAATGGATAGGCCATATTTTTGGCTAAAATATTTAAAAACTCAGGATCCTTGGCGGCTACACGCATAGCATTTCTCAACCGGTCAATCACATAAGCTGGCGTATTAGCCGGAGCAATTATACCATACCACGGAACTATGTTGGCTTCTGGCAACTCTAATTCTGTAAACGTGGGCACGTTTGGTAGTTCGGCCAAGCGGTTCGGCCAAGCTACGGCCAAAGGAACAGCACTGCCTGCGGCAATATGTTGATTAACGGGCATGATAATTTCAGCCATGGAATTTAAATCACCTCGCAAAAAGTCTAACAACATCTGATTAGCAGCCTTGTAAGGAATCATGGTCAATTTGGTATTGGTTTTAAAAGCAATAGTTTCCATGATCAAATGCGTATGGTTGCAATACTGTGCGCCGTAGTTAACCTTGTTGGGATTTTGCCTTGCTGTGCTGACAAGTTCTTGAAAAGTTTTTAAAGACGAATTTTTTGGCACTGCTAATACAATAGGCGAAGCTGCAAACCGCGACACAGGTGTAAAATCAGTAACTGAATTATAAGGTGCGTTCTTGACGCATTGCGGACTGATAACCAAGGCCGAAACGGTACCCATGCCTATAGTGTACCCATCAGGCTTTGCTTTTGACACCTGAGACAACCCTATAGATCCGCCTGCTCCGGTTACATTAACTACTACCAACGGCTGTCCAAGAGAGTTAGACATGGATTTGGCTATGGCACGGGCTAAGATATCCGATGCACCACCTGTTCCGAATGGCACAATAAACTCAATGGGTTTAACCGGATAAGCAGGCGTCTGTGCTTGCGATACTATCCAAAATAATCCCAAAAAAATTGTTGCAAAATATTTCATAAAACTCCTTTTAATGTTGTAAATGTTTTCGCCGTACGTTTTACTATTATACAATGTATAGCAAAAATGTCAAGCAATTTTTAGAAGCTGGCGATGAATATCGCTCACGGTGGGCGTTCTGTGTTTTTAACACAGTAAAGACATCAATATGTCAGGCGTCTGTAATATATCCGACGTCGGTGAATCCGGCGTTGCTAGAATTATTTATAACTGATCAATCCATTTTAACATTTTTATGGCCACCAAGCTATTGATAGGAATATGACCGTGTGTGTGAGCAAGAGCAATTTGATCTTGAATATAGTCAAGACCTTCGGCGTCGTGCGACAGAGAATCAGGTATGGTCAGCAACTGTTGATCCAACAATGATAACGGAATCAAGGTGTCTTTAAGCATGTCATTGTCGTATAGGCTTTCAATGCCAATATAAGGTTCCAAAAAATTATCTACATTTGAAAACATGATGTCTTGGGCTATTGTAGCATTGGCCACGTGTGACAAACTAACACCGGTAAAATCAAGCCTTCGTAACAGATCAAATGTTAAATCTGTACCTATAGGACTGTAGACTTTATTACCATTTATTCCATCCATCAACGCCCAGGGTTTTTGTAACAAGTGAGTGCGATCTATACCTATCCGGGGTTTGTAAACATCATAGGATTTCAAAGATTGGGTGTAAAATGTTTGTGAGTTTAAATAATCCTTGACCTGGGCGGAAGTTACCTGGTCTTGCAACAATAACTCGTCCACAAATACAGGTTTGTGCAATAAAATTTGGTTGCCATGGAATCCAAAAATAAACGCCGTGTCACGATGTTTTCTTAATATGCTGTGCGTAGTGTAGCACTTCAAGTGCTGTAAATCTCCATGGTTAAAACTATAGGCTATATCTTCTACAGTCATGGTCATGCGGGTAATAGATTTGCACTGTGATTCTAACCTGTTTAAAAGAGCATCAACTTTGTGTTTGTTTTCTAGATTGTTATGTAGACTCAGCTCGCTGTCTTGAGTGCGATTTTCAAAACACAATATATTGGTTCTTGGCAACAGTTTTTGCGAAATGACAAAACTCAACAACACCATTGAATCTATTCCACCACTGTAGCAAAGAGTAACTTGTGCATGGCTTTGATATATGCTTGATATGGCCCGACTTATTTGGTCATGCACCTGTTGTGTATAAAACTCTAAATTGACATTTCTTGTTACAGGCGTGCAAGACAATATATCACCATCTTGGCTGTAGATGAAATTGCCAGTGGGAATAAAATATCCAGCCCAACAACTACCCAGTTGTGAATCGGCAATATTTATAATAGGTGCATTTGATGGGCGGAAATAGACAGCTCTATCAAGTGGTTGATTCTTGATTTTAGATATATCTGTTTCTATTAGATTGTCTTTGACAATAAATTTATTGAGCTCTAGGTCTTTGTTACAAAACTGCATAAGTTAAATTACCGTCCACGGCCAGCACTACGAGTTGGCGGTTTCTTGGCTGGCCCAGCTGAGGGTTTAACTTTGGCTTTTTTCTCTACAACAGAATTAACATCGCTACTGTCTGGGTGAGTTCGACCTTGTTTCTTTGCTAATGCTTTGGCAATTGTGTCAGAAAGTTTTGACATTTCGTGTTCCTTTTTCTTTGTGTCTAGTCTTGCTACTCTGCTACAACCTCTTTTTCGACGAATCCTGGGCGAGCTTTTAGTACTGCAATTCTGCGTTGAATTTTTGGTGCAGTCTTTTTACGAGCATTGACCAGCAACTTTTCTAACTGGGTTACATTCAGCGGCCCTAAGCGTTCCCGACCATTCTTGGTACGCATTGGATCTGATTTGCGAGCTTTTTGTCCTGTCTTTGCCATGTTGTTTCCTTGTGTTATATTTTACTTATAACTGGAATAGCTGGCAATTAAAATTCTGGTGGGCCCTGAAGGTGTTTTGTGGACCCCTCCGGACTCGAACCGGAATAGTACAAATTATGAGTTTGCGGCAATAACCAATTATGCTAGAGGTCCACAAAACATCCTTGCCCTACAAAACTTGGCGGAAGCGGTCCGATTCGAACGGACGGAGGATTTAACTCCTCGGCAGGTTAGTAATCTGCTGGTTTCGGCCACTCACCCACGCTTCCGTACAACTTGGCGCTCCCGACCGGATTCGAACCGGTGTACTTGCCGTGAAAGGGCAATGTCCTAGGCCTCTAGACGACGGGAGCCTGTACTTTACCTCATGAATTGTTGTTGCTTAATGGCCTTGTTGATAGCTTTGATGCGTTGGTTGGCGTCCATGATACTACGGCTAGCCGATTCGCGTTTTTCACTCTTGGTCCACTGTCCTGCAAGGGTACGGCCTAATTCACTTGATGTTTGTTGTGGCTTTGCCATGCTATTTTACCTTTGCTAAGTAATCAACTAAATTGACCTGCCCTGCTTGGATTTCATGCAGTGCATCTACGCAGGTCACATAACGGTTGGTGTCTTCACGGTGAACACGTTTGAGTTCACGCAGTCGTTGTGCGCCAATTAGGACCATGTCATAACGTCCGCCGCCAGCTTGACGTACACACTGTTCCATATCAATCGCTGGGCCACGACTTGCAATTCTTGCTTTCATGATATCTCCTGTTGTAAAAGTGTATTATATATTAAATTGATGGCAATGTCAATATGAGTATGCTCATTTGATCTTGTTAAAATTGAACAACGGCACGTTGATTATACCGGCTCTTTATTTGTTATATTTAAATATTCTTGATATAGTTCTTCCCAATTTAAAATTATGTTTTTAAAAAAATAAGGACTTTTTTGATGTACCTTCCCAACTCGCAATTCATTGTATTCTAAGCCCAATTCGTCAGCAAGAAATTTTGCCCCTTGATCTATTAGATCTTCGTAGTAAATTGTTACAACTTTTTTATAAACAGATAAATTAACTTTATGGTCCCAACTACGCTTTGATTTTAGTAAATTAATAAATTTTAATTTGTCAATGACAGTTGGCTCTACAACTTTGCTACTATAATCTTTACCGCTCCATTCATTGACTATGTTGGCTACAATAACACTCATTAATTGAGCAAATACATCTTTCCTGAGACTTATTATTAAAGTTACAGTTGCTGGATCTAAATCTTTGATTAAATTAATGTCATGCAGATGTATTACTACATTTTGATCTTTAATATGTTGCCGACATTCTTTTTCATTCATCGGAAGCCATAGCCCGTACGCATCAGCTAATCCTCCTTTATTAAACGGAGTACCTGCTAACATCTCTAGTATAATATGACTTCCGGTTCTTCCTGGAGAAAAAATAGTATAGACACTGTTCATGCCCATATTTATAGATCAATTCCGCTTGTCTCAATGTTTCCATTCGTTATAAAAATTTGTGTGTTGACCGTTAGCATGGTACCCTGGGGAGGATTCGGACCTCCACATTCCGATTTCTTGGACCGGTGACTTTACCTGTTTGTCTACCAGGGCTAATTTTTACATTGTTACTTGTGTGGTACCATTACCGTTTTGAAAACCTATTACACCACCTTCTGCTTCGATCCGTTTAATTACATCTTCGAACAGTATTGGAGCAAAATCAGTTTGCTCAACACAAACACAGTGGTAGCGCACATCGTTCTCATCACTGTAAAGAAGTTCTCCGGTCTTGACGTTTACTCCACGAATTTTCTTTACGCGATTTGCGTGAGTATGTCCGTGAATATTGACTCCAAAACGTCCTAAGCTTTCTGGGTGAACCGGAATGTGACTAAGTATCATTCCGTTCATAACATGGTATCCACGTAGACTTCTAAAGTAAGGAGTGTAGTCCTCGTCTTTAAAGATATCATGGTTGCCACGTATAAGAACTTTGTCACCGTTGAGCCTGTTCAAGATAGGCAAAGCCCGGCGGTTGATAACCACATCACCCAAGTGATACACTTTGTCATTAGGGCGAACACGGTTGTTCCACGCTTCGACCATAAACTCGTCCATTTCTTCCGGAGTGTCAAATGGACGCAACTTGGTTACACCATCATTACGGGTGAAGTGGCACACACCTTTGTGACCAAAGTGAGTATCGCTTACTAAAAATACACTAGGCATATGTGCCTCCTTTCTTTGTGATTGGCGCCGGTCTAAGGAATCGAACCTCAATTAACGGTTTTGGAGACCGCTGTAATGCCATTATACCAGACCGACCTGGAGGTGAAGGTTGGATTCGAACCAACGATTGTAGAGATTTGCAGTCACTTGCCTTGGACCACTCGGCCACTTCACCATAATACATTAATCTTTAACTTTAAAATATAGCGGACTTTGGTCACGAGCCTGAATCATGTCTGCAGCCCTACGAATCTTATCTTGAAACAGTTTGGTCTTGAGTTCTTCACTCAGTGTTAAATTACTAAATTCCCAAGCCTGTCTCACAATACGATCGTTTAATTTTGTAAAATCTGTCATGTTATCCTTTCCTCTAAATAAAAAACCCCGGAGTGTTAAGTCCAGGGTTCTTAAATACGATTTAAAACTTATTCTATTCAGAACCCCTTGCACCATCTTCGCAGACCACTGGCCACAGATTGGATTGCCCAATAATGAGTAGGGTTGACAAAGAAAGATGCAAGTTATTATTCATCATAGCAAGTATTATACAAGGGTATTTATACTTTGTCAACCAGTATAGTACATAAATATTCCATGCTTAAACTCCACGAAATTACTCGACTTCAAATTGAACTTACTACTCGTTGTAACTCTCGATGCCCCATGTGCATGCGTAATTATCGGGGGCTTGAGTACAATAGCGGATATCCAATAACTGAGTTGTCTTTAGAAGATATTAAAAAAATATTGAAACCAGATTTTTTAAAGCAAATCGACCATGTGTTGTTTAATGGTAATTTGGGAGATTTTGGACTGGCCAAAGACGGAATTGAGATTGTTCGGTACCTAGTTGATAATAACTGTAATGTTAATATTTACACCAATGGTAGCATGAGAACTCCAGATTGGTGGGCACGGTTAGCACTGCCAGGAGTCAAAGTGGGATTTGCATTGGATGGCTTAGCAGACACGCACTCTCTCTATCGTCAGGATACGGATTGGAATACGGTAATTAAAAATGCTACAGCATTTATTGCCGCCGGCGGCACTGCAATTTGGAGATTTATTCCATTTACCCATAATCAACATCAAGAAAAAGAGTGTAGAGAATTGGCCAAAGAATTAGGATTTAAATATTTTGATAACATTAGTGATGGAAGAAACAATGGACCAGTTTATAGTCGTACTGGGGATTTTAGTCATTGGCTTGGTGAACCATGGCCCAACACTGCTATAGAGCCTGATATTATCTCCATGATACAAAGTCATATCACTTGGTTTGATGCAAAAACATTTAAATCATCAAAAGACATCACTCCACTGAATATTGGGTGTAATCATAAACGAAATCAAGAATTATATATTGCTGCAAATGGAGAAATATATCCATGTTGTTATCTTGGCTATTATCCAAAGACCATGCACCACGCAGGCAATGAACAATTAAAACTTTTAGTGCAAGGAAATAATGCCTTGGAATCGTCATTGGAAGATTGTATTAAATGGTTTGATAGTGTTGAACACACATGGGATATGCCAAGCATTGCAGAAGGCAGATTGTATACTTGTGTAAATACTTGCGGATCGTGGAAACCTCCTGTAAACAAACAAACACTATGACACAACGAATAATCATTAATAAACTAGAATTTTATATCACAAATGTATGTAATTTAACCTGCTCCGGTTGCAATAGATACAATAATTATAAATTTGCTGGATGGGAAAAATGGGAAGATTACGAACCAATTTTTAAAAAGTGGGCGGAAAAAATTGATATTATTAAGCCAGTGGTTCTTGGCGGAGAACCACTACTCAATCCTTCAATCACTAAATGGATTGAAGGAATACGTCTCTTGTGGCCAGATCACTATGCACCACAAATACAATCAAACGGTACCAGGATTGATTTAGTTCCAGGATTGTACGACTCGTGCAAGGCAATCGGGGCTTGGATAGGAATTAGTTTACATTCGCTTGATGATCGAGATGCAATTTTTACTCGTATTAGAAATTATCTGGTGCATCCTATAAAAGAAACTAACGATTTAAATTCACCCATTGGGTCTACATTTCAATTTATTGATGCTAATAGAGTTGAAGTTCATGTATGGATTAGTGATCACTTTAATCAAAGCAACATTATAGAAGGTCCTAACGGTGAATTTAAATTATATAATAGTGATCCATTAAAAGCACACAGCAATTGTGGGTTTGTACAGTGGAAAAATTATCATTTCATTGATGGAAAAATTCATAAATGTGGACCGGCACCGTTAATGCAACAGTTTGATCAACAGTATCCATTTGATGTATCGGATGAAGACAGAGCACTGATACATAGTTATCGTGGGTTGAGTATAGATGAATTTGATGAACGCGGTGAAGAATTTTTCCGTACACTAGATGACCCTATTCCGCAATGTAAATTTTGCCCCGAGTCATACGAATACAAAAAAATACAATTTTCAAATCTAAAACCTAACAAGGTTTAATCAATAAAAAAAGCCTCCTTAGGAGGCTTTTTTGTGAACTCTAATTAACTATTAGAATGAGTACTTGACACCGGCAGTTACAATGTTACCATCGTATGCTTTAGTAATGTTGTTACCTTTTTGATATGCATAATCAGCAACTAAATTAACTTTAGATGTAACTGGGTATGCAATACCGGCACCTATAAAACCAGCACCGCCATTGGATGCTTTTGCACTTTGTGGATCGACAAAAGCAACGCCTGCACGAACATTAGTTTGTACTGGACCTAATTTAATTACATCATAGCTGGCACTAGCAGTGTAACGATTTACATCGGTACGCTGAGTTGTGCTACGATCGGCTGTGGCTTGAACACCAATTTTTCCAAAAGACTGTCCAACTGAAATACCAACCAGATTGTTTTCGGAACCCATATTGCGACCACCATACACACCAACATCAGCGGCGCTTGCAACCCCGGCGGCTACAGTTAATGCTACTGTTAAGATTACTTTTTTCATTCTAATATTTCCTTTTAAAAGAAAGTTCACTGATCTGTGAACCTAGACAAATATTTAGTGGTTACTACTAGTGGTTAGCAATTTTTGCAGACTTTCTTGGTACTTTTAGGAGTTAGCAACGCATAAAAAGAAACCCGCCGAAGCGGGTTCTACTATTTTCTGTTACGAGGGATAATTCCCCTAAGCAGTGATTAAACTGCTAATGGTTGGCGTTGTGCTGTGCGAGCAGAGAATTTAACATTCTTACCAGTTACAGTTACTTCGCCTTTAGATGCGTTTGCATTTAAAGTTTTTGTGTCTTCGACTGAGTAGTCCCAATCCTAACGGCTTCTACATTGCCGATCCTCCAGTAGCCCTTTAGCGCCAATCGATTCTAATTCATCCCCACCGCAGAATACTATCTAATACTCTCCGGTGGAGATGTCGGGAGTTGCACCCGAGTCTTGATCGCCATACTTCTACCTTCAACGAATTCTTTAATTATACCCTTTAACATTCTTACCGTCAATCTTAGGATTACCTTTTGCGTGAACATCTTGAAACTTATTACGATCACGCCCATATTGAGTATTTAGTATAACACTATGTTTGATAGTTGTCAAGAAACTTTTGTAAATTGCCGTACAAGTTAACCAACATGGCTTCTTTACTGCCAAAAAATATCACACTAACCGGTACACCTTTTTTAATCACAATATAGTAAGGCAATTCCAGTTGTCGATCTAAGGCAATTACAGTGCGTAGATTAAATTCGTGTGCATCTTCGATACGGAATTCGTATTGTGCAAGATCAAGATAGTCAACAAAGATTATGTACCCTAGAGTGGTCAATCTAAGACCTCCGGTACTGCGTAAGTTGTACCACCATGCGCTGAATGCTGAGGCCGGGCTCATGCGTTGAGCCTCGGGTAATAGGCCTACAAGTTCTTGAGTAAGTTTCTTTTTATCGCGCACATTATGGATATATCTGATCACCAGCACGTAGTAACACTACTGTGAACTTGTCAGTTTTAAATTGTGTGTTGAGCTTACGGGCTAAGTTTTTAGCATGCCCAGGATTACTGAATGAAACTTTTTTATACTTGGGGCCAGGATATTGCACCAACATGTTTGATGTTTTTAAATTGATAGGTTTGGATTCAAAAAACACAGCCCATACACCTTCGCTGGCCAAAACTTGTTCGGTCTTGTAGGTAGATTTGTTAGTGTGTTCGATTAATACGCTGGGTTTTGGTCGGCTCATAGCATTATATTCCTATGTTTTATTTATCTAGAAATATAGGTATATTTAGAATGAGCCGCCACCTACTTGCACTGTTATTACTTCTTCTGTTTGTGGTTTACTAACCTGTTCACGTAGATCGTGCAGTTCTAACAGTAGTCTAGTGATATCAGCATGCATATCTTTGGCCTCAGCTAGAGTCATAATAAAGTCCTTTGACCCACGAGCTTCGTGTCCACGCACTCGATCAACAAACTTTTGTAAGTGTAGGCTCATTCGGGAAGTCGTGCAAATGGTTCTAGATTGGGAGGAGTCCACCCCTCGGGTTTAAGAATTTTTCCATCGCCACGCTTGCGAATCTTGCCAGTGACAGGATCAATCTTGGCAAAGTTAGTACGCATTACTTCCTTCCATGCAGCTTCTCCATCGAAGCCGGCGCTGTGGATGGCTCCAATTGTAACCACAAGAATATCAATCAAGGCATCAAGATCGTCTGTGCGGGTTTTTGAGTCTTCTAACTCTTGAACTTCTTCTTTAATTAAATTTAAGTATAGTGCGTATTGATCAACGTTTTCAGTAGCTACAGATTGTCCGCATAGTTGCATAAATCGTGCTTGGTCTAAAAATGGATTTGTCATTTCAGTCATTAGTATCAGCTTCCTCTTGAGTATAAAATGGCCCTTGATAAGGATATCTCTGTAGTGTAATTAACTTGGGTGCAAGTATCTCTTTCCATTTGCGACCCTTTTTGACATTATACCAACCAGCGGCAAACCAACTTTTGCTTTTGCTAGTTTTGGTATACACAGGCAATTGTTGTGCAACATTCCACATGGGATTGTACACTCGACCTGTGACAGCGTAGCCGTAGATCTGATCTATGTTTGTTTTGGGCTTGACAATTTTAGTCGCCGGTTCAAATTCAATATTTGCAGTTCGAGCTGCTAATTTGATTGTTTTAAATTGTACAATCTGATCATTGATCTTGACTTGGTATCCGCCAGCACAGGCTTCCACATTGCCGACCTTGCGATCGTTTTCTTTCAAAATCCAATACTGTTTATCTACCACCGGCAGTGCTATTAAGCTCATTTGTCTAACTCCCTTTTTCTACATTGTTCCTGAACTCTAAGAGGTATATCAGGATGCCAGCCACCTATGAGTTGACTGCAATCGTATTTTACAACAACTACATTGCCTTTACTACCAGGCCAGAACGCTGATACCAATAACGCAAGTACAATAACACTACTAGATGCTACTGTAATCCAAAATAAATCTTTAGCCATTCAATACACCTTTATAGGTTTCGTTTAACCAACGTCCAAAACTGTCTGCACTTTCACTACACTTGTTCAATTCATACTTGCCACAGAATTGCATAAATCGTACACCCACTTGTCCTATGTCTTTGTGACTAATCTGCTCGCGTATGGCGGCATCTACTGTTGCCTTAATTTCTTCAGGCTGTGCTGTTAAATCAATCAGCGTTCTGTTGCGTTCGTAGTCATCCAATACTCTATGCTCCGCACCATCTGGATCAGTCCATCGTTGCAACATCATGTTGTTCCAGTTATAGCCTTTTCGATTCTTGTCTGAATACGCTTCCTGAAGGCCAACTTTGTTTTTAGTGCCTTTCGTCCGAACGCCAGGGAATGCCGAGAACACATTATCTGAGCTGTCACCGCGCATACACTTCTCGAAGAGAAGCCACTGCGGATCAGGAATTGTCTTAGGCTCTTTTGTTTTCTTGTCAATAACTGGTTTACCTTTGGCATCAAAGATCCCTTCTATGGTGTGTAATTCATCTGTAATGCCATTGTATTGTGTTACATTGGGAGCAAGCAATTGTACAAAGTCGGTGTCGCTTGAAATTACCACATGTTGGTCTTGGGGATGTAAAGCAATCCAGCGAGCTATGATATCGTCACCTTCTGCGGTTGGACAACGTAGTACACTACAGTTGGTCCTCTCACTCAAGTATTTAGTCAAATTGTCATAGGTTTCCCAGAACATTTTATCTTCTTCTTGCTCTGCCTCTGTTAGGGCTTGTCTAGCTACAGCGCGATTAGCTTTATAAGGCTTATAGTGATCCTTGCGCCAACTGCGCCCTTCTAAGGCAAAAACCACATGATCCGCTTCAAATCTACGGGCCATTTTGTTGGCAGCCATCAGGGTAACGTGTAGTGCAAAGCCAACTTTTTCCCAAGTATCTGAGGCACGAAAAGCACCATGTCTGGCACGAAAGAATAAATTGGCAGTATCTATAAGTACATATTTCATGCTATAAGTATAGCAAAAATAAATTTTTTAGTCAACTATTTTTTTAATAATTCAGTTAACCGTGGAAGATACTCCTCAATATCAAGACCTTTAAAAGATTTGGTAAAATTAGTAGATTCATAAAATTTACTTAGTAGGCTAGAATCATAGTTTGATGAGCGTACATGATCTTTAATCTGAGCCATGTTAAACATTGAGTTAGATAATTTACTGATAATTAGACTTTTTTGGTTGTCTGTGAATAAAGAAAACGAATATTCAGGAATGTTAGCACCCATAACAAAATTATAATCTATATTGTTAGCTTGGTACCATGTATACAATTCATCAAGATACAAAACATTCAATGCACTAATAGTTGGGTGACCGGACAATCTAATATTGTAAAACTTAGAACGCCATTCATTAATATTACTAACAACATCATTCCATATACCATTGGTTCGAATATATTCAAATTGCATATGAGTAGCATCAATTGATACTATTAAATTTACTTTTTTAAAGTTGGAGAATAAATTGTAAATCTGCGGTGATAATTTTGTAGTAGCATTAGTAGTATAACTAAGCGTAATATTTTTACTATTACCATTAGTAATAATTTTTTCAAGCACCATTAAATGATCTAAATTTTGAAAAGGTTCACCCCCTAGAATATCTATGCGAATTAAGTCACTGTAATCCTCTTCTAGCAGAGAATCAATTTTTGTTTTTTTTATACGGTAATAATCTTGCCCATACCTTACTCTAAATTCTTTTATAAGGCCTGAACTTGCCGATGGCCCGCACGTACGGCATGCAAGATTACAAACATTTCCGCTATCAATAACTAGATATTTTAATTTCTTATGCGTGATTTCTTTAATAATTTCGTCTTCATTTTTGTTTAATAAAACTGTTTGACGCATACTTATAATATTGAAATCTTCACTTTCCCAGCATGCACCACATTTAGAGTGTCTAACTCCTGACAATAATGTTTGTTGTAATTCATGTATTTCTGTAGATTGTTGCATTTCTGCAAATGAATTTACTTTCTCATCTAATTTCAACCAACAACATGCGGATGAGGTTCTGTTATCAAAACCTGAAAACGGTAATGAACAATAAGTATTAAGATTCATTAGACAAACTTATTGGACATGATGTAATTGAGAATAAAACGAGCAAAACTTGAGTGGCCATCTCGTCCAAAATGCCATGAGTTGGGCATGACTGTTTCTATGCCGGTTGATCGGATAATAGCATCATACGTTTGAGCGGGATTATACGGGCCAATGTAATTAACTCCCCAATTTTTTTGATCGGTGATGTTACTAAAATCATTATTGCCATTGAAAAAAATATGTTTAATATCTTGGTTTTTCAATTCGGCATGAAACTGCCAAATTTCTTCATGTGCCTGTTCAGTTTTGATTTTCCAATCAGTACCAAGCACGTAGTTTCTATACGTTTCTTGCAAATCCTGTGGAACATGATCAATTCCGCTGGCACCAACTTGGTAATAAGTTTCGTTATGCAACCATTCTTCTCGTTCCCAAGTTGACCATTGTATGATGACCAACTGATCTGGATGGGCATTGCCGCCGCCGGCTAACCAGTTACGTGTAGTTCTTATGATACGAGCGTTACTACTAGCACTCTCAGCATCACATCGAAGACCCGATCTAAGTGCCAAACTTAATATCTTGCCCCAACTGACTGCAAGATTGTCCGGGTGCGGCGCACGACCTAGATAAAATAAGGCAGGATCGTCTTCGGCAAATGCATGAGGATTTACAGCCTCGGCACCAGCAGTGTGACTGTCACCGTTGACATATAGCATCATGATACTTCAGATCTGCCATCACCAATGTTGCGAGTTTTTACCACACGGTCACGTTCGGGATTCATAGCTTCGTACTGCTCGTAAGTTTCCAAAACCACATTGCGACATACTGCTGTAAACCAACGGTCTACAATATCAGCATCTGTGTCTTTAGAATCCATTTGGTAGCCAGCACGAACTAGATTAGCTACAAACTTATCGTTCCAGTCTAGTTCAAATGCGCCAGCTTGTATGTTTTCGGGGTCAATCTCCATGCTAACAATATTGACATAAGGCTCGCCTTTTTCGTTAGCAATCTCTTTCTCCGTTTTTTGTGGAGCCGTTGGTTGCTCGGCGGCAATGGCCTTTTTCTTTTTAAAGATGTCAAATATTTTTAGCATGGTTTCCTATCGAGTATTACCATAGTGTACTACAGTTATATCCTGCATGTCAACGGGTAATTTGCGCCATGGGTCAACAATAACACTTCCTGGTAAGATTGTACAATACGGTTGTGTATCTAGTTGGTCACCGGTATACTCGTATGTGATCTTACGATTGTGTGCCCATAAAAACACTGCTGGGTGATCTACAGTAACAACTACATCGTCGCAATTATCAGCAAGTGGATCAACATAGCTGACACTATGCCCAGCCTCGGCTACATAGAATCCAACCAATGTGCTATAACTACCGATGCAGTATTCAACATCTGGCTTGTAGGCTTTACCGTGAATGACCACAGGCAAGTTGTGTTTCTTGGCCTGCTCAACTAGGAACAAGGCCAAGTTCTTTGCTTGAATTTCTCTAGCATGCATGACAGTGTCAAACAAGTCGTAACCAATATCATACTCTTCAGCTAACCAACGCAAGGCAATGTTATCTCTAGGATGGCAAGCACCTGCATCACCCATGCCTGCTGTCATGTATTTGGGACCCATGATACGCATTGTGCTCTTGGCCAGGGCATCTGTAACAACGTCAACGTTGATGTTGCCAATCTTCATAGCAAAGTCTTGTACCATGTTAACTAGGCCGACCTTGGCACTGATAAATGTGTTGTAGAAAATCTTAATAGCTTCGCACTCATCCCATGTGCCGACTTCGTAGCGTGGATTGTTTTGCATGATAGTTTTGTACAAGTCTTTAAGTTCACCAGCTACGCCAGTTAAACTACCATCCACTGTGCCCAACATAATCATCTCAGGGTTGACCATGTCCCACTTAACTGAACCCATAGCAATTAAATAAGGATTGTAAACAAATTGGTGTTTAGTATCTAGTAGTGGAACAAACTTGTTGCGAGTTGTTCCAGGTAGTACTGTACTAATCAATACTACTTTTTTGGGGCTAGTAGCATATTGATTCACTTTAGTAATAGCATCAATAACAGCATCATGCCCAAAGTCTCGGGGAGTCATATGACTTGACGGAACACTTCCATCGTAACCTTCGGCGTGTGGAGTGGGAACAGCAATAAAAATCCATTCGCTTTCTTCAACAAGCTCTTTGATACTGCATACTTTTACTGAATCGCTAGTGCGTGGGTAAATGTCGTAACCGCGTACTTCGTGCTTTTCAGCAAATACTTCGGCACAGTCTAATCCTAATTTTCCAATTCCGATGAATCCCACCTTACATTTTTTCATTCAATATCCTTTAATTTTAATCTTGGCCCACGCATTTTTTGTTTTGTTTCTTCTGACAAAACTTTTCCTAAATTTGCTTCTCTAAGTTTTTGCTTTGTTTCTTCTGCTCTTGGTTTTCCGTAAGTCCAATGCAATTCCTTTTTTTGACCTTTTTTAGAATTAACATCTTCTGAATATGTTTTTCCTAAGTTTGCTTCTCTAAGTTTTTGCTTTGTTTCTTTAGATGTTGGAATACCCTTCCTAGTATTTACTTGCTGTGCTCTGGCCTCTCTAATTTTTTGTTTATGTGCTTCTGATTTTGGTTTTCCTTTATGAACCGAACTAATTTTTGCCTTGGTTTCAGATGACATAACTCGATCATTAATTGGAGGTGCAGGAGCATCGTTTTTGTTAAGAAAATCTTCACGAACAACAACTTTCATTTTGGTTAATACTCGTGTTTCCCACTGCCTTGCTTGTTCTTTAGTTGAGAAAGTTTTTCTAATTTGTATAATATCTGGGTCTCCGTGCTTTAACCGCATAGCCAAAACAGCAGGAGATGAGGTAAAATATTTGGTCCAGAAATCTCCAGGAGAACAATTTTTAGCGTATCTTACGCCATAGTAGTATTTTTGTTGTTCTTGCCATCCGATCAAATAAGTGTAAGGTTGGTATGTGGTATTCATACATATATTTATACCAATACCAACAAATCCTATTATTTTTTAAATACAGGAATAGGATTCATTTTGTGCAAACTACGGGCTTGTATAGTACGAAATTTTTCCAAGTTAGCCACAAGTTCTGGCACAGCGGATTTAATTTCACCTAGATCCATACGCATAGCAACTTCTAAATCAGCATAGCTCATACCCAGTTGATCTTCATCGGTACGCCCATCATCCCATAAGCCATCTGTGGGTGCCGCATTGATAATATCTTGTAACACACCTAGTTCACGGCCCATTTGCCATACTTCTGTTTTGTAACAGTCAGCAATGGGACTGATGTCCACCCCACCATCACCGTACTTGGTATAAAATCCCACACCAAAGTCTTCTACCTTGTTGCCAGTGCCTACCACAAGACCACCAACTGTTTGAGCAATTTGATACAGGGTAACCATGCGTAGTCGACTACGACTGTTGGCAAACCCCAACAAACTGTTGTAGGTAGCCAATCGGCCTTCAAACTCATCAAATGTTGAAGTTAAATCAATGATGTCGTGGCGCACATTGTCAAAGTTTTGTGTCAGCCAAACACCTTGTTGCATACTGAGATCGTGTAAGTCTGGACGTTGACGAATAGGCATAGTTACTGCTACTGTGTGCAAGCCAGTTCTAGCGCAGAGTGCGCTGACTACAGCACTATCAATACCACCGCTGATACCAACTACTAAACTGCGCATACCAGCTGTGGCGGCATAGTCTCGAATCCAGGCGGTGATACGATCTTGTAATTTCATTTCTTTAAATTCCATATTAAATGTTCTTTGGGCTCGTGATATCTAAACTCAAACACAGCTTCGCCTGGCCCATGATACATTGCCGTACCTTCGTACGCTTGGCGTAACCATAACCAATGTCCTGTTATGTCACTACGTTTAGGCCACCATAAAAATCTTAGTCGCCAAAATGCTTTATGATAAAAGTGATCGTAAGCATCTACACCAGGAGAATAGTAACCGGCACCCATCATTTGCCCCAGCCGTTGCCCCACAAGTCCACATGCAAGCGTGGGCTATAGTTAAATCCACGTTCACAGCAGATGTTGGCAATGTTTAACTTGTTTGATTCATATGGATCAACAACACCGCCTTGTGGCATTAGATAGACTAGCCCTGTAAATCCTGCCGCACGATACTGATCTACAGCTTGCACCGCTTCGTTGACGTGTTCTTCAGTTTCAACTACAAACTTAAGATACACAGGCCCAACATTTAAATCTTGGTAGCTTTTGACAATGTCAGGGCAAATAGCATCTTCGGCTTTCTCGCCAGACGCACTTAATTTAGCACTCACACTGAATGTAAACTCTGTGCCGTTAAGCAAATGTCTGTTATAAGCATAATGTTTGAAACCGTCTTGTAGTGCTTGAGTGCCGTTCGTTTCAAATGTGATGTTCTTGAGGTCGGCCATGTCAGGATGACTTAGCAATTCTTCGTAAGCACGTTGCCAGCCCAGCAAAGGCTCACCACCTGTAATAACCAAGTGTACATCATTACCGTTGTTTTGCATCCAATGGTTGTTGGGAGTCAACAACAACATGTTGGCAACTAGATCTTCTGTTGGCATGTTAGGACTTAGATGCTTGAATGCTGGATGCCAACTTGCATAACTATCGCATCCGGTTTCCACCAATGGCAAATCTGTAAACTTATCATACAAGTGAACTACTTCTGCCACCTCATCTGCACCTGTTGACTTTTCGCCTGGCTTGCACCCAAACGAACTACACGTAAAATTGCAACCATATGTTCTTAAGAACACGCTGGGTACCCCAACAAATCGACCTTCTCCTTGAAGACTATAAAATAATTCGCTGACTTTAATTTTCATTCTTTAACCTTTATTGCAACGCCCTTGTATGAATAGGCAGTTGTATTGTCCTTGCCCGTAGTTTTATCAAAATTGCTGTAGTTAGAATTCAGCTCCTGGCTGGTTAATTCAAAATAATCAATGGGTTTTCTATTAGCTTCGTCGCTGACCTTAATGGCATTATTCATCTGTTCTACTACAGTAGGTTCTCTATAATGTATTTTCATTTCCACCAATCCTCCCAAGGAAACACAACCCAGCAATCCTCCTCAGCTTTATTTAGGTCAACAGCATTGTAATTGATATTTAATTCGCTGGCGCTTGCTTCGTTATCTACCAACACAGCAACACGTACATGGTCGCCCCATAACTTAAACCAGCGGTCGGCTTCGGGCAAACAGTTATCTTGCCAATCTTGTTTGATCCAGTTTAAAGTAGCACCTGAATCGTTAATGTCGTCTACAATAAGGATCTTTTTACCATTGTAAGCATCCTCGGCCATCCACAAGTTGCTTTCGGGCTGACTGTTATCATCACGCAGGCTTACTTTGAGCGTTTCCATTGGAACTGCTAGATATTGACTAATAAGGTTAGCTGGAACCAATCCGCCACGGGTAAGACCTACTACATAATCGGGTATCCATGCATCACGTTGTAGTTGACGTAGGATTTCTTGTGTTTGACATTCAACATCTTGCCAGGAATAGTAGATTTTTTTCATGTGTTGTAAATTTTAAGAGATTGTTCTAAACCCAATAACGGTAGTTGATACTGATTCAGTCGGGTTCCGTTACCGGTGTATGAGTTTGTGTCGTGCCCAGACACTTGAATCAACTTGCTGTCTAGATGGTGTAACTGTGCATACATTTTTACGATCTCACTAAGATAATATTTTTTATTATACACTATATTTAGGTCGTTGTCATGTATTTGTTTAGCCAAAACGGCTTCGACCACAGTTAATAGGTCCTGAGCACTGATCATATCAAACAAACGGTCTTTAGAAATCAACAATGATTCGTTGAGTTGGCATTTTTTAGTAAACAATTGTAACAGGCGGGTGTTGCCTTCACTGCTATCAAAACAACCAAAGATTCGTAGATTGTAAAAATTTGGCATGGTTTGTGCAAACTTGGCTATGACGTTTTTACTACGCCCATAGCTATGATTGGGATTCCTGGTCCAAATTTCTTCCTCGGACGCTTCACAAATATCAGTGTCAATATCAAACTCTGCACCACTGCCAAAATTAATAAACTTATCGTAATATGTTTTATTGACAGCTAAATTATAAAACATCCTCAGATTATTTTCTTCGATCTTGGGATCTATAGCATACACACTTTCTCTGCCTACCACAGCACAATGTACCACAGCATCAAATTGTTGTGATTTTAAAAACTTGGTTACTGAATTTAAATCTAAAAGATTAATTTCTTTTGAAGCGGGTGCAATAACATCGTGTTTGAGATGTTGTTTAAGGTAGCCTCCAATAAATCCAGTGCCACCCGTTAATAATATTCTCATTTACCGTAATCTGGAAATTCAACTAAAATTGTACTACGGTTACTAGTGTAGGCTGATTGATATGCTGGAAGAATATCTTCTGGTTGGTATAACTCTACAATGTCAATATTTTTACACATTAATCTAAATGCGTCTGCAAAATTGCCTTTGTGTTGATCTTGAGGGTCAACGGGATTTTCACTGCCCTTGGCCACACGAATAATGACTTTGGGTCTACAACGTCCGTCACTCATTGATTCCATTTTATCAAGATGATTAACAATTTGATCTGTAGCATTTAATAAAAAATTCCATCTTGGGACAACACTAACAGGCACCATGCCATTGATTGCCATTCCTGTGCTTACACCAATTTGAAAGTTCTCTGCTACAGGAAATTCCATTTTTTTATCATCAGACACTTCTGTAATGCTTTCATAACAGCCGGTACCAGCATAGCAAACAGCTTGACCGAGGATCATAACACGATCTTGTGCACCGATCCAATTCATTGCCGCTTTGAGTTGTTGATTATACAGTTGTGTGGTCATTAAAATTGCACCCTTATTCCGGCGCCAGCATGTGGATATTTTGTATTTTTATATTTGTAATAGATTAAATGTTTATCTTCATACCAAACTTTGTTTTGTACAGGAAGATACCACTTATCAGGGCCCCACATTTCGTGCGTAGGAGTCAATACGCTTAGTTCATTGTCTTCAACAATAAATGTAATTGGTAAGTCTTGTGCTCGAGAATATTTGTAGGCTTCGGCCCAGGCACCTGTTTCGGCACTCATATCTCCGGACCAACACCATACATGTTCATCTGTGTCACGAAGTTTTGCAGCAAGTGCCAGTCCTGTGGCAATGCTCGGAATGCCTCCTACAATACTTGAACATATAAATTTGTATTCTGGAAGATTCATAACCATGCTTTTACCAGCCATGATGCGTTCTTTAATTACTTCAGGTGGAATACCTTTTAACAGTGCTTGATAATGATTACGCCAGGTACAACAGATCCAATCTTTCTTGACGTCAATGTGTTCAAACACTTGCATGATCTGATCTTCACTGCCAGCATATAGATGTATAGGAGCACGAATTTCTCCACGATTAAATGTTTCACCTATATCTGTTTCAAAGTCAATTAGATCTTGTTTGTTCATAGATATAAACTCATAAATCCATCAACCTTCTCTCCGATGTAGGCAATCTGTTCAGGCGTGATAACTGGGCTACAGCCATGGAAGTAAGTGTTCTTCATTGTAAATGTGGCCACTGGATAGTTGTCACGTGCATCTTCAGGATTCATTAAATGACTATATGCAGGTTGCAACATGATATTACCAGCAAAGTACGGGCGTGTCTGTATCAAGTTCTCTTCAAGATAGTCAACAATGTCCATTCGGGAGAACGGAGCATCCGCACGTATGGTCAATGGAAACGCAAACCAACTAACATCGGCTTTGTCTCTAGCACGTGGCAAGTGGAAAAACTCTTCGTACTTTTCGTAGATAGCAAACAATAGATTGTAATTGCGTTGGCGCAAAGCATGTATTTCTGGCAATTTTTTAAGTTGCTCAAGTCCCATGGCCGCTTGTAGTTCGATGGGTTTTAAGTTATACCCAATTTCGTCATACACATACTTGTGATCAAAAATCTGATCTGGCATTTCGGGAATCCACTCATTGAATCGCTTGCCACAAGTACCACATTTTAACTTGTTGGCCTCGGGCCCCACACAATAACAGCCACGTCCCCATTCACGTAGACTACGCACAATGATTTCTTGCTGTGGATCATTCATGGCTACAAAACCACCTTCACCCATGGTCATGTGGTGTGCTGGATAAAAACTGCAACTGGCCATTAGACCAAAACTGCCCAATGGCTTTCCATCATAATTAGTACCCAGCCCGTCACAACAATCTTCTAATAAGATTAAATTGTGTCGATTGACCAGTTCCATTATTTTGTCCATGTTAGGTGGGTTACCCAACACATGTGCAAAGGTAATAATTTTAATGTCAGGATCGTTAGCCAATATCTGTTCTGCCTGATCCAGATCAATGTTTAAAGTATCAATTTCAATATCGCAGAACACTGGCACAAATCCATTTTGTAAGGTTGGATTAAGTGTGGTTGGAAATCCTGCAATGGGCATCAATACTTTAGTGCCTGATGGAAAGTTATAGCCACGCTTGGACTTCATTGCTGTCATCATCAGCAGGTTAGCACTACTACCTGAGTTAGTTAGCACTCCGCGAGTCTTGCCAAATTCTTTGGGGAATTTTTGTTCAAAACGCAGGCTCTTGTTGCCCATAACTAGCCAGCCATTCAGCAAGGCTTCTGCAGCCGCCACATACTCGTCCGAGTCAAAATGCGGACCTGCGTAGTTGACAAAGTCCTTACCGGCTACCCAGGTCTTGTCTGCGTGTTTAGTGTCAATGTATTTTTTAATGTCTTCCAATATTTGTTTCATATTTTAATTCCAAGGTGGTTAGATAGTTGTTTCATAATTTCAATTACTGCCTGGCTGCCTCGGCTGCCATGAAAATGTAGTATGTGTGCGGAATTGATGCTTATACCATTCCATTGATCATGTTGCCTTAAAACACTAGCATCTAAACTGCGAAACTTTATAGCCTGATAAGCCATTTCTGGATGTAGTCTGTCCGATTCTGGAATGTCTTGGCTCCAAAACATGGCATTGTGTCTTAACTGATCAAAACCCCAACTGCGGTTTGGATGATTCTCTATGTTGTTCCACCATTGTTCACCAAGGTCCCAAACGTTATCGCTGGTGGTGTGTGGGTAATACATTAGGTCGTCGTTAAAATAGCGTGGAAATTCATTATGATTTTTAGGATCAGTGAAGTTAAACAATCTGTATTCTGAAAATCGATCTGAAAAAAGACTAGTAGGTTGTACCATCATAGTATCAGCACCGGCCCAAAATATATTACACGGGCCGCTGTTGCGAAGTTCCACAGTGGCTTTCCAATTGGCTAGAGCATATTCTTCATTGTTGGCCACCGGGTCAGTCCACAGTATTGTTTCAAATGGTTCCTGAACAAAGTGTTGAAAACTAGCTAAACTTATTTGATACATTTCTGAATAATCAGAATATAAATTAGCACTGGCTTGATCCATCCAATTATCAGTTACCGGTCTAACTGCACCTATAAGATAGTTTTTTACCATACAAAATTATTCCGATAGTATTCAACTACATTTGCCAGTTCCTGATCAAACTGAGCCTGTGGTTGCCATCCTAATAGTTTTAATTTGTTATCATTAATGGCATAGCGTACATCCTGACCTTGCCTTGCACTAGGAATAGTAAATGATTCCCAGTCGCTGTTATGGTCGACACCGTAATACAATTTTAATATTTTTTTAATTACTTCACAGTTGGGCAACTCAGTGTTACCACTAATGTTGAATATTTCGTTTTTACAACCTGAATCAATGATAGTCAGCACTGCTGCGGCTGTATCGCCGGCGTGTAGCCAAGTGCGTATAGGGTTACCTCGGTTGTGTAAGTCGATTGGCTTGCCTAGCTCAAGATATTTAATACTTTTGGGTATGAGTTTTTCTACGTACTGTCCGATTCCGTAATTGTTGGTTGGACGAATTATGACGTACTTGATACCATAGGTTCTAGCCCAGGCCAGTATCAGCATATCGGCTGCCGCTTTTGAGGCCGAATACGGATTACTGGGTTTGAGTAAATCCGTTTCGGTATGAGTTCCGGCTTCAATATCTCCGTAGACTTCGTCGGTGCTAAAATGTAAAAATATTGGAGCCTTGTACAAAGGTTGTTGTTTGATCAACTCTAATAAATGATGTACACCGTTGATGTTGCTACGAATAAACACGTCAGAACTCATGATTGAATTATCCACGTGTGTTTCTGCAGCGGTGTTGATTACATAGTCGCAATCGACCAACCGATCAATGTCATTGATGTCTGAGTTAATAAATTTGAAATTGGGATTTTTATTAAATTGTTCTAAAAAATTCCAATTACTGGCGTAAGTACCTTTGTCTATGCCAAGCACATACCATCCACGTTCTAAACATTGTTGGGTAACATGAACTCCTATAAATCCTAAACATCCAGTTACATATACAATTTTTTTCACAGTCGTCGAGCTTTAACTAATAGGTGCCAACCAAGATATTCTTTGACTGCTTCGCGCATGGCCTCGGGCATGGCTTCGAACCATGGCTCCAATTCGTAACGACCTTGCTTGTATGCGTCCACATTGTACATGAAACAATGATCTTGCCGTAGTCTTTCTAGTTGAAATTTTGACCCTAGCAAGTCAGTGATGTCATCCTTGGTATAACTTTTAGCATAGGGACAACCGGCTTGTGCTTCAAACTGATCTAGCCCTTTGTTAATCATGGCCTGTTTCCAGGAATTTTTAGCATAGACCATAAAACGGAATTCACCACCGGGCTTGAGAATATTGTACACATTATCAATAATACGATCTATGGCTGGAAAATGATGTATCACTCCGTAACTATACACCAAGTCCATCTTGGGTAATGTGCTGTATGATTCGATATCACTAGAGTCACCACATACAAATGTACCTTCGAGTTCTTCAACTTTGAATCTTTGTTGTGCTAATTTAACACTTTCATCTGAATAGTCTATACCATAGTAATCCGCGCCATTGCGAGCAAACTCAGCTGCATCTGATCCAATGCCAGGCCCAATTTCTAATACTTGTCGACCTTGCCAAAGATAAAAGCCAGCAAATTCTGGAATATGTGGCTCAACGCGATATCGACGAGCAGATACGTCTTGAAAAAATTCTAAACTTCCCGGGGCATTTTTACTGTGGCGAACATTGCAAGGTTGGTTGTTCCAGTAATCTCGAATACGTTGTTCTAGAGATTTTGTCATGCTTTTAACCTGCCATCTCGACCGATACTAAATTGGCGCATTTGATCGTTTACATCATTAATGCGTAATTTTTCCCAAGGGTCTTGTTTATTTTGCTTGATGTTTTCCCACCAATCAGTATCTAGACCTTTGGATTTCATGTAGGCAGTTAATGTGTCGCAGTCTTTTGCCCTTTTAGCAGCCCATGTGTAATGATGAAAGTCATGTGGACTGCTAGGATTGCCTTCAAGCATGGGTCTATTTTTATAAGTTTGATCTAGATTATTTCCAGTAAGATCAGCACGGTCATGTTTGACCTGTACCGGTATACGTTGCATGATATCTATACAATAGGCAACTTGGCTGATCCAGCCGTCTGATATTTGGTGTGGACTGAGATGCCCTAACACAGTCAGCCAATCGCACGGCACTATAGGAAAAATGCTGTAAGGATGATCGTTGTGGGTCCTAAATGCTAAAATTTTAAACTCTCCAGTGTAGCTAGCAATCTCACGATCCCAATCTTGAGTTTCCATCAAAGCATCATCATTCCAAAAGACCAACCAGTCTGCAGATGAATTTTTTGCTAGGGTGTTAACGTATTCGTTAAGACGTATATACCCCATAGGTTCAAATGTCATAGCAGTGTAATTAACACGATGCTGATCTAGCCACGGTTGTAGTTCTGATTGAAAATATTCAACGCCTACGGCATCGTCATTATCAAATCCTAGCATAATTTGTATACTGTCAACATCTTCTGCTAAAGTGACTAGGCTCTGGATACTACGAGATAATGCTGCTGTGCGACCTCGTGTGGGTAATAATATGGCTATTCGGTATTCGTTTGTCATTGTAGAAATATTTATATGCGTACTTTATTGCGTGTATAAAAGTTAACCTTCATATATGGCACTATTGGCACCGTGTTCTGCACATTCTACCCTAACGCAATAGCAACGATTATTAGTTTTTTCTCTAATCAGGGCATCAGCAAAGTTGAAAGCATGTTCGGCAAACTTCTCTGCACCCACACCATCAAAGATACGTATCTCTGCCAGGTCCAATGCCGCCAGTTCTTGGAACTTGGCCAAGTGTGGATCTTGTTGATCCAGAGCCAGCTTGTGATCAAAACTATCTTCTAACCAGGCCTTGAGCGGTTTGAGTCCGCCAAAGTCTACCGCCCAGTTTTTGTCGTCTAATGTGTCACAGCCAAATGTAAATGTAAACGCTAGACTGTAACCATGCAACAAATGACAGTGGCTATGATCAGCATTGGGTTGACGGAATACCGCACTCAGTCCAATGTTGTGTCCGTAATGTTTTGTTGAATAATATTTTGCCATTGTATTCTCCTATGTTAGATTATAGCATAGATGGCAGAGTTTATAAACCGGGATGACACCGAAAGGCCGGTAATGAATATTATTTTTTCTTTTTGGCGACTACAGAATTTTCTGGTGTTGTTTTTCTAGCTGACTTGGTTTGAGTGACATCACCTGTGTTGATTAACTGTTGCACAGTATCAAGTGCTTCGGTTGTAGCAAACATCTGCCATAGTCGATCACCAGTAGCTTCTATTGATGAAAATTCAAGTGTAATAGCTTGATCGTTTTTTAATTGTAATACAAATGTGCGTTTTTGGCTCATAATATCTCTTTCTTAATAAAATTATTTATTTTTGTTCAGCAGGCGATTGAGGTTTTGTCGGAGGCATAACTTGATCTATTGCTGGATTGAGATAGGGTTCAACCACGGTTTTTTGAGCAGTGCCCCAACCGATTGCACTAAAAAATCCAATAACTATCCATGTTCCAATAAGTTCAATGATCATTTTTGATAGTTACCTTTGCCGGGTATAGTATTGCGTACTCCGCCCACAGGATCTTCTACATCGCCTGTTCTGCGTGGAATAAGATGAACATGTGGATACATTACAGTTTGTCCGGCTGCTACACCTGAATTAAATCCAATGTTAAATCCGTTACACTCGCCCGACTTGATCATTTGATTGCCGTCAGATAGGGCTTCTTCCATGGCCTGCACAATCCAGTTGGGATGATCATTCTTGGGCACATATAATCTATGTCCTGGAGTACACGGATACTTGTCCAAATATACTGCAACCAGCGGACGGTCTTTTATCTGATTGTTCCAAGGTGCTATACCTGCCTGCTGTGCTTCTAGTAATGTTGTCATAGGTGATTTTTACAAAAAATTTTAAGCTCTTTGCCCACGCAACCAATCATTTACACGCTGTTCAGCTTCGTCCTGGCTGATTGCCGGCACTGTAATTTCTACCTGTTCACCCATAACATGATTAAGCGTATAAGGGATTGGTGTACCGCAAAACACAATATCTTCCATGTCGCGGAATACAGCAAATTCTTGTAAATTTTTTGCCCGTTCAATAGCCTCTGCGGCCAATATGCTTACATTATTCATTGTGTTTCTCCTTTATGATACAAAAACTTCTTCTTCTAAATAGCGTCTTAGTTCTTTGTCGGTAGGCTCTACGGCATAATTGTTCTTGAAAAATATTTCATAGCTGTCTGAACCGTACTTGCCAATACCATATAATTCGGTGGCATCATCACAGTTCCAAGTCACAAAGTCCTCTGTCATCTTGCGTAGTCTTTTATAACGTACATTGACCATGCCCAGAGGCCAAATCACATCTTTTACTTCTTGTTCGGTGGCTTTCAGTAACTCAAGCGGATGCGACCAGCGATCCATGAATACAGGAAATACGGTTTTTACAGGCTTACGCCCGGTCTGATTCAGCATGATCACAGCCACCATGTGTTGCCAAGCACCACGGAGATTGTCTAATCCTGCCGGCAACTGCTGTTGCACCATGAGATCATCTTTCAAGGGCTGGATCATCTTGGTGCAAAGTCCTGTTGTAGTTTGATATTGTCCATGAACTCTTTCTTTGTTCCCGGGTCTGCGTTGAAAGCTCCTTTTAATACTGTGGTCTGTGTTAGGCTTGAGTGTGCCATAATGCCACGATTCTCACAACAACCATGTGTGGCTTGGATATACACACCTACATTTTCACTTTCGGTCGCTCGCATTATTTCTCTTGCG